CTCCGGCGTCCGTGTCGGTTACTCGGACGGCAGCTATGACGGCAACCCGTTCGCCGATGGCGCGACCGACGGTACCAATCTGATCTACGGCACTCGCGAGTATGGTACGCAGTTCCAGCTTCCTTACCAGCCGACCCTGATGCTCAACGTTCGGGGGCTGGCGTATCAGGGAGCAACCAACACCGGCGTGCCGACCGGTTTGAGGCAACTTCGCCTCTATACCGGGGCAGTCGGTTCGATGGTGCTTCAGGGCACAACAGTTGCTCTGCCCTACAGCGGCAGCTTGGCTTCGACTACTTGCAGCGAGTTTGCCTCGCCGGTCCAGATTCCCGGTAACTCGCTGGCGACGATTTCAATGGGCGACTCGGCAGGCAATACCGATACCAGCTCCAACTGCTTCCGCACCGCCTACGCGACCTGGGACACCGACACGAACTCAGTCGGTCTGATGCCCTATGGCAGCTCTACCAAGGCCGTCTACTTCAACGCCACCAGCTGGAGCACGCTCTCGTCCTCGAACATCCCGCCCTTCTGCATGTGGCTGGACACCGTCAACGCTGCCGGGCCATTTACCATCAAGACTCGACCGCCGGCACCGTCGGGGATGCTGCTCGACCCGGACCTGACGCCGAAGTGGAGAAAGGAGCGAAAGGGTGCTGCGTAAGAACGTCGCTGGCCAGGGCGTCTACCTCTTCGCTTGGGATTCTCTCAACTCGATCCCTAAGACAGGCGACGCTGCTAACATCACCGGCAGCTACTCGCTCGACGGGGTCGACCATACCGGCTTCTCCACCGCCAACCCAACCGAGATGGGCGGAGGAGTCTACTGGCAGCCGCTGGCCCAGGGAGAGACTAACGCCAACGAAGCAGCCTACCGCTGGGCCTCGACCACGGCGAACGTCCAGGTCAACCCGGTGTTCAAGGACACCGACAACGGCGGCCTCAACGCCAACGTCTCGGCCATCAATTCGGTCTCAACGAGCGGCGTTACTGCCGTCGGCCCCAACATCGGCACTGCTCAGCCGGTAAACTTCAGCGGCACAGGTGCTTCGGCCTATGTGCAAGTCGATGTCGAACAGTGGCGAGGCGGGCAGCCGTCAGTCTTGTCGTCCGGCAACGTGAACTGCAACATCGTCCAGTACGTGGGCTCCGCCTGTCCGGGCAACGTCGCCAATCCCGGCGTGGCCATCACTGACGTTCGCTTCTGGCAGTCGGGCAATGTTCTGTCTCTCGCCTCCGGGGGCTATGTCCAGGTCGATGTCGAGCAGATCAAGACGCACACGGCTGCCGACGATGGGGCCGGGCACCTCGATGTGCGACTGGCCAACGCGGTCGCTCACGGCGGCACTCCCGGCTCTTCCACGGCGACTATGGCACTGAGCCTACTCAACATAACCTCCTCCAATCCCACGGCCTCAGCTGTGCAGATCCAGGCCGGCAACGGCACCGCTTCCTGCGTCGCGATCTCAGTATTGGTCAGCGGCGGTGCAGGAACCAACTCCAACGCACTTGCTCTGGCGAGCACCAACGGTTATGCGGTGACTATGAGCGGCAGCGGGACCTTCGGCGGCGGGCTGTTCCTGCAGGGTGGGACCGGCAGTCAGCCGACGCTCTTCATATCCGGCAGTTCAGCCGGCCCAGCCATCGAGATCGACGGCCCATCGGTCACTCCAGGGCCGGCGATCATCGTCGACACGACTCTCGCCAACGCCGGAGTCGCCGGCGGTCCCGGCATTCTGATTACCACTGGTGCCGGCGACGGGGTCAAGATCGTCTCGGTCGGTGGTCATGACATCAACCTGGCCGGTGACGGAGCGATCTGGGACTCGGTCCACGGCACCTCGGTCCGCAGCACGCTCAACGGCTACGTAACCAATTCCGTCATGGTCGCCAGTAAGGACCTGATCAGGGCCTTGGTATATATCGGAGCGACCACGGCAGGTGCTCTGCCTTCAGGGGCGGGGTCGGGACAGGAGAACTACAAGGACTTCAGTGGAGCCGCTGCAGTCGATGCCACCATCGACCAGAACGGCAATCGCACCGCGATTGTCTATCACTGAGAGGACATATGGCCAAGGCGATGTTCAAGGGTGGGCTATTCAAGGGAGCCGAATATAAGCCCGGCTTCTGGCAGGGCGGCGGCGTCTCCGGCAAGGCCATCCAGCCTGACATTACCTTCTTCGCTTCCGACCGGCCGACCGGGTTCATCGCCAAGGACCGGACAGTGGTCTTCACCGTGGCGGACCGGGACTTGACGCTGAGGAGCAAATAGAGCGATGACAGCAGTCTGCAACCAACCGGAGACCTCGGCCCTCAAGACGCAGATGTCGCCGGTGACGGCTCCGGTCGTCCGTCGCGAGGTGCTCAACGTCGCCATTGACTTCTCCTGTCGGCGGGAGATCCGTCAGTTCGGCCAGACCTTGACCGGCACGCCGACTGTGGACGTGCTCGATGGCTCCGGCAATCCGTCGACCGACTTCACCATCGCCAACATCCAGATCGACTCGACCAAGACCCAGGTGCTCTTCACCATGACCAACGTCGGGGCAGTGCCGCTCAACACTTACCTCTTCGTCATCAGCTGCGGCATCACTGCAGCACCGCCGTTCTCGTCGACCGAGAACCTGGTCGAGGGGCTGACGGTCGAGGTGGAAGTGCCAGCGGGTGGCTTGTCCGTGGGATGCAAGTGAGAAAGAAAGGATGCAGGATCATGCCGACCAGGATCGACCTCTTGGAGAGAGTGCTGGAGATCCGTCAGGATCAGTACACGCGGGCCAACGAGAAGTATCACGCCTCAGCCGGCCACTCGGCTACCGCGGCTTCACCGGACGCCCTGGTCGAGTTGGAAGAGGCCGAGATCGCCTACATCCAGGCTCAGCTGGCCCTGGCCGAGGCCACGAAGGAGAGGAAGTGAGAGATGGCGGGACCACTGACTCACTCACCGGCCGAGATCACTCAGGTACTCCTGCAGGAGAAGTTCCCGCAGCTGGCCATCTTCTCGACCAACGAACCGGATGCCGGCGGCATGGAGTTCGGTGGGCAGGTGATCGGCGACTTGACCATCACCGTCTATGACACCGACGGCAAGGGAGATGGGAGAGCGATGGTCGATGGTACTCTCTTCAACCACTGGGGTCTCCAGATCCGGGTCCGCTCCTCCGAGCACCGCGATGGCTGGGTTCAGGCCAACACGATCCGCAACTTCCTGGCCGAGGGGGTGCAGCAGGCCGTCGTGGTTATGCCCGACGACTCTTCGATGTACCTGATCTGGTGCTACGCCAACATCGGCCAGGTGCTGCCGCTAGGCAAGCAGACGCCGCAGTCGAAGCGCTCGATCTTCACGATCAATTGCACGGCGGCGATCCGGGAGCTGCTGCCCGTGGAGGTGCCGTGATGAGTGAGACTTTCTACCACGATGTCCTGGAATGGTCCCCTGACGATGCCTCCTTCGAGTTCGTGCCTGGCATGAGAGCAAAGGTCTTCGACAAGAACGGAATAGAGTGCTCAGAAGCGTTCTGCCGAATCAACTTGGTGACTGGTGAGTGTTTGAAGCACGCAGTCGATGCGGACGGAGAACTCCTGGTTGATGTGTTCTCCGACCCGCCAGTCACGAAGAAGGAAGTCGTCAACCTCGCTCCGCCCTTGCGAGTCGTGGACAGCGACGGCAACGTGTTCCTGCCCGAAGCAGCAAAGACAGATCGACCGAGCTGAGCAAGCTCACGCAGAACAACTTGACTGAGGTGAGTAGCCTCAAACGCAGGACAACTTAGTGGTTTCGACAACTTGTGATCTCCCTTGGCGGAAAGGTTCAATTCACATGGCTGCTCCAGTTCCTTCCACTCGTGTGAAGCCCTCCGGCTTCTACCTCGAAGACGGCTATCGCACGCTGATCACTCTGTCACTCGACACGTCTATCCAGCTCTGGGAGAAGACGGTCAAGCCTCCGGGCATTGACGGCGGCGATCCGATCCCCATCACGACCATGCACAACGACACGTGGCGGACGTTCGCACCCAAGAAGCTGAAGACGCTCACCGAGGTCTCCGGCAAGTGCGGCTACGACACCGCTGTCTATCCCGGCCTGGTGTCGATGATCAACATCCCGTGCACGATCACCATCACCTTCCCGACCCACGCTCAGCTCGCCTTCTACGGCTACCTGCAGAAGGTCGAAGTCGATGAGCACCAGGAAGGCATCATGCCGGAGATGACCTACACCATCGGGATCACTAACTTCGACTACGTCAACTTCGTTGAGGCCGGTCCGACCTACGTCGCTTCTCCGGGCACCCCATAGTCCACATGCTCCTTCTGCCTTTGAAGGAGGTGGACTGCCGTGACCTGGGACGAACTCGTCGACCGCGTTGTCGCCCTCGAAGCGCGTGTTGCCATGCTGGAGCTGCGTAACACCGTGCTGGAGAGAGACTCTGTCGCCAGGGCCGCTCGCGAGAAGGGCCTCAGCGGCGATCCCGACGCCTCCCCGTCGGTGGAGCAAAAGAAGAAGCGCAAGACCATGTGGGATTGATCCGAGTACTAGAAAGGTGAAGTGTGAAATATGTCAGACCTCAACTTCGAGTCGCTGGCTCTCCTGGAAGAGCCGGTCAAGATCGCTGGCGATGACTACGTGCTGGTCGAGGCATCGGAAGACGCCATCGCCAAGTACCGTGATGCCATTCGCCTCTCGAACTACGTCGAGTTCAATGAGGACGGCAAGGCAATAAGATCCTTGTCCAACCCGAAAGCCCAAGGACCGGCCTCGCAGGAGTCATTGCTCCTGTCGATGTGCCTCTTCCACGAGGCCAAGCCGGCCGTCAATGGCAAGGATGCGACGCCCCGAGTGCCCGTCTCGCTCGTGGCCATCAAGAAGTGGCCCCGGCGTGTCACCGCCGTCATCTTCGATGCCTGCGAGCGGATGAACAAGCTCGGTGACTACGCCCCGAAGACCCCGGACCAGGAGAGGGGGGAACTGGGCCAATCAAAAAACTCACCGACCGCCACTCCCTGACCTTCCGGCTGTCCCAGGAGGCCGGCTTCTCGATCCTTCCGTGGGAATTGGCGAAGCGGGCCTCCCCCCGGCAGCTCAGGGCGATGGCGGTGTGGTTGGGAGTCATCAAGGTGAAGCGGCCGATGCGGATGCACGTCCAGGTCGAGGACTCTTTCGCCAAGGCGAAGTGGATGGCCGCGGCCGGGATGAGCTGGCAGCAAGTCAAGGAAGCGATGGAAGCGGATCGGAGAGCGCTGGAGAAGAAGGAGGTAGAAGTGGAGGTGGCTCATGGCGGCTGAAACTGAACTCGAACGGATGCTGATCCGCATCGTCGGCGACGGCTCGCAGTACGTCAACGAGCTGAACAGGACGACGAAGGCAACCGAGAGAGCCGGGGAGCACATCAGCAAGCATGGTGGCAGGAAGCCGGCAGCGGAGATGCACAAGCTCCACCTTGGCATGAGGGAATCCCGCCATGCCATCCACCTGCTCGGAGCCGCCACTGGTCTTGAAGGGATCTCCCGTCCGGCGATGATGGGTGTGCACGCTTTCCACCTTCTGTCCCATTCCATCGGAGCCGCAACTGCGTCACTGGGTCTTATGGGAACGGCCTTCGCTGCTACTGGCATCGGTGCCGCCGTTATCGGCGTCGCCGGGTTGGTGCATATGTGGCACAAGCTGCATGAGGAGCAGAAGGCTGCGGCGGAAGGCGCGACCAAGGCGTTTCACGCGATGACCAAGGGTGAGACATCCGCCGCCGGGGCGCTCGCTGAAGTGGACGTAGAGGAATTGGGAAAGGACTTCGATAAGCTCGTGCAGAAGTGGGAGGCTCCGGGGCTCTTCTGGGACCCCTTCTCCAAAGGGCTCGATGTCATCGGGACCAAACTCAGACACCCTACCTTATCTCGCAACGAGATACTCGGAGCGGCGTTCCGTGCCGACATGCAGAAGTCAATAGATAAGATATTCGCCGCTCAGCAGATGCTGGAGAAGCTCAAGAGTCCGAAGTACGCACCGATAGCCCTGGCGCTGGGTCAGGCAGAGCTGACGAAGGAGACCGAGAAGGCAACGGAGCAAGTGAAGATGCAGGTCGATACGTTCGACATGGGCGAGGCTGAGGCAAAGAAGTACGCCGAAATCCTGAAGTTGATGAAGACCACCGGGATGGGTGGACGGGAAGCGATGGAGACGGTCGACGAGCAGATGAAGGGTTACGAGATACACACGGAGACCCTCCGGCGGCAGAAGGCAGCCCAGGACGCCGCCAATATGCGTGCCGAGACGAGGACTCTCGGTCTCAAGGGCACTGAGCTGAATATTCAGAAGAAGGTTAACGAATACGTCAAGCAACACAAGGGCATGACCGAGGACCAGGCCAGGGATGAGTTGGAGCAGACCGGAGTTCTTGCTGCCATCCGGGACAAGGACGCCGAGACGCTGGCCAATCAGTACGCCGACAAGGCCGCAGCCATGAATGACGAGACGGCCCTCATTGGCATGCGGGGAGTCTCTGCCGACATCCTGAAGGAGCAGCTGAAGTTGATGCGAGAGCAGGGTCTCTCCCTGGACGAAGCCGTCGCAGCCACGGAGGACTTGAGAGAGGCGATGGAGGAAGCCGCCGCTGTTAAGATCACCGAGAATCTGCAAGATGACATTCGCAAGACCGGCGTCGAGATGTCGAAGATTGGCCAGTCGGATTGGAACAAGGCAGTCATCGACAAGACCGAAGAGATCCGCAACAAGTTCGGTGAAGCGGCTCTGGCTTCCAAGTCCTTCCAGATCCAGCTGGACACGCTCCGTGACGTCAAGATGGGTGAGGCCGCCGCTCAGCTCTTCGAGAAGGTCAAGACTCCAATCGAGAAGTACTCGGACAAGATCGGTGAGCTGAACCAGCTGCAGAAGGCTGGCAAGATCTCTCAGGATACTTACAACCGCTCGATCCAGATGTACCGCAAGGAGATATTCGGAGCGACCGACCAGCTGACCAAGTTCGACGCTGCCCAGTCCGGATCGGCCGACGCCCTCTCTCGCATCCAGGAGCAGTACGACAAGCTCCACGACAATCCGCTCGACTTCGCCACGACCGGCGTCAAGGGAGAGGGTGGCACCACCGGAGTTACTTTCTCCGCCTCTCCGGTGGGAAGGGCTGATGCCGCCAGTGCCGTCGAGGAGTCGAACACGATCCTGAAGAACATCAACGAGGCAATCCAGGCCATCCGCCAGAAGGGGTCGATGGGTAGCAATGAGATGAGGATGCGAGCCGCCGGGATAGGAGGGACGTACTGATGGCGCTGATCCTGTCGAACGGCCAGAAGATCGCCACGATGAACCGGGACGAGGACGGCCACCGCGAGTACAAGATCAAGTACCAGGTCTTCTCGACAACCGGCACCGACCTGCCGGCGGCGGTCCTCCAGACTCCCGGCTTGCCGCTGCCCTATTCCTTCTGGCTGCTCGACTCTGACGTTGACGTCTTCGCCTGGTGCAAGTGGGACGCCGAGGTGGTTCCCGGCCCCGGACAGGTCGAAGGAGAGCCGATCAATCTCTGGAACGTTGATCTGACCTTCACCACCAAGCCACCGAAGGGGTACTGCCGCACCATTCAGGTCGAAGACCCGCTCCTGGAGCCGATCAAGATATCCGGTTCCTTCGTCAAGTACACCGAGCAGGTGTCCAGGGATCGCTTCGGTCTACCTATCGTCACCTCGTCCTACGAGCAGATACGCGGTCCGCAGGTCGAGTTCGACAAGAACCGGGCCAACGTCAAGTTCGAGTACAACGTCCCATCGCTTAACTTCGCCCTGGTTGCCTCTCTCGTCGATCACCTCAACGGCCAGGAGTTGTGGGGTCTGCCGCCGAGGACCATCAAGCTCTCGCAATGGGACTGGGAGCGGCAGTACTGGGGCCAATGCAGCGTCTATTACAAGTGGACCCTGCATTTCGACATCCGCTTCGACACCTTCGACCGCAACGTCCTCGACGAGGGAACTAAGGTCCTCAACGGCCACTGGGGCACCGATGGCCGCTGGAAGCTCGATAACATCAATGGTCAGCCACCCAATCCGCTCAATCCGCAGCACTTCAAGCGATTCCAAGATCGAGCCGGCAACACCAGCCGGGTCATCCTCAACGGAGCGGGTCTTCCTTCCGGCGTCGAGGTCGGCACCGGCTCGGTCAATCCCGGCTACGGAGCAACGGCTGTTGCGATCATGGACCAGACCGGCGGGACGGTCGAGTTCGTGTCCGTGACCAATCCCGGCCAGGGCTACACCGCCCCGCCGACGGTCAACTTCATCGGCGAGTTCCAGTCGGGGGCGGGTACGCCGGCCTCGGCCGTTGCCGTCATCCAGAACGGCAAGGTCACCGATATCAATTTGATCAGCGGCGGCAGCCTCTACCTCCTGCCACCCAAGGTCACCCTGACGACGGCCGGAGCTGCGGCTGGAGGACCGCCGGGCAACATCAACATCCAGTATTACCCCGAAGACACCGACGTGGACCCGCTAGGCTTCCTGGTCCTGGGCCTGCCGGCGAACTTCTGACGCCAAAGAGAGGGGAGGAACGAATAAACGATGTCCCAAGAAATCCGCATTCAGGCGACCCTCCAGGTCACCAACCCACCGGTTCAGTATTACTCTCAGCCAGGGGTCAGCATCGCCAACCAAGTCGGAGTCGGTGGGCCGGCTCCCGGCACGGTCCTGGCTGGCGTCGGCGGCATCAATATCAACTTCGGACCCCTGACCACGCCGGCCTGCTGCCGCATCCAGAATTACGATACTGTCAACTTCATCACTTACGGGGTCTTCGACGCCGAGTCCAATGAGTTCTATCCACTCGGTGAAGCTCTGCCCGGAGAGTCCTATGTCATCCGCTTATCGCGGCATATGAAGACGGTCTACCCACCGACCGGCACCGGCTCACCGGGAGCACCGTTGTCGTTCCACATTCGCGCCGACCGGGCGCCGTGCCTGGTCCAGGTCGACGCCTTCCAGGCTTGATGAAGAGAGAGAGAGAGAGAGAGAGAGAGAGAGAGAGAGAGAGAGAGAGAGAGAGAGAGAGAGAAAGGAGAGACCCTCGATGTCAGACGAATTTCCCAGTTCCGGTTCCGTCGGCCCATTCCTGCGGATTCCAGCAGCGTTCATCACACCATCGCCGGCCAGCGCCATCGCTTCATCTATCATCACCGCCAGCGACGGCAACGTGCAGCAAGCGACCGACCTGCGGCAGCAGATCTCGGTCCCGACCGGCGGGAGGATCATCGTCGTCGAGACCATCTACTTCAGACCGGCGGCGGCGGACGGTGCCGGGTTGTCGGCGGTCGACGCACGCTTCCTCCGCAAGCTGAAGACCGACGAGCAGCCATTCATCCGCCACACCAACGTCGGCGATCAATGGGTCAAGTTCGACTGCGGCTGGGTCGAGAAGCCGTCGATGATTGTCGTCGAGAACCGCGAGGGGATCTGGGTGCAGGTCAATCCGACCCAGGAGGAGCGTTCCGAGGTGAAGAAGCGGATTGTTGAGGTCTGCTTTGCCCCGCGGGCGAAGGACGAAGACCGCTGCGACATCTCGATCCCTCCCGGCGAGGTGCTTCGCTTCTCGCCGACCGACGCCTCGATGCTGATGATCCGCTGCCGTCACGGTCGAGCGAAGATCGTCGTCCATGCATTCCCAGAGTGACAAAGGTAGCAAGGTAGCAAGGTCTGAGCGATGGCCGACTTCGGCAATCTCTACTTCCTGAACGAGAAGGACCGGGAGTCGATCCTCAAGATCGTCCAGTGGGTCAGCAACTTCGACAAGAACACCGTCAACCGAGCCGGCGACACCGGTATCGACGACCAGGAGATCCTGACTCCCGAAGTCTACGTCGCTCAGACCCCGTCGGGCGGCATCCCGGCGGTCGATCCATCTACCAATACCGTCACCTCGGCTCAATGCAACCTCTGGCAGATCCTCTCGGTCGACGACGATGGCTCGGGCAATCTGGTCGGCACCCTTACGGCCGTGCCCTTCGTCGCTCCCGCACCCGTCTTTAATGTCACTGGCCAGATCATCCCCGGCGGTACCTGGATACTCATCGAGCGGGATAAGTACGGCAACTGGATTGCCTCCATCGTCAGCGCGAACTGGCAGATCTTCAAGGTCACCGGCTGCCCCGATTGCAACTGCCTCTACACCGGAGACCTGGTCGACTTCGACGGCGTCACCGAGGTGGTAAATCAGGCGAACGTCAAGGGGGTCGCCGTCAACCAGAAGCTGACGGTCGGCAAGCGCTATGCCGCCAAGCAGTACTTCCTCAACACCACTCCCTCCTGCGGCACCTGCTTATACGAGTGGGACGGGACGCAGTGGAACCTCCAGGCCAACCGCTGCAACCAGAACTGCACGACTTCGACCCGTCCGCCTCCCGGTCAGCCCGATCCGCCCGGATGCAACTGCGGTTGCGTCACTCCCCTGGTCATCGGCGACGAGGTCGGGAGGATCATCGCCGAGCCGTGTCAGCCGACCACGACCACCCAGTGTCCATCCGGCAATTGCCAGTGGCAGTGGAATGGCACCTACTGGGTCCTCGTCTCGAACACCTGCTCGGGCACCTGCGGCTGCGTCCGCCCCCTCTGCGGCGGGGTCAACGTCAACGACCAGCTCCAGACTCCTTGCATCGACCCCGGCAGTGGCTGCGTCGACACCTGCGTCTGGTCCTTCAACGGGATGGTCTGGTCGCAGCTAGACGATCCCTGCAACACCCCCGCTTGCGACTGCGCTCAGCCGGCCTACGTCGGCTGCGTCGGTCAGATCGGCTTCACCAACTGCACCTCGACGACCCTGACCACGACCACCGGCACTTCCTCGACGACGACCAGCACCACGACGACCTGTGCCGGCACGACGCCGACGACCACCACGACCGGCACAACGACCTCGACCGGAACGACGACGACTTCAGTCTCGACCACGACCTCCTGCACCACCACGACGGCGGTTCCCTGCACCTCGACTACGACGACCACCAGCTGTCCCATCTACATCGGGACCGTCTGGGAGGTGGTCAACGATGAGAACGACGACGGCAATTGTCCGCCCTGCACCAGCCAGGGCACTTCGACGACCACTCAGACGACTTCGACCCCGGCGTGCGGGGTCTGCGTCTTCACCTGGAACGGGACCAACTGGACGCAGACCGACGACCTCTGCACCGAGAGCTGCGACTGCGTCTTTCCGACCACCATCGGAGTCAACGCCGGCGATCAGGCGACCCTTCCTTGCAGCGCCACCACTCCCGATCCGCACCATCCCAACCCTTGCGTCGGCACTTGTCAGTGGACCTGGAGTGCGGCTCAGTGCAAGTGGAATCGGACCCAGAATAACTGCTGCGGCAATAACTGCTCTTGCTCCGTCCCCGCTTACTGCGGCTCGACCGACGGCGAGACCACTCAGGGGTTCTGCTCGAAGACCCCGGTCACCATTCAGCCCTGCTGCTGCGGCTGCCCCTCGACGACGACCGGCACGACGACGACCACTCAGTGCCCGACCACCGGCACGGCGACTACGGCGACGACGACGACTGCCGGCGGCGGTGGCGGTGGTGGCGGTGGGGGAGGAGGCGGGGGTGGAGGCGGCGGAAGTGGTCCTCCCGGTTGCTCGGGTTGCACCTGGCTCTGCACGGTCTTCGGTTGGGAAGGGCTCAGCGGTGACTGCTCACTCTGTCAGGCTTGCCTGCCGCCACCGAACAGCCTCTGCGGTCATGCCAACTGCGGTCAAACGGCAATCACCAACTGTGCCACGACGACTTCCCTCACGACCGGGACTGGGACGACCCTGCCGCCTTCCTGCGGCGGCATCTGTCTCTGGGCCTGTACGGCCATTGGCTGGATCGGCATCTCTCCTCCAGGCGGAGGGAGTGGCTGCATCTCCGACTTCTGCGGACTCAATTGCTTCTGTGATGCTCCGACCGTTCCCTGCACCGACCCCTGTGCGGTCACCTCGACGCTCTGTTACTGTGCCACTACGACTTCTGGAACGACCGGGACGACGGGAACGACGACTTCGCACACCACGACGACCTCGACCAGCCACACGACGACGACCTCTTGCGTCTGCACGACTTCATCGACTACCGGCTGCGGAGCGGCTTGCATCTGGACCTGGAACGGTTCGTCCTGGTCGATCACTCACAACACCTGCGGCTCGATCTGCCAGTGTGCCAACGTCTCTTACAACGGTCAGAGCGCTGGCGAGACGGCTCAGACTCCATGCATCGCCACGACCACGACAACCCCTTGCTCCGGTACCTGCTCATGGCAATGCCAGAACTCGACCTGGGTGCTCGTCAGCGACCCTTGCAACCACAGTCCCTGTTCCTGCCCACCGCCGAGTCAGAACCTCGACTGCAACTCGCCCTGTGCGATCGCCCACACCGACTGCGGCACGACCACCACGACCACTCAGTGTCCGACCACGACGACGGCCTCTCCCGGCTGCGGGGGCACCGGCATGGCCGGCAGCGGTTATTGCGTCTACTCCTGCGTCCCTGGCGAGACAAATTGCACTCTGACTACCAACGGCTGCCCCTGCGGTCCACCGCCGACCAGCTGCCAGTGCTGTGCTGCGACGGTCACTAATCCCTGTCTCCACTCGCCCGACGATTTTACCTACACGATAGCCTGTTCGTCCTGCCCGACCACGGCGACCACGACCACGCCCAACCCCTCGACCGGCGGCTGTCTCTGGCAGTTCCAGCCGCAGCCCGGCTCCGACTGCGTCACCGGCATCTGGGGGTCGGGATTCTGGTTGGTTATCGACAACCGCTGCACCGGGCTCAACTGCCCCTGTGCCTCCCCCGGAGGCGATCCTCCGGCCGGCGATTGCTGCCACATGCTTAAGTGGACGAGCTGCATCCCTCCATGCACGACCACCACCACGACTACCACAACCACGACAACGGCCTGTCCGGCGACCACCACGACGACCTGCACGACCACGACCGGAGCCGGCACGGGGATCTGCTGCTACGCCTGGACGCCCGGCTCTCCCGGTCAGTGGACTCAGCAGACTAATTGCTGCGTTGGCAATGCGGTCATCTGCGCCGGGCCACCGAACAGTCCGCCCGCCAACCCGGCCTGCCCGGCTCAGCAGTGCACCAACTGCGTCCAGTGCTCCGGCACGACGGTCAACTGCACCCGACCATTGCCGTGCAAGTACTGCTGGAACAATGGCTCCTGGGCGCTCATCAATGCCGACGGCGGCTGTCCGGTCCACGGAACCTTCTGCGTCGACTGCACCGGCGGTCAGACCACGCCGTCGAATGGAGGCTGCTCGGAGTGCGTCTGCTGTGGCTGCGGTTGATGATGAGCAACGGAGAGGAAGAGGGAAGAGACTTTTAACCCTTTGGCAAAGAGAAAGATGGGAGATCGAGAGATGTCCAAACCGAAGTACACCATAGGCTTCGCGACCTTCAACGACTTCGACGGGGCTTGGTTCACCATTCAGGCGCTGAGGCTCTACCATTCGGAGTGCATGGCCGACACCGAGATCCTGGTGGTCGATAACAACCCCATCCTCAACCAGGACGGTCAGCGGATCGTCAACCCGCACACTATCGCTCTGATGCAGATGTTCCCGCAGCCAGATCCCCGGCAGGGCGGAGCGATGGTCGGCGGCTATGTCCGAGGCGACGTTCACTCGGCTCGCTACATCCCCCTGGAGCAGCCCAAGGGCACCTCGGCTCCTCGCCAGAAGGTCTTCGATGAGGCCGCTGGTGATTATGTCATCTGCATCGACGGGCACATCCTCTTACCTCCAGGCTCCCTGGCCGCCATCCGCAAGTATTACGATGAGCACCCAGACACTAAGAACATGCTGACCGGTCCGCTGCTGATGGATGGTCTCAAAGTCTACAACACCCACTTCAGCCCGGTCTGGCGGAGCGAGATGTGGGGCATCTGGGGCACGGCCGAGATATGCCGGTGCGGCTTCTACCTCGACTGCATCCAGGTGCCGCCGAAGGCCCCGCCGACCGAGGCCACCGTCGGCCAGACCTCGATGGGGGTCTGCGGCTTCGGCTCCCTGACTTATCCGCAGGTCATGTACGATAGGTGTCCTGAGTGCGGCTTCGAGTTTCCCCAGAACATCGAGTGGAACGGTCACGAGCGGGTTCTCGAAGCGCTGGGCTTTCGGCGGAACCTGGAACGACCCGACTACGACCGACCCATCGAGATCCCCGGCAACGGACTGGGCTTCTTCTCCTGCCGCAAGGAGGTCTGGAAAGAGATCGGCGGCTTCAACAAGAAGTTCTCCGGCTTCGGCGGCGAGGAGCTGTACATCCACGAGAAGATCCGCCGCAATGGAGGAAAGAATCTCTGCATCCCCAACGCTCCCTGGCTCCATCGCTTCGGTCGGCCGGGAGGAGTTCCCTATCCCCTAACTCGCTGGCAGAAGGTCCGCAACTATGTCATTGGCCACGGCGAGCTGGGCCTGGATCTGCAGCCGATCTACGACCACTTCGTCGCCACCCGTTTGATGCCGGAGAACGAGTGGAAAGAGCTGGCCGACAACCCGCTCGATCCGCCGGAATGGCCCAAGTCGGTCGCGGTCAGTCCATCTGCTGGTACAGCTGCGAGTGGCGGTGGTTGCAGCGGCTGTCCGAACACGGCCTGGCGGAACTGGGACCTCGAGCAGTTCTGGCAAGTCGCCCTCCGAACCCCCAGTGATCTCAACGAGCATACTCAGGTCCTTCGCGACATGGCCGCCAACTGCAAGCATGTCACTGAGTTCGGCAAGCGACACTCGGTCAGCACGGTCGCTCTGTTGGCCGGTCAGCCGGAGACCTTCATCTCCTACAGCAACATCTTCGAGCCGACCATCGAGCGGCTGCAGGAGATCCCCGGCCGCACCCACGTCGAGTTCCGCCGCGGCGAGTCGCTGACTGCTGACATCGACGAGACCGACATGCTCTTCATCCAGACCGTCCACACCGAGGCTCACACCCTGGCCGAGCTGAAGAGACATCACTCGAAGGTCCGTCGCTGGATCGTCCTCCTCGGCACTGTCGTCTTTGGCGAGCGGGGCGAGGGAGGCCAGCCCGGCATGCTCGCTGGCGTCCGCAAGTTCGTCCGCGAGTATCCTCAGTGGTCGGTGATCAGGCACTACCACAACAACAACGGGCTCCTGATCCTCTCCAGGGATGAGGAGGACAAGAAGCCCCTCCCCGGCTGGGGCCGGATGGTCTGGAACTATGGAGTGGCCAAGGCGACTCACCTCGCCGGCGGCTCGAAGATCTGCTCACCGGAGGAGATCGAGGCACGGCTCCAGATCTGCGACCTCTGCCCCAGTCGCTCCAATGACCGCTGCACCGAGTGCGGTTGCTACCTGGCCGATTCGGTCGACCAGAGGACCATGAAGGTCGTCGAGGGCAAGTCGGCCTGGCGGGACCAGGACTGCCCACTCGGAAAGTGGCCGAAGCTGGATTAGAATGACATTATGAACGCAAAACCGACCGACCTCTATCTCGATCTGCTGAAGTGGACCCTGACCAACTCCATCTACGGCGACAAGGAATCTCCGCCGTTCGATCCGGAGAAGCGGGAGGTCGGCCTCGACTGGCCCCCATACGCGGTGACCATGATCGGTCACAAGCGGCTCGACAACATCCAGCGTTGTGCGAAGGAAGTGCTCCGCTGGAACGTGCCGGGCGACTTTGTCGAGGCCGGGGTGTGGCGGGGCGGAGCCGCCATCTTCATGACCGCGATCCTCGAAGTTTGGGGAGACGAGAGGCGGAAGGTTTGGGTCTGCGACTCCTTCAAGGGTCTGCCACCGCCGAACCCGCTTCGCTATCCGGTCGACACCGGTGACAACCATCACACGATACCTTACTTGGCCGTCTCCAGGGACGAGGTCGTCAAGAACTTCGCTCGCTTCAGCGTTCCCATCAGCCGCGTCCGCTTCGTCGAGGGCTGGTTCAAGGACACCCTCTCGAAGATCGACGCCGGCCGGTTCTCGTTGGTCCGCCTCGACGGGGACATGTACGAGAGCACGATGGACTCTCTGGTCGCTCTTTATCCCAAGCTGTCGCCGGGTGGTTTCATCATCTGCGACGACTTCTACAGCCACAAAGGACCGCACGCCGCCGTGGCTGACTACCGCAGGCAGCGCGGCATCGACGACGAGATCCACAAGGTCGATTGGTCGGCCTGTTATTGGAGAAAGTCCTGATCTTACCCTTATCCTTGGAAGGAGACTAGACATGGCAAGAGCGAGAGCACCGCGAACACCATCAATCCCACCGACTCCACCGGCCATTCCGGTCGCTCGTACTAACGGGGAAGGGAGTCCGGCATGAGCGAAGCTCTGACCGAGATCGAAGGGAAGGTGCTGGGCCACTTGAAGTCCTTGCCGCATGTCTTGGAGAGCGGGCTGGAGCCCAACGTGGAACCGCTTCCAGGAGAGAAATTTCTGCGATATCCCTGCCCGTGTGGCGGTGAACATGACGCCCTCCGTTTTCTGCAGACCGATGGGCGGCGAGCCGACATCCTCAACTGCTTCTGCTCCGGAGCCGGACGGATCAGGCAGTGGTACATCAGGAACGACATCGACCCGGCCGACGTGATCCGGAAGGAAGAGATCAAATTCTTGGCTCTGTTGGAGAAGTCGCCGAGGCTTCTCAAGAAGGCGATCAAGAAGTTCTCGAACCGCGACGCCTTCACTCACTTCATGCTCGACACTCACGGAGTGCCGAAGGAGATCAGCGAGCCTTACTGGGACGAGAGGAGGGAAGTGAAGCCGTGAGACACCGCTGCGTCATTTGCGGTTGGACGGGCGATGACGGCGAGACGTGGAAGTATCCACCAGACTGCGACTGGCCGCAGAGCATGAAGGATACTCGCTGGTGTCCGAAGTGTTCTCGTAGTTGTAAACCGGAGCCGACAGAGGAAGAGGAAGTCATTGCTTCACTGGGAGGTGGAATATGATGCCCTTCGTCTCCTGCATCTGCCCTACCTACAACCGCTGCCCCGACTACCAGTGGTTGGTCGAGGAGGCTGTCGAGTCTTTTCTCCGCCAGGACTACCCGGCTGACCGGAGAGAGCTAATCGTGCTCAGCGATGCTCCCGGTCAGGAACTGATCCCGCCTTCCGGAGTGACGGTCCAGATGAAGTGGCCGAGGGTCTCGTCGCTTGGCGAGAAGTACAACTACGGCATTGCTGTCTCTCGCGGCGACCTGATCTGTCCGTGGGAGGATGATGACATCTCGCTGCCCTGGCGGATCAGCCAGGCGGTGAAGATGATTGATGCCTCCGACAGATGGACGTGCAAGGATGGTCGGTGGGTCGTTATAAGAGGAGATGCTCCGCTCGACGATTTTGACGACTACTGGAAGCCGCCGCAGGTCATCTACTGGGAGGTGCCTCCTGCTGGCCGGGGTATCTTCTACCGACACAACATCGGCATCCGCCACCACGCCGGCATCTTCAAGAGATCGGCGTGGGAGAAGGTCGGCGGCTACCCGGCGACGTCTGGATCGCAGGACTCCATCTTCGACCGCAAGCTGATCGAGCAGTGCAAGACCAACGGCTGCCTCGATCCGAGGGATGGTAAGTATCCCTGGACCGAGCCGGAGAGAATGATGCCCTTCGCCGACTGGGCTTACATCTACCGCTGGGGCGTCCAACCTCACCACCTCTCCAGCGTCCGACCTCACGATGCCTACTACCGTGACGTCGGCAAGCTGCCGGTCAAGGCCGGCACTTACGAACTGCGTCCGCACTGGCGGCAGGACTACGTCGCCGTCACCAGAGAGGCGTTGCCAAAATGAAATGGGCTTGCGGAGTCACGAGTTGCGTCAAGCGGAAGGATAACCTGCTCCAGCAGACGCTGGCGGCGATCAAGGGGGCCGGCTTCCCCGATCCCGTCGTCTCCATCGACGGCGAGGACCACAACCCACCGCTCTACACGGTCGGCAACTGGTTCGTCACCTTCGCCGAACTGTGGTTCCGCAATCCGAACGCCGACCGCTTTGCCATGTTCCAGGACGACTTCGTCACCTATCGCAACTTGCGGGACTACCTCGAAGCAATCCCCTATCCGCATCTCGGGTACTGTAACCTCTATACCTTCCCCGACAACCAGAAGCTCTGCGACACTCAAGGCGGGCGGAGAGTCGGCTGGCACGAGTCGAACCAGCTCGGCTTCGGGGCGGTCGCCCTGGTCTTTTCGAACGAGGCAGCCCGCAAGCTGCTCTCGGCTGAGTCGATGTGGGCTAAGCCGCAGCGGACCGACGACCGAGCCAGGACCGCTCTCGACGGCGGAATCGTCACCGCCTATCAGAAGATCGGCTGGAAGGAGTATGTGCACAACCCGACCCTGGTGCAGCACGTCGGCGTCGAGACGGCCATCACCGGCATCGGCCACTCGCCTCAACCGCAGGCGATGGGTTTCCGTGGTGAGGGTTTTGACGCTCTATCGCTCCTTCGCGACAATCCCCAGACCATCACCGGCGGTCTCGGCAAGCGGAAGTTCGTCGGCCAGTGGCAGCTGATGTCGGGCAGTATGGTCTCTTCCTACCTCCGCATCTTCGAGGATATGACAGCGACCCGTCGGCACGTCCCGGAGGTACCGGGGCAGGTCGAGATCCTTAATGACGTCGAAGCGCTGATCACCTACCCCGACGGCAACTCGGACCGCCTGGTCGCTCAGCACGACGGCACGACCTTCTTCTACGGCCACGGCTCAGCCGGCTTCGGGACCGCTCCGCGACTCAAGCTGACGGCGATCCGCATCGGCGGCGGTTGAAATGTTCGCTTGATGCATTTGCTCTTTACTTTAACTAAAAGAAGAAGAGAGAGAAGAAGAGAGAAAGAGTCTATCCCACCCTATTCTAGCATAGAATAAAATGAAATTTGCTTTCTCGGTTCTTCACCGGGATTTTTTCTTTCGGAGTTTTTCCTGATCTGGGGTTAGAATAAAGATCATGACTACTCTGGAGCAATTCCTAGTCGGCAGGCTGAGGGCCGCCCTCTACCACCTCGAACTCGAAGACCCCGAGCGGGCGGGGGATTCCATCCGGATGGCCCTCTCGGAGGTCAAGAGGATCAACGCCAAGAGAGAAGAGCTGATCAATCGGGAGCGGGACAGACTCAGTCAGATGGGGATCGATGTATGAAGGTCTTGGTGGCTTGCGAGTTTTCTGGCCGAGTACGGAACGCTTTTCGGGTATTGAAGCATGATGCTTGGTCCTGTGACTTTTTCGCGAGCGAGGATGAGACCTACCACATTCGCGGAGATGTGCGATCCTTGCTGACCGAACGTTGGGACTTGGTCATCGCTCATCCACCATGCACTTACTTGTGCAACTCCGGAGTGAGATGGTTGAAAAGCTCGAACAGGGACAGGTGGGAATGCCTGAACAAGGCCGTGGAGTTCTTCAAGCAATGTCTCGATGCAAACTCTCCGAGAGTGGTTGTCGAGAACCCGATCCCTCATAAATATGCTTTGAAAGGCATTGGCAGAAGGTATGACCAGATCATTCACCCTTGGCAGTACGGGCATGCAGAGAGCAAGGGCACCTGCTTGTGGCTAAAGGGATTGCCGTTACTGGAACCCACGAACGTGGTTGAAGTCCGACAACAGAGGGTCTTCAGGATGCCCCCCATGCCAAACCTGAAGGGAATGCGCGAGAGGTTGCGTTCCATCACCTATGAAGGGATCGCCAAGGCAATGGCGGAACAGTGGGGATGATTCATGGAACTGGGAGACGTGATCGAAGCCGCTTTGACCAAGGTCGGCATCACCACCGAGAGGATCGAGCGGTGGCTGAAGGTCAAGTGCGGTTGCAGGGAGAGGCGAGACAAGCTCAATGCTCTCTCTGCTTGGGCGAGGCGGATCATCCATGACAAGACAGATAAGGCAAGTGAGTACCTTGAAGGCATCCTCAACTAGAGCTGTGCAGGGAACCAGGCGACCTCTGGGAAGTCCCTGTACTATTCCGGGTTGTGAAAGGCCCGTTGTTGCTCGTGGTTGGTGCGATATGCACTATTGTCGGTGGAAGGCTCATGGGACTCCTACTCCTAAGAGGGAGACAGTCCAGAACAGGTTTTGGCGGCGAGTGAACAAGAAAGGCGGTGTACCATCTCATCAGCCACATCTAGGAGAGTGCTGGGAGTGGACCGGGTCACTCTATAAAGATGGCTACGGAGTGTTCTGTGTTGGGGGCGGCAAGAATGAAAGAGCCCACAGGTACTCATGGGAACACCATCGAGGAGCAATTCCTTCCGAGTTGTTCGTGCTTCACAAGTGCGACAATCGCAAGTGTGTGAATCCCGACCACCTCTTTGTTGGGACGCAGGCAGAAAACTGTAACGACACGGCAGAGAAGGGTAGGGTCAATCCCGTAAGAGGCGAGGCAAATCACAACTCGAAATTGACTGAGAGGGATGTCAAAGATGCTAGAGTGATTCACGCAAGAGGCGGTCCTGGTTCTGGAGTGAGGGCTTTAGCTCGCCGGTTTGGAATATCCGGCCCGGTTATGAGTTTGCTTCTGAGACGGATGGTCTGGAGACACGTTTCATGAACCTCAGAACCGTAAACGACGTGATAGCAGCCCTGCCGCACAGGCGAATGGAAGTCCTCCCTGCTCCTTCCTACTCTGGACCAATGGATGACAGAAGAACGCGAATCGGGTTAGCTGTGGAGAGCATGAAGAGGCATATGTCAGATGAGGGCTTTCAGATTTTTCAGGGATTACAAGAGCAGGGTTATATACTCTGTGGACGCCGATTGCCTGTAGATGAGACAGTCGTGCTTACTATCCTTAAACAAACTACTCCAGGCGTTGTAATACTCCAAGATGAACGCGAATGGGATCAGAATCTTAATCCTTGGGACTTTCGAGATAAGTCAGCACATTTTTTCGGTACAGACGAACTAGCTAAGCGTCCTGATGTGTTCAAAGCGACAATTTTGAAGGACAGTCATCAGCGGCCTGAGTATCATAGAGATAGTATCGCAAGAGCCGGGTGTCATGGACTAATCGTTTACTACCACCCTTCGGTGGTCAAGCATCTCGCCCCTTATGTCCGGCCGGAGCACCTGGTCCGCACCTGGCACTCGCTCGACGCCAACCTCCTCCGGCCCTGGAACCAGATTCCCCGCCGGGACTGGGTGATGCTCTCCGGGGCCGTCTCCGGTTGCTATCCGCTCCGCCAACGACTGGTCGCTCATCATACCCTGTTCCCCGGCTGCACGGCCCTCAAGCATCCCGGCTACCACATGCGAGGAACGCACACCCCGGAGTTCCTGGGCACTCTGCCGGCCTACAAGGTCTCCATCTGCACCTCGTCGATCTACGGTTACGCCCTGCGGAAGATCGTTGAGAGCACTGCCTGCGGCTGCATCGTCATCACCGACCTGCCGACCGACGAGGTCATGCCGGAGATCGAGGAGCCGCTGCTGGAGGAGTTCGCCCTTCCCGCCGGAGGAACTGCCGTCAGGACCGGCAACATCGTCCGCGTCGCTCCGACCATCCCCCTGACCGACTTCGCCGAACTGATTAAGCAGCTCTACCGGACCTGGGATGACGAGAGGCAGCACCACTTCGCCGAGAGAGCGAAGAAGTTCTACGACTACCGGGCGGTCGGCAAGCGACTGGCGGACGACATTGAGAAGCTGAGGAGGAATTATGCATAGCGTGACCGAGACCGGGATGGTGGAAGCGATCAACGCTCTTTGCTCCGAGATCCACTCATGGGCCATCGGCAAGGGCTTCTGGCCGTGGGAGTACAACTGGAACTTCGCCGAGAAGATCGCCCTCATTCACTCCGAGTTGTCGGAGGCTCTGGAGATTCACAGGAATCCAGGTCCGTTCGGCCAAGAAGCAATGATGTGGTGGACGGATAAGATCGGCAATCGCGTGTCCGCTACTCGGACCCAAGGCGCATGCGAGAAGCCCGAAGGCATCGCCATCGAACTGGCTGACGCCGTGATCCGCATCATGGACCTCTGCGGTAAGATGGAGATCGATCTCGGCCGGGCCATCCTCGACAAGATGGAGTACAACCGGACCCGACCGCACAAGCACGGGAAGGCGTACTGAGACAACCAATGAACGCACTGCAAAAGCTAGCCATTGAAAGAGCTATGGAACTTGGTCAAGAAGCACTTTCCACTCATGAACTGATGGTGAAGTGGAGAGAGACGCCTTTGACAGAAAAAGACAGGACCTCATTGTCGATGAAATTACAAGAACATCTGAGCAGTCAGAGGTCATGGCTCAGAGGAGTTCTGGCCGTCGACGACGAAGAAAGGTGATGATGCCCTGCACGAAGCGAGTAGCCATCGTCGGCAACGAGGAGGCGAAGTTCACACCAGAGGGTGAGGAGCGTGCCCTGGTCCTCATCCGCAACCTGCTCGTTCCCGGTCGCATCATCGTCAGCGGTCACTGCCACCTCGGCGGCGTTGATATCTGGGCCGAAGAGGAGGCGAAGAAGGCGGGACTCAAGACGCTGATCTTCCCTCCTAAGAACTTGATCTGGAGCCCTGGTTTCCGTGAGCGGAACATCCAGATCGCCGAGAACTGCGACGAGATCCATGTCATTTGCGTCGACCGACTGCCCAGCGACTTCAAGGGAATGAGGTTCAAGGAATGCTACCACTGCATTAACAAAGAACCGAAGAGGCCCGTTCATGTCAAGAGCGGAGCCTGTTGGACGGCGAACTGGGCCATCGCTCTCGGCAAGCCGGCCTTCTGGCACGTGGCCAAGAACTGAGGACATCACCATGATCCCTCTGACAACATTGACTCCTTGGGGCGACTCAGCAGAGAGATTTAAGCACATAGAGCTTGAGATAAATACGAGGTGCGATCTCTCCTGCTTCGCTTGCGACAGATTTTCAGACCTACCGCAGACCTGGATGCCGAACATGACTTATGAGCAGGTCGAGCGGTTCGTCGATGAGTCCTTCGCTCTGGACTGGGAGTGGGAGCGGATACGCTTCTTAGGCGGCGAGCCGACTCTGCATCCCAACTTCGCCGGCCTGATCGGCCTGCTGGTCAAGTACCGTCAGCGATATCCGAAGGTCTTCCTCCAGGTGTTGACCAACGGCCGGGGCAGGTCGGCGGAGTTCCGCGACTGGCTCAAGGAACTGAACATCTCCCTCCACGCCGAGACCAAGACCAAGGGCGAGCAGCCGCCATGGTTCAACAACTTCCGCATCACCCCTGTGGACAGAGACCCCAACGTCGGCGAACTTGAGCCCTGCGGCATCTTCGGCATCCGCTGCTGTGGTTTGGGATTAACACGCAACGGGTATTTTTTGGACGGAGCCGGAGCGGCAGTGGCAAGGGTGGCCGGTCATGACATCGGCATCATGCATCTCAAGGACGTGACCTGGGATGCGATGATGGCACAAGCGAAAGTGCTCTGCCGCATCTGCGGACATTGGAATCCAATGGACGGCACGATGGTCTCGAAGCTGGTCAAGGAGACCGGCGAAGTGACGGGGGCATTCTGGACCGAGAAGCTGGCGGCGTATCAGCGCGAGAGACCCAAGATGAGGGTGTACGGAGAAATGCCATGAGCATGTCGACACATGTCTGCGGATTCAAGCCACCGGATGAGAAGTGGCGGAAGATGAAAGCGGTCTGGGATTCTTGCGTGGCAGCTGGATTGCCGCTGCCGGATGGGGTGGAGAAGTTCTTCGAGTATTGCGGTCCGGACGAGTCCGGCGTTCGAGTGGAGATTGAGAAAAATGCGGCTGTCAACAAGTATCAAGGCAACGCATCATCAGGGTTCGAGGTGGATCTGACCAAGCTCGACCCGGACGTCAAGATCATCCGCTTCTGGAACGGTTGGTGAGCGATGAAACCTGAGACCCTGTCCTGGCTGTTGACCCAATGGCCCAAGGGCTTCTTTGTCGAGGCCGGTGCCCACGACGGCGTCGGCGACTCGCAGACCCTGGAGCTGGAGAAGGCCGGCTGGGACGGTATCTGTGTCGAGCCGTCGCGGGCTTACCTGGGCCTGACTCAGTCGCGGAGATGTCAGCTCGATGACCGACCACTCTGGCACTGCGAGCAGGCGGTGCCTTGGTCGGAGATGGACGGAGAAGGCATCGAACTGTCGGGCATCCCGATCTGCTTCGCCGACAAGTGGAACCGCAGCGGACTGCTCCACACCGACAGCATCAAGAGATCCATCACCCTGCCCCGGCTCCTCGAAGAGCACGCCGCTCCGTCATTGATCCACTTCCTCTGCCTCGACACCGAAGGCTCGGAGTTCGAGATCCTCTCGGCCCATGACTTCGACCGCTGGAAGTTCGGCCTGGCAGCCATCGAACACAATGGTGTCAGCCACAAGAAGGACGCGGTCCATCACCTGATGCGGAGTCACGGCTATCTGCTCCTGGATTACCTGGGCGACTTAATCAACGACTGGTACCTTCACGAAACCATCCCGGAGAGACCCCAATGAGAAACACTCCGAACCTCAGAGCTGAACGCTACCGGATCGCCGGTCCGCCACGGACCAACAGCGGCTCCTTCATGGTCCCGTTCGGTCCTGACAAGCAGGAACTGGGAGTTATTGTCAGCGACGGCGGCGGCTGGGACCACGTCAGCGTCTCGCTGCACCGGTTCACCGGCCACTGTCCGAGCTGGGAGATAATGTGCTTCGTCAAGGAGCTGTTCTTCCGGGATGATGAGACAGTGATGCAGCTGCACCCGCCCAGGGCGACCTGGATCAACAACTATCCGACCTGCCTCCACCTCTGGCGTCCGCAGACCGACGTGGAGATCGCTGTCGTCAAGGCTCAGTGGGGAGCCGAGTGGCCATATGAAGTCGACCTCAAGTCGCCGGGACTCATCCCGCTGCCGCCTGGCTGGATGGTCGGCGTCAAGGGAATCGAGCCGGAGCAGATGAGCATCGAGCGAGTCGATGAGATGAGGAAGATCGGCGAAGAGCAAGCCAGAAAGGACTTCCAAGGTGTTGATCCGTCAAGGTGAGTTCATCGGCCGCAGGCAGTTCGGGGAGTACCTCCGCCTCAAGTACCCCGGCGAACCGGGAGTCGAGATCGGCACCCATCGCGGCGAGTTCGCCTCGTGGCTGCTGGAGCGCTGGAGTCCGAAACCGCTCTTCTGCATTGATCCGTACCTGACCGACTACGACGAGCACGATGATGCCATCTGCACGAGGACGGCCGAGCAGCGGCAGGAGGACATGAGCGAAGCCAGGCGGGTGCTCCATCAGCACAAGCAGATCGACGGTCACGACATGGTCGGGTTCATGTGCATGACCAGCCGGAAGGCCATCAAGCACTTCCAGGATGGATCGCTGGCGTTCGTCTATGTCGACGGCTCCCACAGGTTGGAGGAGGTCTGCTTCGACGTCTGCGAATGGTGGAAGAAGGTCAAGCCCGGCGGCATCCTGGCCGGCCACGACTACACCAACTCCTCGTCGCGGATCGCCGCCAATGTGCAGATCGCCGTAGCTCGGTTGGCGAACTCCCTCATCGACCCTTGGCGGATCGAGGTCTTCCTCGTGCCGGAGATGTCAGTCAATCCTCCTGAACCCTGGTCCTTCTACATGGTGAAGAGATGAATCAGTTTCTCCGCTTGGCCAGCCTCCTCGAAGAGGCTGCAACAGCACTGAGACTCGCCGACTCGATGCTTGAGAAGCTGCCGTCTGAACCGGCTGATCAGTCGTTCATCGACTTTGCGAGGACACTCTCCGTGCGGGCCAGGAAAATACTCATCCACCAGGACATCAGGTCCCTCGCGCAGTTGACTGCTATGTCTGTGTCCGATCTGCAGCAGTTCAGGAATTGCGGACCGACTACGTTGCGCGAGATCCGAAACGGCCTGGTCAAGTCCGGGTTGGATCTCAGAGACGGCTCTCTCCACTACGGAGTGCCGGAAGTGACGGTCCCAGTGCAGAAGGGATGAACAGATGTGGCAATCGAAGCGGGTGAGGCGGGTGCCTTGGAAACTGTTCAACCGTGTCCTCCAGCGACACGCCGGTGAGTCGGAGTGGTATGTCGCTGAGTTCGAGTGGGAGAGGGAATTTGTGGGCATGGATTACAAACTTTATTCCATGATCAGAGTCCACTGGGAAAAGCGAAACCCGTTCGTCCTCATCACTGATCACTTCGACATGACTTCAAGAACAGTGAGAATATATGATAAGATGCCGCTCCTCGACCGCCTGCGGCTTTGGTGGCTGATGCGAGGATGTCAGGAGGTAGAGCTGAGGAGGGAGACAGTAGCATGAAGACTGGTGAACAGATCCTGGCGAAGATGGGCGAATCCGTCACTCGGCTGAACGAAGCCAGTGCGGGGAACTTCGATGACCCGGAGACGCAGAGCAAGGTTCTAGTAAATCTGGCCCTGGTGAGTGCCTATGCCTGGGTGCTCGATGTGGAGGACGAGATGAGGAAGCAGATGCTTGAGGCAGGGAGTCTGCCGGAGCAGCGTGCAGCCATGAGAGAAGTCATGAGGAGGTTAGGACTATGACCCCGAGAGAGAGAGCGGCGGAACTGCTCAAGGAGGAGCTGCGGACCGGCAAGGAGGAGTGGTACTGGATCAGCATCTGCCACGTCAAAACCGGCTTCGTCGGAGTGGTCGTCATCCCCGGCAGAGGACCGACTGATGCCTGGATGCGGACTCATGGTCTCAACTTGATCCCTAGAGACTGCGAGACGCAGACGATGGGGCCGTTGGAAGCTGACAAGGTCGACGAGAAGGTGCCGGAGTCGATGCGATTCCGGCTATTGACGAAACCCGAGATGGAGGGGGCTGACCTGATATGAACGAGAGACTAGACAAGGTGCTGGAGTACTCTTTCTATACCATCTTCGTTGTTCCGACGCTGGCACTCACGGCTTTCACGCTCTGGTGGCTGGTGTGGCTGGTCGTCACAGGAGGATAGTTCCATGAACGAACAAGAATGCTTGAGTCGCATGGTCGCTCCAGGAACACCAAGAGAAGGGAAATACAGACGTGGGGTGATACAGATCTTGATCACCAGCCGTTGCGACAAGCAGTGTTTCTCATGTACGCAAGCGAGCCAGATCGAGAACGGTGCGAGGTCGGACATGACGCCGGAGCAATTCGCTCTCGCCGTCGAGTCGCTCAAGGGCTACTACGGTGTCGTAGGCGTCTTCGGCGGCAACCCTGCGGTCTCGAAGCACTTCATGGAGATATGTAAGGTGCTCCGCGATTCCTGGGTGCCATATGAGCAGCGGGGCATCTGGTCGAACAACCCCATCACCGCTGACCGGGCCGTCGAGATGCGGAGGACTTTCAACCCCAGAGTCTCGAACCTCAACGTGCACATGGATCTGGTCGCCCACACCCTCTTCCGCACTCACTGGCCGGAGTCTATGCCCTGCGGCCTCGACCGGGACAGCCGCCACTCGCCGCCCTGGATCGCGATGAAGGATGTGCTGCTCACTGATTGTCCAGTCTGCGGAGGAAGCGGGAGGGGAATGACTTGGGTCGATGACGGCGATCCATGCTATCGCTGCGAGGGCAAGGGAAAAGTCTACGCCGAGGAAGAGGCGTGGGACCTCATCTCCCGCTGCGACATCAATCAGCACTGGTCTGCGGGCATCGGCGTCTTCCGGGGCCAGCTGCGGGCTTATTTCTGCGAAGTAGCGATGGCTCAGGCCCTCCTCCATCAGCACGAGCCGGACTACCCGGATACCGGAGTCGATCTGGAGTTCATCAGCCGTCCTGGCAGCCAGCTCGATCACTGGTGGAAGTGGGATATGGGGATGTTCGCCAATCAGGTCCGCCAGCACTGCCATTCATGCGGCGTCCCTCTTCGCGGCTACGGGCAGCTGGCTCAGTCGAAGGACCCCAACGAGCACGAGCAGGTCTCGGCGACTCACAAGGATGTCTACCGGCTCAAGGACAAGCGCCGCCCCTTGCAGCTCGTGACCGAACGGAGCCAGGTACAGGAGCAGCGGTTGGACATGATGACTAGGTACTTGCAGAATTCTTCAAAGTGAAGGAGGACGAAATGCAACCAGGAGACTTTGACGCATGGACACGGAGAGATGAAGCGGCACAGGAGAGGATCGGCGAGAGAGATGGTTACAGCGACGGACTGAGGGGTGGAGCTATAGACGGGGACGCGGATACGCCATACTATCGCGGCTATATAAGAGGGTATCAAAGGGGACTGACCGAGCGCGAGAGGAAGTAAGACATGAATACAACGGCTGGACATGATGACTAAGTACTTACAGAATGCGAGCAAGTGATGAAATGTCATATGTGCGACAAGGAGCACTCCTATGCCGAAGGGGCCGACGTGGAGGTCGTGACCAGGAACGTCCCTCGTGGGCACGTTCATAAGCAGGAGTCCCTCGGTTTCCGCTTTGACCTATGTGAGCGATGCTACCAGGACTTCGTGAGGACGACGCAACAATTCGTCAGCTTCATGCTGGCATTGGGATGGAGGAATAGACATGAACGCAACAGCTGAAGCGATTGCGATGGACGGCCCCTTGCCGGCCGACCTGGTGAAGTGGTGGCAGAGTTTCTTCGCCAATTACCCAGCAAGTCCGACCCGACGGATGCTCGACGAGGACCGTGTGCTGGCCATAAGCCACGGCATCTTCTGCACCGACCTCTTCCCCCTGCAACGGAAGAACGAGCTGTCGGCGATGATCAACCTGGCCTGGAGGATCAAGCCGAAGGTCGTCATGTCAATCGGCTGCGACAAGGGCGGCGAACTCTACCACTGGTGCCGGTTCATCCCCACCATCGAGCGAGCCATCGCCTGCGAGATCCGGGGCACTCCCTACTCGGCGGAGTTCGAGAGGGCTTTCCCGAAGATCAAGTTCCTCTGGCTGCCCCGGAGCAGCCTCGATCCCGAAGTGCCCCACGTGGTCAAGGGGTGGCTCATCGACCAGAAGATCGACATCCTCTTCATCGACGGCGACAAGTCCTTCTTCATCGATGACTTCGCCTTCTACCGGGGCCTGATGAGCAAGGCCGGCATCGTCTTCATGCACGACATCACCGATCCAGCCCCTGGCGAGGCTTATAAGCGGGTCCAGGAGCACTACAAGACCTTCAACCTCATCGACACTTCCGAGGCCCTGGAGATGCTAGGGAGAGAGCCGCGGAATGGCCACGAGGGATGGCTCAAGTACTGGAACGGCAGATCATGCGGAGTCGGTTGCATCTTCATGCCCGAGTGTTCTCTGGTGAAGTGATGAGGAGATTGACGCGAGTCGAGTTCGAGGAGCTGTGTGACCTCTACGGCAAGCACAGGGAGTTCGAGTCCGAGGACCTACTGACGTTCATCGAGTGGATCAAGCGGAAGTGCCGGGAGATGGCTTGGCCGGTCTCGCGAGTGATCGAGCTCCTGAAGCGCTGCCCTCCGCCGGACAGCAAGTCGGACGACATCAGCGAGGAGTACAACCGACAGATCACCAGGCACATCCACGACCAGGGCATCGAGATGACGCCGGATCAGGTTAGGGAGTACCGCAGGATCGCTTTCCGCAAGATCCGGCTGGAGATGGCCAAGCGAGGATGGGAGCTGCCGGAGAAGGACTCGGAGATGATCGAAGTACTGAGAAGGCTGAAGTAATCGGAAGAGGTGGATTATGGCTGAGCCGTCGTTGGAAGAGGCGTCGAACAACCCGGAGTGCAATGTGGTCGCCGCTTTCTACTGGGTCCTGCACCAGCTCCACAAGCGAAAGTTCATCGAGGGTGGTTACTCTCTCAACCCGAAGGGCGAGGAGTGGTTCATCCGCTGCAGGGAGATCGCCGGGATGATGTCCAGGAAGGTCTTCGTCCGCTTCCTGGTTGGTCTGGAGAGAGTCTCTCCGAAGGAAGCCGAAGACATAGCCGAGCTGGCCGTCCATGCGGAGTTGATCGAGAGGAAGGGAGAGAGACATGGTCAATCAGGTTGACATCCAGGGAGAGTACAAGGACAAGGCGGAGTTCCGAGAGGAGGACGGGGAAGTGCAGAAGCATGTGGTCGCCCTCCAGCCCGGCTCGATCTTCACCAGCCAGTGGCAGCATCTCGTCGATGAGTGCCGGGAATTGCGGCGGGCCTTTGCCAAGGAGGTCGTCGAGAACAGGAAGCTGCGGGCCCTGATCCTGAGCTACCGCAAGGCGTGCTCCCGCTGCTCGGCGGTGTCGGGGCCGTGCGAGACCTGCAAGGAAGTGATCGGGATCATAAAGGAGGCGGCTGATAGTGGATATCAGGAGGTAAAGGATGAGCAGTTACCGAAGGGCCTACCCGGCTGAGCGGGCGTGCGATGCGCCGGCCCGTGCCGCATGGACCAGGGATTTTTTAGGAGAGATGATGGGAACGAAGTTGAATCCAGGTAAGTATGATTGCATCGGCTTTGCAGAACCAGACGAACCGATGTTTACGCTGCTGGCGCGTGACCCAATCGCGCCTCATCTTATTCGGCTCTGGCGCTATCTGCGGGCGGGAAAGGCAGATCATGCTTTGCCTGTTATCGAAGAAGCGATTGATGCGCTTCGTGCCAGTGGAAAGCCACTACTGGGCCTCAACTCAGAAAAGAGCATAGAGGCTATCAACTGCGCTGCGGATATGGATGTTTGGAGAAAAGCGAACCGGCCATAACCCATGCTCACCGTCTACACCCCTCTTGGCCGCAAGGTCACGCTGCCCATCGGCGTGCCTGATCGCTGCATCTATTGCGGCGAGAAATTCCGCGATCCTCCCCAAGTCGATGCCAAGATCGACCACTTTTGACCGCGTGTATTTCGTGAAGGTGCTCAGGCGCTGTGCCGAGTGCTGGCGGTTTTGGGAAGTGGAATGGAAGCCGGCGTGAGCCGGAGACGAGGAAGCGGAAGGAGGGTGAGGGCATGTTCGTGTTCCCCGTCGAGATGCTGATCAGCATGGAAGGTCCGCCGACGGTGTCCATCGACGACTTCTGCGAGATGCTGGATTGTGAGGAGTGAGAGATGGTGCCTGAAGACTTGCGAGCGATCATGGTCTGTGTGGACTTCGCCGACATCCTGGGGGTAACCCTGCCCAGGAACCGGCACCACTTCAAGGAGGCGTGGGTGGTCACGGCTCCTGATGATCCGGTTACCATGATGTACGACTGGGGAGGGAAGGACGGACTTCATTGCCTCGTCACCGACCTCTTCTACCAGGACGGAGCCATCTTTAATAAGTGGCGCGCCCTGGAGTGGGCGCTTGACCGGATGGGAAGGACAGGTTGGATCTGCAACATGGACTGCGACGTGGTCTGGCCGAAGGAGATCAGCTGGCCCGAGCACTTCTGCCCCGGCATGCTTCTCTCACCCCTACGGCGGATGTGCCCGGTCGAGTTTGCTAGGCCAGATGTGCTCGACGATCCAAAGCTGTGGCAGCAGTTCGGTATCCACCGCAACGTCGCCGAGTGGGCGGGCTACTCGCAGATCTTCCACACCTCCGATCCCCGGCTCGGTCCGCCGCCCTGGCACGAGATCGACTGGACGCACGCCGGCGGGGCCGACTCCTTCTTCCAGCGGAAGTGGCCGCCGGCCCTAAAGCTGCGTCCTTCGTGGGAGTGCCTCCACATCGGCCCTGCAGGTGAGAATTGGATGGGGAGAACTACTCAGCGACTTGACGGATCGGTGCCGGAGGGGAGGGAGGGGAAACTCAGGCAGGTCGCTCAGATATGGTCGGAGAGGCATCAGCGGCGGCAGCAGGGGCAGGATCAGTTCCAGCCGGAGAGGATAGTCCTTGGAAGAGGGGAAGGGGAAAAGAGAACTATCGAGGAATCGAGATCGGGGGGAGTTTCCTCATGAAACCTTCGGGGGAAATGGGGAATCATCACCAATCTGATAAAGATAGTGATGATTCTCGGTTGGAAATGATTGAAAATGGGGTCCGGGGATTCGAGGGAACCCCTCCAGGAATTGGCCAGAATCGCTCAGAATCGATTCCGGCGAGGGTCAAAGGGGATTCGTATTAGGAAGGGATTTTCCTCGATTCTAGGACCGATTCTCAGGGAATTATCACTATCCATATCAAATTGGTGATGATTCCCTGAAATGAAGAATCCCCCGACCCTCCAGATCCCTCCCCCCAGGGCTGGAAAGGTCGGGGGATTCTTCATTTCAGTCTTGATGGCGATAGAGGCTCCTCCTCCACCGGCGGTGGGTCGTCGCTTCCGTGTACTAGCAGGGCGTCGATCCGGGTCCGCCGTCTGAGCGGTCCCCAGTGCTTCTTCCCATCTTCACCTATGACCATTGGACCGTAAGGTTGCATCGTCCAGTGGCCCTCCCGCCAGTGCGGCCGGACTGTCCTTCCTCCGCTCTCACCATTGCTGACCGACTTCGGAGCGTAGAGCTTGCGATGCCGGTTGAAGCCGCTCCAGGTGTAGAGCCAGGGAATGGTCGCGGCCTGATCGTGATGACCCTGCCGCAGCAACCGCCGGTGGAAGGACGGGTTGGCGAGCGTCGAGTCGAGGACGGTCGACGGCTCGCAGAAAAAGAGGCAGGCGTTGAGGCAGGCCCTGGCGATGGTGACCGCCTCGGCCCACTCCTCATCGCTCGCTTCCATCCTGCCGTCACGGTCGCGGGTCTCGGCCAGCTTCAACAGATCCTCCAACGTGCCGTCCGGGGCATCGCGGCGGTCGAGCGACATGCAGCAGCTGGTCGCCGAGTCGAAGCCCACCGAGACGAAGATCACGTCGAGGTCCTTCTCGAAGCGGACGATAGCCAGGACTGGTGAGTGCTTTTCACCTTGGTTGCGGCCGGGGTGGTCCTGGCAGTCTCGCCAGGCCGCGTTGGGCACCAGCCGCCGCTTGGCGTAATTGTCGGGGAACTCGATGCAGACGGTTGGGAAGGGCATGGCGAACTGGGACATCGGTATCCGCAGCTTCATGTTCTCCCACATCTCCAGCATCGAGCAGGCGTCATCGGGAACTTCGAACACCTTCGGTCCCTCGCCGCAGACGGCACATTCCAAGTACATCTGCATCCGGCCCACCTTCGTCGAGTTCGACAGGTAGACCAGGATGGCCTGATCCCTGGGTGAGAGCTTCGGACTCTTCCGCAGGAAGATGCCGTCCCTGGTCACTTCGAAGCAGCCGAGCTTCCAGTAACGGCGGTGCATCATTGTTGCTTGGGGGATGCTGAAGAGCATCTGTCGCAGCCACTTCATTGTGGATCACCTTCCTTTCTCTTGAGCAGTCTGACTCCTTCGACCTCCTCCGGCAGCGGGCCAAAGCCGGGCACGGTCCGGTTCCGCTCGCCGTGCACCGGGCAGTCGAGTGCCGAGCAGCTATGGACGCTGCCGTCTTTCGGCGAGCTGACGCAGAGCGGGGCCATGATCTCGTCCCGCACTCTCATCAGGATCTTGCCGAGCTTCACGGCCTGGCTGCCAAGAGTGACAAGGGGCAGCTGACGGTCCAGGCGAGACCGGTTCTTCACGTTTCATCCAGCGTGGAACCTGGCACAGAGGACTTCGCCCGGCTTGACATCGACGGCGACGAGACCCGATCAACCGGACCTTGACATCCTTCGGGTCCTGGACCCAGTCGCGGTAGTCGTACCATACGTCATCGGGGTCGATCTCCGGACCGGGGGGAAGCCGCTTATCGCCTTTCGGGTGGATGCTGCGGGCTTCCGCTTCGGTCTCGGCGGCGACGACCGCCTCGGAGTAGGTGTCGTAGTCGTCGTTGACGGTCTGCGAGATCAGGTACAGATTCATGGGTCCTCCTTTCTTAGTTCCGTTCGAGGATCGCCCTGGCCAGCGGCGGGCAGGCCATGACGTAGCCTCGCACGAACGATTCGAGCAGCCGGGAGGTGATCTGCGTGGCCCCGGTCTCCAGCTTCGAGAAGTCGAGATAGGGCCGCAGCTTCCGGCTGCCCCTGGCCGGACGAACGATGGGCAACGCCGCCATCAGCTGGTGCTTCTGGTCGAACGAACTGCCGTTGATGATGACCACCTCGCGGCGGTTCGGGTCATCGCGGGGTTGGGCCTTGATGTCCTTGACCTCGCCCTTATAGCTGGCCATCCAGGCCTCGGCAGCTATGAAGATACTGCGAGGGATCTTCTCCCGCTCATACAGCTCGCGACCGGCTTTCTCCATAACCGGGTGCTTCTCGTGGCCTTCGTTAAAGCTGCCGGGCACGACCGTGACCGCCATCTCCTCTTCGGAGGTGGCGAAGTCGATGACCCGCACGAACAGGGTCGGCATCAGGTTGCCATCGAACTCCCGCTTGGAGTAGAGGCCCTTGAGCCAGGCGAGGATGGTGTCCCGTTCGGCCTCCATCTCTTCCACGGTGATCTGCATCTTCGCCAGGAACTTGTCGAAGTCCGGCGGTTTGTTGTCGTCGGTCATTGCTTGGGTCTCCTTTCTTTTCTTGGTTTCTTGATCCAGCCGTTGTCCTTCAAGTAGGCAACGGCTGCATCGGTGACATCATCGGGGTCGACATCCCCTGCCGCTGCTGCTTCCGACAGCAGCTTCAGACATCTCGAGGGGCGTACTGGCTGACTTTGCTCTCGTTGATGCGAGTCCTCATCTCGGTGTTCAACCATCTTGGTCGGATGATGGCTCTGATGGATATTGTCTGCTTGCCTAGCAACATTGCTTGAATCTCCTTTCACTTGTAAAAGGTCAGGCTTTTCGCCGGTCGTGTAACCGACGTGTAAAGGATTCGTTGTTGCATGCCGCCGCTCGACATCAAGTCGGGGACATCGACGAACACATGATCGAACGTGGACCCCTGGCTCTTGTGGGTGGTCATGCAGTAGCAGTAGTCCACTTGAGCGAACGTGGACTCCATGCCGAAATAGCGGCCCCACTCCTTCTTCCGCTTCTCGTCCCAATCAATCCAGTCAGGCGACCCCTTCGGGCACTCATCCCGCTCGGCTCGATATTCCTGGGCCTTGGCCATGATGGTCGCCAGGGCCTTCGAGTGACGCTCCCGCTCCTCGTCCTTGAGTACCGGCAGGACGTATTCCTGGTCGTCCTTGGTCCGGACGGTCAGGCTCCAGACGCCGAATGTGTAGTCGTCGATATCGACATCCCGTTCGGAGACCGCTACCACGCGGACCTCCTCGCTGACATGGAGCATTGACACCGACTCGCCGAGCTGCCGCTGGTAGTCGAAGAACCGCTTCCAGGCCGGGCCGCGTCTGCGGTCGCCCTTCGGAAACTTCTTCGCCTCCTCGGCCATGAGATTGAGCCGCGACTTCTCCGGAGCGAACTGCTGGTACATGACCAGCCACTCGCCCGGCTCATAAGGCTGCTGGGAGCCGACCAGCAGGTCTCGCATCCGGGCGTTGATGGCCTGCCGCCTTGCGTTCTTGAAGACCAGCATCCGTGCGAACGACGGGTCTTTCTGGTAGGCCGGGTCCCGGAACTTGGTCAGAGCGGCCTGGAACAGCTGCTCGGCATCGGCGACCTCGAATACGTCCTTGCCCTTCTTGTGCTTCATGCTCATGTCACCCTTGCGGATGCGGGTCGCCAGGTTCAGGATCTCCGATCCCTGGGCCTGGCGGAGCACGTTCTCCAGCACCGCATCCGGCTCGTCCAGGAGTTCGCTGATGCTCTCGCCGACCGGCGGGAGCTGAGCTAAATCCCCTACGAATACCCAGATGATGTCGCTGCTCGACTTCTCGATGTGGTCTTTGAGGACTTCACCGACCATCGACGCTTCGTCACAAATCACCAGGCCGGTCTTCACCTTGGACTTGCTGTCCTGGGCAGTCAGGATGTGACCGCCGGAGTCGGACTCGTAATCCGGCTCCAGCCTCAAGCCGAGCATCGAATGAATCGTGCGGACCTCGATGTCGGTTCCACCGGGTCCGGACGAAGCGAGTTTCTGAGAAATGACCGATGCTGCTTTGTGGGTCGGGGCGGCGATTTTCACATCGTACTTCTGCCGCTTGGCCCAGCGGGCGATCCGAGTCAGCAGCACGGTCTTGCCCGTGCCGGCGAAGCCACACAGCACCACGACCCGCTTGCCATCGCTGATCTTAGTAGTCAGGTCGATGAATGCCTGCGGCTGATCGCCCTGGAGACCGGCGGCTTCAGGAATCGTCTCGGTCACCTGGTTGATTGCCCGCTGGAGCGTCTCCTTCAGGTTCTCAACTACCGGGGCATCCTTCTCCCTCGTCGGGGTCAGTTGGGGTTGCTGTGATGCTGGGTCGGTAGCCGTTGTTGACTCCTTCCCGGCAGGCTCGACATCTGCATCTGCCGGTGACGAGGGAAGGGTCAAAGGAGATGTTTCGGAAGTCAGTCCTGTGTGGTGGCTTGAGGCTTCGTCGGGAGCACTCAGCGTGTTGGTCTGCGATCTCCTTCCACCACGGTTGTGTCGGTTGGCCAGCTCCCGCAGCTTCTTGTCTCGCAACTCCGGCTTGCCCCTGGTCTCTCTCATGATCTTGAGCACCTCCTCCTGTTCGCTCATCACAACCTCCTGGCACTGCTGAAGCGAGAGGGGAGTCGGATCGTTTGTCGAGCGGACCTTCTTGAGCAACTCGGTCTTGTCCACCGCGTCGAATATCGCCTTGACCTGCTGGTGGGTCAGCGGCCTCGCCGGCGAGGATTCGGTAGCCTCGCTGGAGCTGTTCTCGGTGCTCTCGATCTCGTCGCTGCTGCCGGGATTCTCTCGGCTGCCGTGCGGCTGAGCAATGTTCACACCAGCAGCGGTTGTCCTTGCTGTCGACTGAGTTCCGGACGAAGGTGGGGTCGAGCGGCTGGAGCGTGCCGTGGAGCCTGGAGTGTCGCTCGACGATTTCGCTGGGGGTCTCGCCTCCCGCTCGGCGAAAGGGACATTGGGGTACTCGATCTTTACCTCGCCGGTGGGCTTCGGCAGGACTCCTTGCTCGACTAGCTTGTCGATGGTCGGGCGGATGACCTTCTCGGCAACTTGCTCCTGCAATCTCTTGATGCGTTTGTTTTCATGCTCCATGACGAGGCTGCCGGGGGTGGCCTCCCGACGGAACTTCGCCGCCGACCGGAACGTGGTCTTGCGGCCGGTTGAGAGGTTGGTGACCTCAAAAGTCATCTTCCCGGTCTTCCGGGAGCGGTTGGTGCCCAGCGTTGGCTCTCGCTCCTCGTTGATCCGATCTACTTTTACGACTGTCAGCTTGCCGCCGATCTTCGTTTCGTAGTGGTGGCCTTGCTTGATGTCTTTGGCTTTCATGATTGAACTCCTGACTGTGCGAGCTGAACACCGCTCGCTCGTGTCTGGGATGACGCTGCCCAGTCAGTTCTCGTCGAGGTAGGTTCCCCCATCAACGTTTCTTCCATGTACTCGGATTCTTGCCTGGTCATAAGCCACAGTCATTTCGTGTTTGGATATACCGGCCAGCTCCCTTAGCTTGTCCAAGATGGTCTCGGCATCGATCACCCAACTGGGCGGACCCAACAAACCGTGCCCGCTGTCATAGACGTTGCTGGTGATCCAGTCTAACAGCGGCTCTAATAGGATTTTCATTTCACTTTCCTTACAGTCCAGCCTGAAGAGCGGCTGGTCCTCTCACGGATGACAGTGCCGTGTCACTCCTGGGCCTTTTCTTGTCTTGCTTCGTTTCTGATGGCTTCTAAATGCCAACCGTTTTCAATCAGGTATTCGCATACACTCATAAGCCCTTCTTCGATAAGCAAATCCGCTTCATTTTTCTTCTCGTCGCAGACGGCTCCCTCCAGGTCGTCGGCGTCCAATCCCTCCTTTTGAAGATAGCTGACCAGATCGTTCAAGTCGTCAATGTGTTTGTCTCTTTCCTTGCTCATTTGGTTTCCTTTCTCTTGTTGGGTTTAGTATCGTTCTTGTCCCGCTCCGGGCTGGTAGGGATTTTCGGAACATGGCGTCTGGCCGGGTTTCGCCATCTCAGAGAGTTCGCGTCCGGACCATAGCCGCCCGCCAGTTCCCGGAGCGGTGGAAGAAGGACTGGTCTAGTCAACGATGCTCGACGGTATCAGCTCGTCGATCTTCAGCATCATCAGTTTACGGGTCATCTCCTCCTGGCTGCGGTCAACCTCGGCCATCGTCCGCTCGGCGGTCATGCAGGGCCGGATGCCGCCGTCTCGGCCGAGGCAGACGATGCGGTCGCTCCCGGACGCCGGCTGCTTGCCGACCGGTCCACCGCAGTTGGCACAGATGTCATCGGCGATGCGGACGGTTGCGGTCGGGAAGAGCTTGTTGTGCTCCGTCCGCAGCTGCTCGGCGTCCATGAATCGCAACTCCTTGACCCTGGCTTGGAGAGCGTCACGAACGCTCCTGGCCCACTTCTTGGTAATACGCATCACGTATCTCCATGTGAGAGATCACTGACCCTCGGCAGGAGACAGCAAACGGCTGCTCGGTCCACCCTCCGCTCCACCTCACGCTTGGCCGTTGACCGCGACACGGTGGGTGGGCTACGGAGGGCGGTAAGAGGAGTCGTCTACACGATGTAGATCTGCGGGTACTTCTTGCGGAGGTCATTTCCGCCGAGACCGATGTTCAACCGGCCGTAGCCGTCCGGCGTCTTGACGATCAGCCAGTGGTCATGGTCGGCACCAAGCACCGAGCCGTGGACCCAGCCGATGACGCACTCGGCGACTTCGTGGCCCTCCTCGGTGAAGACCGACCGGACGTTGGCGTACTGGGAGTAGCTGATCATCGGAATCTGCTTAAGAATCGCTTTGGTCAGTTTGCAGGTCTTCAACTCCAACGACACCGTCTTGACATTGACATCTGCCATCGTTCGTTCTCCTTGCGAGCACCGCAGCGGCCCCGGCCTCGAAGCGAGACTCGGTGGCCATCGGTCGGCTGCTCTTGTCCCCCTCGCCGACCCTGGGCAGGCCGAGGAGGGGTGGAAGAGAAGTCGTCACGACTTCTTCGGTACAGAATAGATGGCGAACTGCTCATGGACGAGCATTCGCCGTCCGTCGACGATCATTCGCCGCCATTCGAGCTGACGACCTTCGCCCCAGGTCGTCCGGACCTCCTCCCTGGCCTCGGCGATGGTGGCGAAGCGGCCGGTCTCGACGCCGGCCTCGGACAGGGCGAACTCATGGGACTCGTCGAACTTGGCAAGGGCTTCAGCCATAGTGTCGATGAGTGGTCCGTGTTCAGACGCCATGATGATTACAGACCTCCTTTCAGATTGCCGCCCTTCTTGTGAGCCGCCACCGCAGCGGCTGCCTTCTGATTGCCCTGAGCAGCGGCTTCCTGATCCGCCTTGAGGGCACGTGCGGTCTGAGCAGCGTTGACGTCGTTCGACGTCGCACGCTTCGGTTTCGGTCCCTTGACATCGGCCGGAGACGGCTTGGGCTTCTTCGGCAGCGGCGATTCTGCCAGTCGCTTCTGTTGGGCCTGCGCCGCCTTATCCTCCTTGGCCTTGCGGAGCACCTCGGCAGATTCTTCGGCCGACAGCCTCCGCAGTTCGGCCTTGTCGGACGGTTTGGGCTTCGGCTTTTTCTCGGCCGGTCGTTTCGGCCCGACGTCGATGCCGCCGAAGCCGTCGAACGAGGCGAGGACCCACACTCCAGTGTGGCCCTCTTCAGTCTCCGCACCCTTCTCGACGTGCTCGACCGTGATGTCGTCTGCGTCGAGCTGCGGACGGGACGGCAAGAACCGCTTGCCCTGTTCGTCCTCTTTGATGTCTTCGGCGAGCAGGTTCCACGCCTTGGCGAGGATGACTTGCTTGGCGACCGAGCGGTTGTCCTTAATCTCCTGCTCTTCCTCCTCTTGACCTTCGGGCACTTCGATCTCGCCGATGACGGCGAAGGCGTGTCTCACCGCTTTGGACACTTCGGACAGTTTCGGCTCGCGGACCAGCTCGGACCAGAACTTGAGTGCCGGCTCCCAGTTGGCAAAGTCGATCCGCCGTTCGGACGGCGGTGAATCTCCGGAGCCTTTCGCGATCCCGGTGTAGCGGTCTCTGTCGCTCTTGCTCGCCGCCATCAGGTACAGCATGCCGGCACATTCGCCGGGGGAGAGCCCGAGGTTGGACAGGCTCCGCTCGCGGTTCTCCTCGAAGATGTGCTCGACCGCTTTGACCAGTCGTGCATGCCGCTTCACGAACTCCTCGAACTCGGCATGATCGAAGTATCTGCACCAGTGATTGACTTCGGCCTGACCGGTCCGCTTCCACACGAACTCCGCCGCCTTGGCCAGCATCCGCGACAGGGTCTTCTTCTGGGCGTTGGTCGCCGGCATCTTCCTCCTCGTCTTGCCGTCGGCGTCGTACTCGAAGGTCTGGTACGAGTCGAAGGAGTCGCCGGTGTAGGCCACGTCCGCCGTGGTGCGTTGCCGGCAATCGTCGATGGTGCGGATGATCTCGCGTGCGTCCGAGATGCCGAACACCACCATCGTGTCGAAGATGAGGCCGTCGGGGTACAAGTCGGGAGGCCAGAAGTCCTTGCTCTGCCATCGCACCTCCTGCTTGCGTCGGAGCTGGAACGCGAACTTGGCTCCGATCAGCCGGTGCATGCCGTTGTGGTCGAAGCCGGCCTTGGTGATCTCGATGGCCGAACCGTTGATGGTCCGGCCCGGATAGCACGTCGGTCCGGCCCAGTGCCGGTTGAGCATCCGGTGCCCGTAGTTGAGGGCCAGGTCACGGTCGAACGGCCGCTGCTTGTGGATGTTGCGACAGCAGACGGTCTGGCCCTCCTCGTCCGTGATGACGAACTCTCGCTCGGCGTCGAACCTCGCGGCAGCCCAATCCGGGTTGCCCTCGGCCCGCAACCGCTCGCGGAAGGCGTCGAGCGGCTCCCAGCCGAGCATCTTGTCCACGTCCAGCTCGGTCAGTCCGCCCCGGACCGAGAACACCTTGTCCCCGATCCGCACGGTTTCCTTCTCCTTCGGCGGTCCCTCGCAGATGACCACCTCGAACTCGGGGAACACCAGCTCCCCGGCCTCGTCTTGTCCGTTGCTCGCCGTCTTTGATCGAACGGCTTTCTGAGTCACGGTCGGCATGTTCGCTTTCCTTTCTGTTGATGATTGATGAAATGGTCGCCGAATCAAGTTGACTGAATCTTGGCCTTGACCACGCGGATGCCTCCGCCACACTTGTGCCGGCCGAGGTCTTCGGTCGGGATCAGATGCACGGTGCCTTGGCGGATGAAGTCCCGCGTCTGCTCGTGTTGCTCTAGCCCGTACCTCATGTGATGGTGACAATAGTTGCCGGTGCCACAGAGGCATTCGGCGTGACGTTTTTTCTTGAAGTAGTGTCCCATTGATCCTGTCTCCTCTCGGGGTCGCGGAAAGCCCCTTCTCCGTCCGTGCCGCGACCAGCACGCTCGATGGATCAGCGTGGCAAGTCCTTGCTGCCGATGACGGTCAGGTTCAGGCCGACCTGGAAGTCTGCCACGCCGTCTCCGACCGGGCACTTCCTGATCTTTTCGTTGACCTTCCAGCCCATCGAGCCGGACTTGAACTCCTCGGGGGCGAGGTTGAACACGAACTTCTGACCGGCGAACTCGATGGTCATGGTGCCGGTCATGTTGGCCTTGGCGAACTGCTCCCGCGTGATCGGGCACTTGGTCCGCTTCAGGCTCGGTGCTCCGTTGCCCTCGGTCGTGGTCCCGGCCGGTTGGTCTTTCGTCTTTCCTGCCATCGTGATTCTCCTCTCGTCTTGGGTCTTCTGGTCGTCGAGCAAGTGCGTCTTGCTCCAACGATCCCGATTTGTCTCGCTCTCGGGATCACGAGCGGAAGGTGAGATGGGTGTCAGACGAGATACTCTGAGTCAACGTCTGCCAACGGACCGGCCGGGAACTTCATGAATCCGTGCCTTGCTAGCAACAGCGTCGGGCAATGAGCTGGTTGAGGGGCGTTCATCGGCATCAGCAGGAGGTTGAATTCTTGTACTCGTGCCTTCGCCGCCTTGAGCGAGCTGGCGAAGAAGTATACCCAGGGGAGTGGCCACTGCTCCTTCGCATTTGTGACACAGGACGGCTCGTCAAGCTGGTTGTGGTTGTCGCTCCAGTGCGAGCGGTATTTCCTCAGCCTCGGCCGTCTCGGCTCTCCCGTGATCTCCGGCTCGTTGCCGGAGATGCCTGGAGGATAATTCGACAAGTTGTTGATGAATCCGCTCATGATTGCTCCTTTCTGGTTCGTTCCAGATACGCTTCGATCTCCTCGACGCTCGGCTCGTCCTCCATGCCGCAGTAGCACTCGACTTCCGGGATGCCGCCGTCCCGGCAGGACCAGCCGCACTTCTTGCACAGCTTGCCAGTCCAGTTCCCTCGCTTCGGATCGCGGCAGCGAGGGCAGGTGCCCTCGCATGCCAAGCACGGCTCGCTCTCGGTCATCGGCCAATACTCGCCGCTGCCGATGGGAGACTGATTGGTGGTGTAACTCTTCTGGCCCCAGCCACCGCAGCCCGTGCAATAGTCGGGCCACTTCTCGATGTAGCTCTTGTAGGCCGCTTGGGCCTTCAAGCACTCGGGTGAGTGAGCGACGCTGGTCATGACTCGACCACCTCCTTCTTGGGCGAGAGGTACGGCCTCATCGCTTCAGCCCCGTGTAGGTCGAGGCCGCGGCTGAACATCCAGCGAGGCATGGGCCAGAGCCCGAAGGCGGTGAGGTCTTCGATATCCTGCTCCGCGTCGGTGTGTCTCTCGGCGGCTCTTTCGCGGATCTCCTCGTCGCTCAGTTCGGCCAGGGTTCGCCAGTCCCAACCTCGCCCGGTCGCGTTGGCGAGGAAGTGGACGAGTCGCTTCCTCATCGAGCAGTTCTTTGCCCACTGTTTGCCAGAGCCATTGTGATCTATCACCTTCATTGCTTGGGTCTCCCTTCGTCAGGTTTGGGACCGATCCAGGTGAGCAGATGGTGCTGCTCCTTGACCAGCCCGCCTCGCTTCAGGATGTCGATGATGCTGTTGTAGTCCTCGATGCTCAGGTGTCCGATCCGGGCGTAGAGGTGACCCGAAGGCACCTCGCCCAGCTCGCGGATGGCGTCGGCGATGGCCAGAGTGATCTGGATCGCTGCCTTAATTTGGTCTTTCGTAACTTGGGTCATGACTTCTCCTCAGCGGACGATTGGGGTCCTGCAAACAATCGATGCAAACCACTTCCCCGTTGTCGGTCACATCGCAACACTCAGAGCAGACCAGCTCTAGGCAAGTGTCGCACTGTTGGATCAGCCAGTCGTCTTTGTACCGGCCAATCTCCATCAGGACTAGGGCAGGCTTTCCGCAGCAGTCGCAGTCCGGGACTTTGCCGGCTCGCCGTCGGATGTGGCCCTTCTTGTCCACGTACTCGTCGGTCCGAAGAGTGATGATCTCCTTCATGCCATCCTCCTCGCACACTCGGGGCCGATGCCCGACTCGATGCTGCTGGGGACCGTCAGCCTGCGGCCACAGCGACCGCAGCGGCCCTCGTGATGGATCGAGTAACCCGGCGGCAGTGCTTGCTTGCCCAGGATCACCCGCAGGGCGAAGTCGAACACCCTCACCGGGATCGAGTCCTCGGTGTAAGGGCTGCGTTGAGTCAACCTGACCCGCTCGCAGTTTAAGATTCCGACGTAAGTGTAGTCACTGTCGTTCGAGGGGCCGGTGAGGAGCTTGACGAACCACGCTTCGGGGTAGGTCCGAGCGCCCTTGCCAGCGAACTCCTCGGTCCGGGCTTCCTTGTGGTCCACGCGGTACGTGTACCACTTGCCTTGGTCGTTGGCGATGGTGAAGATCGCCCGGCCGGCCTTGATGAAGTCGATGTCGATCATGCCATCACCACCTTTCTCCGCAGGGTCAATCGTGCTCGCAGGCTCGCCGCCGCCCGGATAGCCCGGTCGAGGGGAATAGCGGGCTGGACCTGCTTCTCGCGTCGCAGCTCAGCCTTCCACTGCTCGATCATGGACTTGGGAACCAGGTGAACTCTCTCGGACATGGCTTTCTCCAGTAAAGGGTTGAGACTCCAGAAAGAAAGAAGCGGGGTCGGGCCGGTCTGGAGAGTCCGGTGTTCGGATGATCGATCCTAGACCCCGCTGTTAGTTCGCTAACGCAGGATGATGTAGTTCCGGTCTTCGGTCTCTTCCTCTTCGGTTTCCTTTTCGCTGTCCTCGTCGTCATCCTCGTCTTCATCATTGATGGTTAAGAGGCAGAGGCCAGAGCTGCTGTACGCCGACTCTTCGATCCGCTCGTCGCATCCGAGGTCGGCGATTTCAGAGATGGGCAGGGCTTGCTGCGTGTGGCAGTGATCGCCGTAATCGCAGACGTAGAGGACCACGGCGTCATCCGGCAGTCCTTCAAGTTCTTTTCGCAGTTGACCAACAGTCATCGCATTCTGTAGATACCCCATGATTCTCTCCAGGTTAGAACCCCCTCACCATTGCTTCCCGACTTGGGACGGGCTGCCTCTCGGATGGCTCCAAGATGATCGAGCAGGTTGGTTTAGGTTCTAGCCACGCGGCTTGGGGATGGACCCGGTCTCGGCTTCCGCCTGTTTCAAACCGTTCCAGGGTAGCACTGACGATCTTTCGATCTGCGTGACTCGGATGACTTCCTGGTTCTGCCAGGTCTGCCGGGATCGGTTTGGGTCATCCCCCTCCGATCCCCCCGCTGCGTCCCGGTGCACGCCTTCGTCTTGCCCGTCCTGGGCTGGCCGTCGTCCGGTTCTGCGGTCGGTTGTCAATGATCAATCTACCTATTAAGGTAATAAACTTATTCGCCGAAGTAAAGAGGAAAAAACGGAATTCTGGGAAAATTTTTCTAATTAGTTTTTCCCCGGATTTCCGGGGAAATCGAATAAAATGAGATCATGGAAAAAGGCGAAGAGGCGGGACCGACACAAAACAAGAGACGACATCGAGGCCGTCCAGAGCTGTACGACTGGAAGACGTGGTTCTCCCAGCCGGAGTTCCGGGTGATGGCCGGCCGAGACTACCTTTGCTCTCAGACTTCGATGGCTCAGCAGATCAGAGGCGAGGCGAGTGATCGGGGTCTGTTCGTGCGGATCAGTGACATCAACATCGGACTGGTCGTGCGAGTGAGCCAAATGCCGTTCCGCACGAATGGCAGGAGAAGGAGCAAGAAGAAATCGAGGGCTGACACATGAGCATCTTCATCGGAGTTGATCCGGGGGCGTCGGGTGGGATCGCCGTCGTCTGCGATTACTTGGATGTTCCTCCGGTCCTCCATGCCATGCCAAAGACGGAAAGGGACATTTGGGACATCGTCGGATCGTCAGATGTTCAAGACCGCTCTGATCACGTGGAGCTGACTTGCTTCGCTGTCATCGAGAAGGTGGGAGGGTTTATGCCAGGGTCGGCAGGCAACATCGGGAGTGCTATGTTCAAGTTTGGCAGTTCTTACGGCTTCCTTCGTGGATGCCTGACCGCCGCCGGTATTCCTTTCGACGAAGTGCATCCGAGGACGTGGCAAAAGGCTCTCGGAGTGATCGCTCGCTCGAACGGCGAGAGCAAGGGACAGTTCAAGAATCGATTGAAGCAGAAAGCACAGCAACTCTTCCCCCAGGTCAACGTGACCTTGGCAACGTGTGATGCCTTGCTGCTCGCCGAGTATTGCAGAAGGATCAAGTCATGAGTGCAGATGATAAGCTGGATGCCATCATTCAGAAAGCGATCAGCGACGGCAGGAAAGTAAAGTGCTCTGTCGGGGTATACCTTGCGAATCTCCGAGAGTGGAAAGCTGCCGTGGAAGAGGAGATCCAAGCAGCTGAAGAGATGAAATCCGAAGAAGAGTCGGCTGCCGAAGAGCAAGGAGATGAGTCGTGAGTTTGCTCTTGACGTCGAAGTGGGACGCCGATCCGAAGAGGAGGTGGGTTGCCCGCGTCACCGGACGCGATGGCACTCACGGCGTCGGGAGGGAGTTCCTGCGTTCCTTGGATCGAGTTCGACGTGGACGCGGAGATCGCGAAGGTCAACAGGAGGGAGAGACGATGACTCCTTGGCAGCAGCACGTCGAGCGGTGGAAGGATTGTCGAGCGTGCAAGCTCTGCGAGAACCGTCAGCATGTGGTGCTCGCCAAGGGACAACTGCCGTGTGATCTTCTCCTGATCGGAGAAGCACCGGGATTCTCGGAGGACTCCGACGGCGTGCCGTTCCGTGGTCCGGCCGGGCTGTTGCTCGACGACATCGTCGGCGAGGCCCTCTCCGCTCATGGCCGGTTCGGATGGGTCGAGAACGGTCAAGGCAAGCGGCGAGAATGGATCTCGGACTCGCTGCGGCTCGCATGGACCAACTTGGTCTGCTGCCTGCCGCTCGACGAGGACGGCAACAAGACAGGTCAGCCGTTGCCGGAGGAGATCAGGGCCTGCTCCGAGCGGCTGGTCGAGTTCGTGCGGATCGCCGATCCCCAGTTGATCGTCTGCGTCGGTTCCATCGCCAACGACTGGCTGAACTCGAAGATGCTGCGAGGCATCACGTTCGACAAGGACATCCCCATGATCGACATCACGCATCCCGGAGCGTACCTCAAGCCGGGAGTCAATCCGGTGCAGAAGTCGATGGGGATCAAGAAGTCTGTGGTCAGGATCAGGAACGCCGTGAGGGAGATGTTGGAGGTGAATGTTCCATGAGAACCGAAGTCAGCATCGGAGGAAAACGTATCGAGTCTCCGTTCCGGAAGAAGCGGCTCGCTTTGAGCGTTCCTTACGTCGAGGTCAGCGACGAAGAGATCCTTACGCTCGGGTTTCGTGCGAATATGCTAGAGATGGGGAAGGGTCTCGGCTCCATTGACACAGGGACGGGACTCGGGACTGATTTCATCTTGCTCCGCTGGGGCAAAAAGAGCATCGCGGTCAGAGGCAGCGAATTGCTGAGGGCTTGGGTCAGGTCGTTCAAGCCGAAGGATGCCGAGCGGTTTCCAGCAGACGTAAAGGAGTTATGATCCATGCCGTTGCCGAGCGAGCGAGTCAAGAAGGTTGATCCCGAGCCAGGGCAGAACCATGATGGAGTACGTCTCGGCATCAACATCTTTGACATCGACAGGATCGACTCCGTGATGCGGGAGATGATGCGGCTGACCGAGAAGATCGACCGCACGCCGATCCGCTTCGACCCGAGCCGAATGGATGAGGGCGGCGTCGCCTTCTCCTGTTCTCTCCTCGACGCGGCTTGCCTCTGCGACGTGATCCGCTCCCATGACCGGAGAGCGGGAGACTTCCCAACCAGAGTATACGTCTTCCGCAAGGCGTGGAGCAAGCTGCCGTCCCACGCGGTCCTGACGCGGGTGCGAGAAGACGGCAAGTGCGTGTTGAATCCCGAATGGTTCGGCGAGCGGGAGATCGTCGTCTCTGCTCCGCCCGAACGCAGGAGGTATGAGCTGTGACGACTTTGGCACAAGCGTTGAAAGGCAAGAAGATTCCGGAGGTGAATCTGCAACCGAGGGGTCCGGTTTGGACGGGACCGAACGGCGAAGGGCCACAAGGAGGAGTCACGCAGTCGCTCCTGTCCCGCTTCCTCGTCTGCCGAGAGCGCTTCCGCCTGCTGATTGTCGAGGGCATCAAGCCTGCCGACTCCTTCTCGCATCGTTTGGAGTTCGGATCGTGCTGGCATGTCTGCGAGGAGCAGTTGGCAAAGTACGGAGGCAATCTCCAATCTCAAGCAGTAGAACGGGCTTTGGCTGAATATGGAAGGCAACTCTGCAAGCGTTACCCGACTCAGCAGGGGGAGATCGACAAATACTACCAGCTCTGCAAGGCGATGTTTCCGTTGTACGTCAAGCACTGGTCGAAGAACAAGGACCAGAAGGACAAGACTCCGTTGCTCGCCGAACAGATGTTCGATGTGCCTTATAAACTGCCATCAGGACGAACGGTCAGGCTCCGGGGCAAGTGGGACGGGGTGAACCTCGTCAGCAAGGGTCGAGCGGCCGGGATCAGGCTGTTCGAGACGAAGACGAAGGGGGACATCGACGAGCAGCAGATCACGAGTCAGTTGAGCTTCGATCTGCAAACCATGATGTATCTTGTAGCGTTGCAGACTCAAATGGAATCTGAACCGATGGAGAATGAGCTTGGAAAGCCTGCCTTGCGAGCGGCGGATGGAACGGCTTTGAGTGATGCCCCCATTGCCGGAGTCGATTACAACGTCATCCGCCGGCCGCTCTCCGGCGGCAAGGGCGATGTGCGGCTCGGCAAGGATGAGTCCATCGCTCACCTGTGCGAGCGGTTGCAGGAGAAGATCCGCGAATGGATGGCGACCCCGGATGCTCCTGACGGCTGGTTCTACCGCTGGAAGGTCGAGATCAGTCAGGAGGACATCGCCAAGTTCAAGCGGCAGTGCCTCGATCCGATCCTGGAGCAGCTCTGCGATTGGTGGCAAGTAGTCAACGACGATGGCAACTGCAAGGTATGGGGAGGAGCGAAATCGCTGCACTTTAGATTACCATACGGCGTGTGGAATCCTTTACTGGAGGGGCGTCCTTCCGACATGGACTATCATCTTGCCACCGGTTCAATGGTAGGAATGCAGAGGGTCATGAATCTCTTTCCGGAGTTACAATGACGCCGAACGAGGAAAGGAGTCTCTGATGCTTGTAATCGTCAGGAAGTTGGGAGAGTCAATCGTGATCGGTGATGACGTGGTCGTCACGGTCAGGGAGATAGACAGAGGCAAGGTCCGGCTGGGGATCGAGGCACCGCGAGAGGTGCCCATCTTCAGGTCGGAATTGTTGGAGAAAGGACAACCACATGCCGACGGTGACGAAGCAAGTCGCAAGCAACAGCAGGCCGTCCCTGAGTCAGAAATCGACGGTTGATCAGTCGGCCTGGGACTTCATCGACCAGATCCGGCTCGTGGTGTATGGGCAGAGCCGCACCGGCAAGACCACGCTCTGGTCATCGTTTCCGGGACCGATCTTGGCCCTCGTGTGCTCGTCCGGTCTGAGGCCCGGCGAGTTGCGGAGCATCAACACGCCCGAGATGCGGAAGAAGGTCAAGGCGACGGTGATCTCGTCCACGGATCAGTTCCGCCGGATCGTCAAGGAGGAGGCTCCGAGCTTCGCTACTGTGGTCCTGGACCACGTCGGCGGACTCCAAGACCTCGACCTGAAGGAAGTCCTTGGCCTGGAGGAGGTGCCGTTGCAACGTCCCATCATCGGCGACAACAAGCGGACATGGGGACAGATCGCCATCGACATCAAGGACATGTTCCGCCCACTCCTGAACTTGCCCGGTCACCTGGTCGTGGTCGCCCACGAGCGGGTCTTCTCCGGCACGGAGGAGGACAAGACATCAGACATCATCGCCCCGGTCGTGAACGCCGGCACGACACCGTCGGTGTGCCTGTTCCTCAACCGCGAGTTCGATTTCTTTGTCCAGACTTTTCTCCGGCCTCGATTCGTCGAGCAGAAGATTCCAGGCACAGACGCCGTGAGCAAGGTGCGGGCCGGGACCGAATATTGCCTGCGTTGCTGCGATCAGCTCGACACGTATTACACGAAGTTCCGCACGACCAGGCCGGACCTGCTGCCCGAGATCGTCGTGCTCGGCCGGACCGGGCAAAGACCGACGGTCTCGGCGTTCGAGATCATCGACAAGCTGAGCCGGGGCGATCCCGTCTCGCCGCTCAAGAATTTGCCGAAAACTGTCGTAAAATGAAGGGAAATCCACGTGGCCGGGGAGTCCGGAAACGCTCGACGGAGCACAGTACGGCTCCCCATTTTCATCAGCAGAAAGTGAGGACGAAAGATCATGCCAGGACAGACCGCGAAGACGACGCTTGCCGCAGCCCTCGGGCAACGGGGCAAGCAGGTGCATGAGGAGACGAAGTCGAACCCGGTGTCGGGAGGAGGACTGCCTGCCGGCATCAACCGGGGCGTCGCTCAGCTGACGCAAGCGAGGGTTGGCAAGTACGATTCGGGAGACAATCAAGGCAAGCCTTACGTGCTGCTCATGGGCGTGGCCAAGACTCCCGAGGAGCACGACGGCGTGCAAGTGGCCGGGCAGCTCGTCGGACCGTTCATGTTCCCGATGTGCGATACGCCAAAGCGGACCATCGGCCCGCAGAAGATCCCGGGCAGCCTCAAGAACTGGTACAATTTCATGCTCGATCACGTCGGCAGGCTCCTCGGCGTCAAGAGCATGGAGGCCGTATCGTTCGAGCAGATGGACGGCATCTTGGAGCACCTGCAGAAGGACAAGCCATACTTCAACTACTCCACGGCGAAAGCCAAGGACCGACCCGACCCGAAAGACCCGAAGAAGACCATCGAGGGCGGCGTGTTCACGAACATGCTCGCCAAATGCGAGTACAACGGCCAGGTCGACCCGGGAGCCGGCGTGACCTCGGACGAGACGAGCGGAGAGGCCGGCGACGCGAGCAGTGATCGTGCTCCGGCCGTCGACGAGCCGTCCGACAACGAGGGCCAAGTCGCCCTCGCCGACCTCGACGTGGACCAGCTCCTCGAAGCTGCCAACGGCGAGGACGATGATCAAGCCAAGCCGTATCGCGAACGGCTCTTGGAGTTGGCCGCCGAATGCGGGGTTGAGGGAGCGGCCGACATGCCGAGCTGGGACGATGTGGCCGCGTCGATCAAGACCGCTCAATCCGCCGGGGACGAGGGAGAGGGGCAGCAGGAAGAAACCTCCGAGCCGGAAGCGTGGAAGCCCGAGAAGGGTGCCGTGGTCAAGTGGAAGCCGACGGATGCCAAAGGCAACCCACTACGAGACAAGACCACGAAAAAGCCGCTCAAGGCCATCGAGATCGAAGTGGTCACCGTCAACGAGAAGAAAGAAACCGTCACGGCCAAGAACAACACCACGAAGAAGATGATCGTCTCCGGCGGTCTGCCCCAAGCCATCCCGTGGGCCGACCTGATTCACGATTGATCTGAGGGCCGAAGGAAGCCGTCAAACCTCAGAACGCTGCGTGGCCTAACGTCTTGACTAGCGGACATGAGTCTTATGGCGACTCCGAGAGAGGATGACGCAGGTTGCAGTCCTCCGGCTTCCCGGCCCGCCGGTTCATCCTGTTCCCCCTTGACGCCTGCGTGAGTGAGCGCCGCTTCTCCTCTCGCTCACGCAGGTCTTTTCCCTCGCCTTCCCCTCCCTTGGCATGTCGATGGTGCGGTGTGGATCATGCTGTCGATTGACACAGAAGTTACGGGCGTCGATCTGTTTCATGGTGCTCTGCCGTTCCTGGTCACGACCTGCACCGGAGACGAAAGTCAAAGGTTCTGGGAATGGCCGGTCGATCCTTTCACCCGCAGGCCGGAGATTCCCGAGGACGATCTCGCCGAGATCCGCGAGCTGATCCTCTCCGCCGATGAGCTGTGTCTGCAAAATGCGAAGTTTGATGTCCGCGTCCTCGACCGGGCCGGCTGTGTCAAGGCCGACGAGTGGCCGTGGGAGAAGACACGCTGCACCTTGCGGGCTGGGCATCTGCTCGCCACGAACCAACCCCACGATCTGACATCGATGGCATGGGACGTGGGACTCGACATCGGCCCGTTCGAGAAGACGCTCGAAGAGGCGGTGAAGGAGGCGAGGGACGCGGCCCGGATCGACTTCCCGGACTGGCGGATCGCGAGCGATGAGCTGCCCGAGATGCCGTCGGCGAAGGAGAAGACCTGGCGATACGATTACTGGCTGCCGCGAGCCTTGGCTTTGGAGAAGGACTGGCCTCGGCCCGAGCCGGATTGCCGGCACGAATGGGTCGGCTGGGGCTGCTTCCGGTGCATGGGTCACAGGTTCTGGGTCGTGACGAGCGAGTACGCCAACGCCGACTCGTTCGCGACCTGGCACTTGTGGCGACATCAAGAGCGGGAGATCCGGCGGAGGAAGTTGTGGGCCATCTTCGAGACGGCCATGCGAGTCCATCCCGTCGTCGTGTGCATCGAGGGCAACGGGCTGACCGGCATCAAGAGCCGAGCCCGCACGCTCGGAGGACAATACGAACGAGCCGCCGCCGAGTGTCACCGCAAGTGCGTCGATGCGGCCGATGGCGAGATCAAGGCGTTGCCGAAGAACGGCCGCTCGAACGCCTTGAACGCGGTGGTGTTCGACAAGTTCGGGTTGTCTCATCCGAAGCGGACGAAGAAGGGCAACGTGTCGATGGACAAGGAGGTCCTGGAGGACTGGCTGCTCTCGACCAAGGGCAAGCCGCACACGTTCATCAGCAACTTGCTCGCTTACCGTCGCCGCCAGACCGGCCTGTCGTTCGTCAAGGCATACGAGAAGTACGGCTTGCCGATCCCCGGCGACGACGGAGCCGACCTCGCCGATCACTTCCGCTTGCACCCGAACCTCAACCCGACGGCGACGGCCCATTTGCGGATGGCATCGGAACACCCGAATGGTCAACAGATCTCGCAACAAGGGATCGCCGAGGAAGCTGCCGACGGTCTCGACGCCGACCGCAAGGGGCACAACATCCGCTGGATGTTCGGTCCCGAACCGGGCTGGGAATGGTGCTCGATGGACGGCGAGAACTTGGAGCTGCGAGTGCCCGCATACGAGGTCGGCGAGAACGACTTGATCTGGGTCTTCGAGCATCCCGACGATCCTCCTCACTTCGGCAGCTATCACTCGGTGGTCGCTGAGCTGCTCTTCCCGAAGGAGTTCCGCAGTGCCGTGAGGGGAGCAGGCTTCAAAGAGGAGTTCCCGTATCAGTATCACCGGATCAAGTGCGGCAACTTCGCGAGGCAGTACGGAGCTCAAAGGAAGAAGGTCGATGCCACGTTCGGAGTCGTCGGCGGATTCGACCTCGTCTCGGACCGGTTCCCGAAGATCGACGCCTTGGCGAGGAGCCTGATCCGGTTCGCCGACGAGCACGGGTTCGTCGAGACGATCCCCGACCGGACCGTCGATCCCGAACGAGGGTATCCGATCCTTTGCTTTCGCACGGAGCGGGGCAATGTCAAGCCCACGCTGCCGATGTCGTACCACACGTCCGGTTCGGCCTGCTGGTGGATGTTGAAGGCCCAGATCCGCTGCCACGATTTCCTGACACGGACCGAGCGGGGGAGGCGGTCGGGAGGCAAGATCATCCTTCAAGTGCATGATGAACTGCTCTTCGCCTTCCCGAAGCGAGGAGACCCGATCAAGGAACCGGAGAGGAGCAACCTCGGGATCGCGAGCGAGCTGCGACGGCTGATGCGACAGGGCGGAGACGACATCGGTGTGGTCACGCCGGTGTCGATGAAGTGGCACACGGACAATTGGTCGGAAGGTGTCAAGATCAAGGAGAAGACAGGAGAGGGACATGCCAACGGCAGAGCAAAGGTCAGCAGCAACGGGAAGTCAAGTCCGAGAGACTTCGCTTCCACCAGGTGACGGGCAGGGACAGGACTTCCTCAAGCCTTTTCGGTTCCACGGACTCGATCCCCGAGTCAACGGTCGGGAAGCGATCTCCGATTGTCCCTTCTGCGGTCGCGAAGGGAAGTTCAACGTCAAGATCGAGACTGGCCAGTGGCGGTGCTGGGTGTGTCCCGAGGGTCAGCACGAGACGAAGGAGGGTCCAAAGGTCGGCGGCAACGTGCTGTCGTTCCTCAAGTGCCTGTGGCAGAGATCGTATGAGCGCACGAACGGGCACACGAAGGCCCTGGCCGAGGAGAGGAAGCTGCTCTGGCCCGACACGCTGACCCAGTGGGGAGTCGCGAGATCGATCATCAATGGCAATTGGTTGTTGCCTGCTTACGACGTCAATGGCAAGTTTTGTCAACTTTACAAGTTGGTCAAGGGCAAGTCAGGCAGGATGGAGTTGCACGCCACGTCCGGTCTTGGCCACGGCCTGTTCGCTCCGATGACGTGGGACCGGAAAGCGACGAGCATTCACTTGACGGAAGGTCCCTGGGACGGGATGGCCTTGTGGGAGGTGTTGAAGTCCGCGAAGGAGACGGAGGACGGCTTGGCCGAGACGGGGTCGGAATCGTCTTCGTTGCTCGCCGGGTCAGCCGTGCTGGCAATCCCTGGCTGCGGATCGGTCGGCACGCCGTTCGCAAAATGGGCTCCGCTGTTCGCCGGCAAGCGGGTGATCCTGTGCTTCGATTCGGACCATCCGAGGCAATACAACGGTCAGGACGTGCCTCCAGCCGGGTTCGACGCCTCGAAGCGGGCGGTCAGGATCTTGTCTGCTGCCGAGAAGAAGCCGTCGAGGGTCGAGTGGCTGGAGTGGGGCGTGTTCGGCTATGACCCAAGCCTGAAGTCCGGCTTCGACGTGCGGGATCTCTTGTCGCAAGGAGAGACGTTGCCAGAACGGATCAAGCTGCTCGGCGAGGAGCTGCTGCCGAAGATCAAGCCCATCCCGTCCGAATGGCTGTCCACGTCGTCGTCGCCAGCGTCGAGGCCGGGGTCGGTCCAGATCGAGCCTCTCCGGTGCGAATCGTGGGCCGAGCTGAAGAACTGTTGGCGGAAGGCGATGGAGTGGTCCGAGGGGTTGGAGAAGGCTCTGGCGGCGATGCTCGCGACCGTGCTCTCGACCCGGTTGTCCGATGACCCCCTTTGGATCAAAGTGATGTCGCCCGCCTCGACCGGCAAGAGCACTTTGTGCGAAGCCCTGGCCGTGGCCACCGACTGGGTGTTCCCGCTCTCGAAGATGACCGGCATGCACTCGGGGTGGAAGACCGACAAGAAGGGGGAGGAGGATCACGGCCTGGTGCCCCTGATTCAGAACAAGACGCTCGTGATCAAGGACGGCGACACGCTCTTGACCTCGGCCGATCCGTCGAAGGTCTTCGGCGAGCTGCGAGACCTGTACGACGGGGCGGCCAGGGTCCATTACCTCCACGGCATCTCGCGGCGGTACGACAACATCAAGCTCGGCATCATCATCTGCGGCACGGACTCGCTGCGGAAGATCGACTCCTCGGAGCTGGGCGAGCGCTTCCTCGACGTGGTGATGATGGAGAAGATCGACGAGGACTCCGAGCGGAACATCGGTCTCAGGACGTTCTGGCGGGTGGTCCGCAACGCCACCGAGAACGGCGACGAGTCCTCCATCGCCTTGACTCGCTCGAAGGAGATGGTCTTGGCGATGCAGATGACGGCCGGGTACGTCAACTTCCTCCGCGAGCAAGACGTGCAGATCCTGCACGGTGTGGCGGTCGACGAGGAGATCGCCGAGCGTTGCAATGACCTCGGCAAGTTTGTGAGTTGCTTGCGGGCCAGACCGTCGCGGCATCAGGAGGAGCACTCATCGCGGGAGCTGTCGTCCCGCCTCGTCGGCCAGATCGGCAAGCTGGCCATCTGCCTCGCCGGCGTGTATCAAAGGAAGAGCGTGGACGAGCCGGTGATGGCCCAGGTCCGACAGATCGCCTTCGACACGGCCCGAGGGACCACGCTCGACATGGTCCGTTGGTTGTTCAAGCAGGGCACGCAGGGCAATCACCGCTCGGGGATTGCCACGGTGACCAACCAGACCCACGACCGCACCACGAAGCTGCTGCGGTTCCTCCGGGCCATCGGCGTGACCGAGTATTATCACAAGGGAGGGACGGCCGGGGTGGTCGAGGGGCAGGAAATGTGGCGGCTGACGGAAAGTATGAGAGGACTGTTCGGGAGGGTAATGCGCGATGCCAAGAGCTGATCAGCGGACCACGACCAGGTTGCCCAAGATCAAGGCGTTGGTGCCTTGGTACGGCAGCAACCGTATCTTGGCGAAGAACGTGGGAGATTTGCTCGGCCGTCGCTCGTGGGTCGGCGTTCCGTTCGCGGGAGGAATGTGCGAGATTACTTACATCAACGCCCGCACCGTCGTGGTCAACGATCTGCACGGTCACGTGATCAACCTCGCGGTTTGTGTTGCCGATCCGGTCATCGGACCGAAGATGTGGAGGATGTTGCGGAGGCTGCCTTTCCATCCGACGACGCTGGTCGAGTCGCAGAGTTGGTGTCGAAACAATCGACCGGACTGTCCGGACGTTGTGTCAGCGATGAAGTACTTTACATCCGCATGGATGTCGAGGAACGGGAAGGCCGGTACGAAAGATGAATTTGACGCTGGTTTGTCCGTCAGATGGGAAGCTGGGGGAGGAGACTCTGCCGTACGGTTTCACAATGCTGTGATGTCGCTCCGCGAGTGGAGACGTATCCTGTCTCGATGCACGTTCGTCTGCCTCGACGCCTTCGAGTTCCTGAGCAGATGTCAGGACAAGAAAGAACACGGCATTTACTGCGATCCTCCGTGGCCGGGAGACGGAGACTCTTATCTGCACACGCTCTCGTTTACTGATCACGAAAGACTGGCGAGATGCTTGTCGGAGTTCGAGCACGCCCAGATCGTCGTGAGGCTAGGAGACTGCGAACTCGCCCGGTCGCTGTACCGTCACGGGTGGAATTGGCACAAGCAAACGAGCAGAACGGCGGCGAACAAAGACAAACACGAGGCACTTATTACAAGGAACTGAACCCATGCCAAGTCTGACCAATCGCGGTCCCTCGGGACTGCTCTCGAAGTCCAGTGGCAAGTTGACGAACCGTGGTCCTGCCGGGATGCTGTCCAAACCTCAGCAAGCAGATGGGGACGGCAAGGCCGACGAGGCTCTCGCCGCTCCGGCCATCCCCGAGCGGAAGGACTTCATCGCCAAGTCGTTGTCCAAAGTCGAGATCGTGGACATCAAGACCTTGAAGCCCGATCCGATGAACGCCCGCCTCCACCCCGAGCGGAACATCGACAGCATCAAGCTGTCGTTGTCGATCTACGGTCAGCAGACCCCGCTGGTGGTGAGGAGGAAGAGCCGGATCGTGATCAAGGGCAACGGCACGCTCGAAGCGATGAAGCAGATGTCCTGGACCAAGGCCGGGGTGATCTGGACCGACCTCGACGACGTGGCCGCCGCCGGGTACGGGGTGGCCGACAACCGCACGGCCGAGCACGCCCGCTGGGACTTCGAGGTCGTCGGCCGGATCGAGCGGATGTGCAGTGCAGCCGGCCAGTCGATCATGCCGGGATGGACTCCGCAAGAGATTGTTGGTCTGCGACTAATGCTGCAGCCAAAGGCACAGGGAGACCCGAATGAGGTCCCCGAGCCACCACGAGAGCCATTGTCATCAGTCGGAGACCTCTGGTTTCTTGGTGAACATCGATTGCTGTGCGGTGACTCCACAGATCCTCGATGTCTGAAGAAAGTGATGAACGGGAAGCTGGCGACGTTGCTTTTTACTGATCCGCCTTATGGAGTATCGATTGGAGCTAAGAATAGGCTGCTAAACAGCGTCCAGAAGGCTGGACGCTGTTTAGTAGATATCAAAGACGATTCTATTGCTCCGAAAGATCTGCGCGAAGTGTTAGTGAAGGGATTTAACGCCTGTTATCCGCACCTTGCTGATGACTGCTCAGTATTTGTCTGTTCGGCTCAGGGAGGTGACTTGGGTTTAACGATGCTGCTACTTATGCAAGACGCGAAACTACCCGTCAAGCACGTCATTATCTGGAAGAAGAATCGAGCCACGTTCTCGCTGAACCGTCTTGACTACGACTATCAGCACGAACCTATCCTCTTCACTTGGAAACGGACACACAAGAAAAGGGACGCGGGAGAGTTCCGCACAACGATATGGGAAGTAGATAACCCATTACGTTCGCCGGACCACGCAACTACCAAGCCTGTTGAGTTACCTGTCAACGCTATCCTGCGGCACACCGATCCTGGCGACGTGGTGACGGATATCTACGTTGGGAGTGGAACCACGATCATCGCTGCCCAACAGACCGCTCGCGTATGTTACGCCGTGGAGATTGAGCCAAGATACGTGGATGTCTGCCTGGATCGGTTCTCTTCATATGCAGGTATTGACCCAGTGCGGGAACGGGATGGAATGAAGTGGTCGAAATTGCGTGCAACCAGGGACGGGAAGCGTGGGTAGGGAGATTAGCCAAGGGCGTTCACCCGGATCGTACGGCGGGGCCAAAGAATCGAAGCAAAGGGCAAAAGAAAACCCCCAGGGGTTTCCTGGGGGTAGCAGCGTTGGGTTGTGGTTAGGCTTAGCTGGCTGTGGTCGCCGGGACCGGAGCCTCGGCCGGAGCCGCCTTCGCCTTCTTGGCCTTCGGTTTGCCGGTCGTGGTCTTGGCTGGCTTGGCCTCGCCCGCCTTGGGCTTCACGAATCCGAAGAACAGCCAGCCGTTGACCTCCTGATCGGTACCACGAACGGCCTTGGCGGTCGCGGTGAGGGATGCGTATTCCTTACCCGCATAACGGAACCCGGCCTCGGTGCGAGTGACCTTGTAATCCTTACCGTTGTACGTTTTGGTGAAGCTCTCGCCGACCTTGGGCAGGGACTTGTGCTCGGTGGAGCCGTTGCCCCGGACGGGATGCTCAGGGGCTTTGCTCGCTGCCGCACGACCGGGAGCGGTGATGGCGAAGCTGGTATGGGACGCATCGTCCGCACCGCCCTCGTCACTCTCGATCTGCTTGACGTACTTGGCCTTGAGGAGCGGGTCCAGGATGGGGACGAAGTTGACCGAGTTGCCGTTGAACGCCTTGGCCGCGATCTGCTTGCGGGTGAGCGATCCGCCGGCGGTCTTGACACTGGCCAGTGCCTTGAGGACGCGAACCTGGGTTCCGGTGAGGGTAATGGCTGCCATGATACTGATCTCCTGTCGGGCGAGTGTTTCCTGATTCGAGCCGCCAAGGGATACGTCCCTAAACCATCAACTCGAATCTACTTGCAAGTATAACGTCTGGAGACGCGAAGTCAAGCATCGATCTGGAGATTTCTTGAGGAATTATTCTGCTATGAGGATGCGGAGGAATTTAGGTCTGGAGCCGATGTTCACCTACCTTGGCGGCAAGTGGCGTCTGGCTCCGAAGTATCCGCCTCCGATTCATGACACCATCATCGAGCCGTTCTGTGGTTCAGCCGGATACTCACTTCGGTCAGACATCGGGAACATTGTTTTTCTACAACGTCGCCTTGCATCTGTTTCTACCTCCTTGCTAAGAATAAAAGATAAGAAAAGAAAAAGAAAGAAAGGATTTTCCCACTGTGATTATATCACAGGTAAAATGAAAAATGTTTCTTTCGTTTTTTGTTGGGATGAATTTTTTCTTTTGGTTCTTTCCTTTCCCGGTCCGTATAATTCGAGGTAGACATCAGGAGAAGAATTTCATGGCGTTCCTCGAACACGCCCGAGAGAAGCAAGTATTCGAACACATTCCCGTCGTCCATTCGTCGGTCCCTCACACCCAGGGTGTGGGAATGCGGGGCAGGGAACCGACGGATGGAAGCGATGATGCTCAGTTCGAGGATCTGCTGAAGGCCATTTCATCCCTGCCTCCCACACTGCTCTGGGGTCTGTTCCGCCACGTGGTCAGGATGCTGTACCATCGAGGGGTGTTCGGCAGGACGGACAGGCCGACAGACAGGATCAGCACCGGCAAAGGGAAGGGCATAGCTACTCCACTTGATCCAGAGACGGTCATCGACGGAGGGGTGTCAAAGGCCGTCCGAACGATGGAACGGGAGCTGCGAGAGGAGATGCGAGAGAAGCAGGATCATGCGATGCAGGGAGGCAGGCACCTGGACATGACACCGCTGAGGGTGGCACTGTAGGATCGAGGAAGTGACGAAGTGACGCAGTTCCTAACAAATTCCGACAGCGACTCCAGACGTGCCAAGAAGGCCCAGATGGCGGCGTACAACTCTCGGAAGAAGCGATTGACGGCCAAGCAACGCATCTTCGTCGACGAGTACGTCAAGTCAAAGGACGTGAAGGCATCGGCCCTCGCGGCCGGGATCAGTGAACGGTCGGCGACGTCTCAGGGATTCCAGTGGCTCGATCCAGAGCTGTATCCGCTCGTGGTGATCGAGGTCAATCGGTTACTCAAGATCATCGAAGAGCAGACCGTCCTCGAAGCACAGGACATCCGGCAGCGGATATCCGAGGTCGTCAACGTCTCGCTCTTGGATTGGTTCACGCCGGATCAGGGCGGCTGGGTCATCGATATCGAGGCATACAAGGAACTGCCGATCCACATCAAACGGATGATCGAGGCCGTCGACATCGAGCACGTCGAGGTGCTGACCAAGAGGAAAGTCAAGAACGACGCCGGAGATGAAGAGGAGGTCGAAGATTGGGTCGAGAAGGACAGGGCTCGCGTCCGGTTCGTCTCGAAGACCTTTGCCCTCGGCCTGGCCGCCAAGTACTCGCTGACCGAGAAGCACCAGCACGACGTCAACCTCATGACCCTGGATCTCGACAAGCTCTACGCCGACCAGGCTGCCAGGGGCAGGAAGAGCGGAGAGGAAGATCCGGTCGAGCGAAGGATAAGGGAGGCGAGAGAAGTCAAGGCGATTCCACCGCCGGCTGCTGATGGTGAAAACAAGCCCAACGGAGAACCATGATGCTTACCTGCGAAGAGTTCCGTCAGCTGGCCGAGCGACTCTCGAAGTCAGCCGGCACCAACGCTGAGTATGCCGCGATCATCAACCACGGTCACTCTTGCGTTAAGTGTGCCAGGTGGATCGCCTCGAAGCGGGAGAAGGAGCAAGAACTGACCCCGGAGCAGAACAGGGCCATTCAGCAGCGGATGCAGCGGCTCTATGAGGACCAGGAAGCGATGGGTGCTATGACCGACAAGGTCGAGAAGGAAGCCATCGAAGAGCTGGAGAAGCCGGCCCTGGTAGCTCAGCTCGATGAGGCGATCAGCTCTGCAGAGGATCTCATCCGGAGTGATGCTCCACTATCCGCCATCGACCTCTTCGCTCTTCAGATCGTCGTGCTCAAGGCGGTCCGTGCTCTGGTCGCTCACATGGAAGATCTGAAGAGAGAACGGCAGGAGATCGAGGCGGCTCAGTTGCGATCCATCATCCGGGCTCAAGTGGAACGACTGAGGCAACAGCATCCACAGTTCGGGGACGACTCCCTCGGCCAGGGAGCCACCAACCCACAAGAGGAGTAGACCAAAATGAACTACGACGTCTTCATCACCGCCCACGGCTTCTCACTCTCGGTGCTCCGGCTCAACTCCGGTTCGGCGACCGTGACCTTCATCAACCAGACTCACCAGAACCGTTCTGCGGTCGCCGATGGTGGTGAGTTTAACAGCGGGACCATCGCTCCGGGCGGCGGTCGAGCGGTGGTGCCGGTTGGTGGGCTGACGACCTGCCTGCATCCTTACCACGATGGGTTCTTCCCGAACTTCAAGGCGACCATCATCAAGGAGTCTTAGGAGAACCAAAAGCGGACTCGGCATTTGCGATCATCTGCCTCGTCGCACTGACATTGCTGATGATCGCGACAGAGAGATTGGAACGGAGGAAGACATGGCTCTGATAATTGCAAGCAGCGGTTCCGATGACGCAGTGGCCTTCGCGGCCATCATCGGCTTTGTGTCACTGGTCCTGACGATCATGTTCCTGGTCTGGTTCATCATGACCCTTTCCTCGATCCGGAAGGACATGTCAGCGATGCTCGATGGCTGGAAGAGCTGGAAGCCGGATCACTTCAGCGAGAAAGAGGAGGATAGAGGAGCAGTTCACGAGGACTGCGAGGTCGACAACAAACTTCTGGATGGTCGCGACCAGAGGCGGCTGGAGAAGGGGCGACAGCGACGGACTTGAGTTCTTCTTTTTCATTCGTCCAGGTGGAGTCCCCGATGTGGGGGGTCTCTCGTAGGAGCGTTCAGCATATGGAGGTTTAGCGATGATATTGGTCTTACCTAGGAGAGATGAGTAACGCCGACGACGATGTCGCAGGACTCACCTCCCTTGGCACTCTTTTCATTCAGGGGAGTCCTACGATGTGCGAGAATAACATGGAACAACAGCAAGAGCGGTATGAGCGGGAGCGGAGAAAGCGAAGGCCACAAGGCAACCTTGGTTATATGAGATACCGTTGCATCATCTGTCGCGGGGTCTTCGTCTCGGATCGGCCGGAGGCCGAGGCCATCAAGGAGGCGAGGGAGCGATATGGTCCGCAGATCCAGCCTCGGGATCTCGGCACGCTCTGCCCCGACTGTTGGCGGAGCTGGGAGAGGATGAACGGAGGCGTCGCATGACCTGCGATCAACTGCGAGCTTTTATCAACCGTCCTGCCGATGCCCCTCTGGAGACTCCGTCTGAATTGGCAGCCTTGATCCGGCACGCTCAGAGCTGCCAGCGGTGCAAGAACGAGTTCATTCCGATGCTCAAGGCGATGCACGAGGCGGCGACGCCGGAGCAGAGGGCCGAGGAGCGGGAGAAGACTTTGGAGTCTCGTCGCCGCCTCAAGGCCGCTTCTCTCGTCGATCCCGAGGTCGGCTTGGTACCGGAGATCGAGAGCGGCGTCGACATGGTGACCGGAGAGGTCAAATGAGCCAGCAGATCGACCCAGTCGAGTTCGCCAAGCTGTGCTTCCCGGACGGCTTCTCCCGGCAGCCAGACGGCTCTCCCTACTGGTTCTATCCCGAGGAGGAGGACATCCTGTTCTCGGTCCTCGACAACCGTCAGACCTTCGTGCCGGCGAGCCAACAGATGGGCAAGGACTTCGTGGCCGGCTGGGAGGCGTTCTGTTTCTTCCTGACGAGGCATCCCTGCCGCATCATCACCACCTCGGCCAAGGAGGACCACCTCCGCGTGCTCTGGGGGGAGATCAACAACTTCATCCGCACGTGCAAGTTCGTGTTGGACTTCAAGCTGGGCGGGCCGTTGATCATCAACCACCAGGAGCTGAGGAAGGTGACTCGCGACGGCGTCTGTCCGAAGAGCTACTGCAAGGGCATGGTCGCCTCGGCCGACTCGATGGCCGCGATGGGAGGCCACCACATCGCCAGCTCGGACGGCATCCCGAGGACGCTCTTCATCGTCGACGAGGCGAGTTCGGTCAACGACGAGTACATGGACACCGCCGCTCCGTGGGCCGACCGCATCCTGGTCATCGGCAACACCTGGCCGTGCGACAACTTCTGGCGGAGGGCCGTCAAGGAGGGCAACCGGATCGTCGACGGCAAGCTGTTCAGGAACGTCCTCCGCCTGACCGCCGAGGACTCCCCGAACGTGAGGTACGCCCGATCTCAGATCGCTGCTGGCGTCGAGCCGACCGACGAGATCCTGGTGCCTGGAGTCAAGAGCTGGAGCAGATACCGTGAAGAACAAGAGACCAGGGCCGACGACCCGGAGTGGATCTCGGTCGCGCACAAGGCAGAGTTCTACGAAGGCCCAGAGAACAAGCTCTTCTCCCAAGATTGGCTCACGAGAGCTGAGGAGCTTCCGCAGAATGCTTCGCGGAGTCATCGAAAGGCTAGAGCAGTTGGAGTTGACCCTGGCGAGGGCTCAGCAAACACTGCGATGGTCGCGGTGGACGAGCTAGGCGTGATCGAGGTCGAGTCTCGCAAGACTCCGGACACGAGTGAGGTGACCGGCGACATCATCGCCTTCGCCAAGCGGTGGTTGAGTCCGCAGAAGCGAGAGGACTGGCAGAACGTGCTCTTAGACCGTGGTGGTGGAGGGAAGCAGCATGCGGATCGCCTCAGGGCTCAAGGCTACGAGGTGCGGACGGTGGCCTTCGGCGAGGGTATCTTGGCTGACATCAGGCGGGGCACCAGCAAGGTTCCCTTCGCCACCCGCCTGGAGATGAGGGAGGATCGCTACGTCTACGTCAATCGCAGGGCAGAGATGTACGGGGAAGCCTCGATGCTCTTCGACCCTTCCATCAACCCGCGAGGATTCGGACTGCCGCGAGGACGGCGGGGAGACCCGTATTGGGAGCTGAGTCGTCAGCTCGCCGGCATTCCCAGGTTGAGAGACGGCGAAGGCAGGCTGTACCTGCCAGCCAAGAACAAGAAGGACCCCGACTCCAGGGAGAAGACGCTGACCGAGATCCTCGGCTGCTCTCCTGACGAGGCAGACGCCTTCGTCCTTGCTTGTTGGGGCATGCTGCACGAGCCGAGGAAGGTGGTCGCCGGTCCCCACGCTCAGCCGAGATTTTCTTCCGATATGGTAGGATCGATTCAGAGGTGATCGCGCGAACCCTTGGCAATTTTCTCAGGAGCATCGAACATGAACGACTTGGTGATCGGCTCTCTCAAGATCAAGTTCCATCGCACGGTGCGAGTGGCGGCTGACAAGGTCTCGAACCTGCCGCCGAGCCTTGGTACGATGGAGATCCATCACGTGAAGGAGTACCGGAAGACCTGCCCCGCCGGTTGGGAGGACGATGGCATCTTCTTGGCACTCCACGACAAGGAAGCGATGTGGATGTCCTTCGCCACTAGTACCCCCGTCGCACTCCTCATCGGAGCCGGAGGCGTCAACGCCTTGACCGGCGAGAAGCTCGGCACGGTGCTGGAGAAGGACAATTACCTCGTGACTCCGCCTCAGCCCTGGCTCGACGGCTGGAAGGACAAGGACGGCACGGTCTACCAGTTCGTGGCGACCGAGCACAAGAAGGGAGAAGGTCTGACCGTCGGCGAACAGCTGATTGGCAAGGAGTCGAAGACCGGTGCCCTCGGCATCGCCGTCTTCGAGCCAAAGGACGTCAGGAGCTTGCAGCATCATCATCTGCCACAGGAGAAGTGGGGGTATGAGGAGACCGGAGCTATCAAGACTTCCGGCCTCATGAAGGGATTCGGTTTCTCTACGCCTCGGGCAATTTGCAATGCTCCGATGAGCGATCCAGGAGAAGCAGTCCTCGACTTCGATGGTCTGAGTGCCGACCGCGAAGACGTCAAGGAGATGGGAGTCGGCAAGGGCGGCAAGATCCATCAGAAGATCTATCCTGATCCACACGGGATCGAAGTCTGGAAGGACAAGCCCATCTCCGCTCTCGCAGTCTACCTGATCGGTGCCGAGCAGTTCGCCAAGATTACTGGCAAGCCTCTGCCGACTCCGGTGTCGGTCGAGAGCTACCAGGGTCACTGGTTCGGTCTTGAGGACAAGAACCTCGGCGACGTGCAAGGCACGGACAAGTTCACGGGGCTGAAGTCCGCGTTCGCTGGAGAGACTTCGAACGTTTCGAAGTGAGGTGAGCGCGATGATCAAGCCCGAAGAACTCCAAGCGTTGATGAGACGACCGAAGGGCTGGCGGCTGCTGCGTCCCTGGTTGGCCGACGGCAGGCGATGGCACATGTCGCTCTTGCCGAAGGCTTCTCCGGTTCCTTACTTTGGCTCTCTCGACGTCCGCTTCTCGAAGGACGATTGGATGGCGATGGACCGACTGGTGAACGCTGAGCTGAGCAGGACTGCTCCGCTGGCCTCGAAGCTGGTCGGTCTCGGTCTGGTGTTCCGAGCAGCTGACTTGCCGAGGATGGAGATGAAGCACGAACTGGAGTCCGAGACCCGGCAGGACACGGACGGAGGACCCACATTCTTCTTGACACAACTTCAGTTGCCGACCATTTTCCAAGACTGTGTGATCAAGTCCGTCGCCGACCTCCTGCCGCTGACCGTGGCCGCCGACAAGCTCGGCATCGAGATCGAGAAGACGTTCATCGGTGCCTTGACGGAGATGATGAGCGACAAGCCGAAGCCGGGACTGGCTCCCTCCGGCAAGCGATGGCCCGAGCCGATGGTGGCTCGTTCGGTTGAAGAGGCAGTACAACGATTGTATGCCGTGGAGTACTATGGTCCTTACATCATCGTTCGCGGCGTCGCGAGGACGTTCGAGCACAAGCCATTCAAGCCTTATTCCGATCCTGAAGCGGCCTTGGTGCAGTTCGAGAAGTCCGATGAGGTGGAGAGCACGAACCTGCACTCAGAATCATGCTTCGTCCTCCAGACGACTCCCGACGTGATCCGTGCCGTCGTCGGTCTCGACCCGGTGCTCGTCCACTGGCCGACGAAGGAGAGCCCGGAGAACATGCGAATCCTAGCTTGCGTGGTGCCCCAGTTCCGGACCGACTACCTGGGCAACCTCGCCGTGGTGGAGGTGAAGTGACGATGCCTGATGACAGGGGAGAATCCGGTGGTCTTGTGACGGCAAACGGAGACCTGACCCTCCGCGACTACTTCGCTGCGGCGGCTCTGACTGGATTGGGTGAGGTGTGCAGGAAGCAGTTAGGCGGTTCTCCGCGATTGACGGCTGAGACTGCTTACCTCATCGCTGACGCCATGCTCAAGGAACGGAGCAAGGGAGTCACCGGTATCGAGGTGGTGCCCGGCAAGCCGACGACCCATGAGGAAGGGAAGAAGGAAGGAGAGAAGACCCCACTGCAATGATCCAAGCAACCGACAAATTTGTGACCCGGCGGTTCGGTCGGGAGATCAACAGGTGCATCGCGACCGTCGTGATCCTGGCTCATCTCTGCGAGCTGATCGAGAAGGAGGACGGAGAACTTCTCGACGGCCTCACCAAGGAGCAGGCCGAAGTGATGTTGAAGCGGTCGCGGAAGGACGGTGATGCGATCTACAGCCGGGTCCGCGGCAACAAGCGAGGCAACGTTCCTTGGTCCGACCTGCGGCTGATAGTCGAGTCTTCCCTGCGGGAGGCTTTGCAGCGAGTCGAGAGATCCAATAACACCACCCAACCATAGCAAAGGAGTCTTCGTGATGGGCGTGAAACTCGTGAGGCGTGATAAGATGCGGTCGGCGGCGGCTCCGAAGCCATTGGCGGCGGGAGCGGCGGTGGTCGACTTCATCCTCCAGGACAATGGTGATGACACCTGCACCGTCTATGGGGTCGATCAAGCTGGCAATCGAGCGGACATCTCGGCGGTAGCGACCTTGACGCCGGCGCCGGCATCTAGTGATCCTTCGGTCGTCGCGGTCGATCCTCCTAGCGGCATGACCTTCAAGATCCATGCGGTCGGTCCGACCTCGACACCCGGGTCTCCGGTCAACATCACCGTGACAGCGACCTGGAATGACGGCTCGAAGGGTCCGTTCTCCTTCACCCTGCCGGTCGATGTGGTCGCCGGCCCGGTGACGGGAGTGATCATCGTTCCTGGCACGCCAACGCAACATTGATCGTGCGAAGTCAGGAGCCGCAGTTGCGACGGCCAGGACGTTCGAAAGACTAGACTGTGGCTGACAGCCTATTCCTCCCTCGCCTGTGTTGGCTGCCGCAGAGCCGCCGAGGATGCCGGCATCGCCGAGTTTGTTGATCGGGGTCACGAGCTGGTGTTCAGGATACGCCATCCGGACGTTGACACCACCTTTGAGCGGCTGCGGCGGCTGCGGCTTGCAAAAGCGGATCGGGATGTGATTTAAGAGACCAACAGCAGCGAGATGGAAGGGGTTCGTTTGGGTTAATGGGTTCCCTCTTCTTTCTCCTGGAAACGACCGGCTCTTCTAATGGCCTCGTGCCGGTGTTGGGAAACGAGGCCCCTTTTTCTGCTTCGAGATTTTTCCGCAGGCGGGTTAAGATATGGATAGTCATGGCAAACCAACAGCATCATCGTCACCGAGGACGAGTGAGCCGAAGAAGCCGCCAGCTGGTCAGCAGTGCGGCAACTGCCTCTTCTACTTCCTCCACTCGGCAGCACCTTCCGGAAGCGGTCTTTGTCGTCGCTACCCGCCGCCGGCTGGCGGCTGGCCGATCACTCTGGCTGATGGTTGGTGTGGCGAGTACAAGTGAGAATACCTCATGGTATAAGAGCATGTTCGATGAACTGCCGTGGAATAGTAATGTAACGCCAATGCCGAATCCTGATGAATGGAAGTTGTTGGTAGAGCAATTGTACCCGCAATATCTCTTTCAGAGGCAAACATGACTATCTGGCCAGACGAACAACTTGAAGCAGCCATGATCGCAGATGCCCAAGGTGCCCAAGATCGCCATAATAATGATCTTGTCTCCGTCGATTGCGCCTACCATATCCGCGCCTTGCTCTCCCGCGTTCGCGAGCTTGAAGCGGAACTGCGCCGGGTGGAGCACAAGAACGACTTGCTTGAAGAACGACTTAAACACGAAACGGCAGGCTTTGCCGCCTATTTGGGAATGCGCAAATACAGAGGCACAGTAACCAAGATACAAGTGAGAATACCTCATGGCTCGGTCGGGTTGGCAGTTCAAGAATTTGCCGGCTTATGAGTGACTCGTGCCTGCGTTATGGTGCCAGAGGAGATCTCTGGACGGACTTCCCTTTGTGCGAGTTCCAGGTCCGATGAAACAGCAGCAGGCACCTTTCGAGACCAACGGGTGGAATATGGTCTCTTCATCTTCGGGCGAAAGCTCAGGGCTTCTTCCATCTTGCGAACCGGCCCTCCCCGTGCCGCTGTTGGACGAAACGGGGACGAAAAATCTCAAGCATGCAATGGCTCGTCGCTATTGCGTTCCGGCGGAGGCTTTGGAAAGTGCGGCCCCCGCTTTATCCGACAGGTTCCGGTTCCCATTCTTCGTGCAATAGGAGTGGGGCCGGGATCTGGAAAACCAAGGAGCCAGGACCTGTCTGTCCCTCGTCATGGTGATGTTCCAGTGGTCCTGGCTCCCTTTTTTCGATCTTCCAACCTGACAACCGGCAAGGGAGGTTATGATGTTCACGGTCATGATGGCAGTCGCCCTCTTCCAGCAGCCCCAGCAGTTGCAGCAGCCACGGGTGCAAACGCAGTCGCAGATGAAGTCGGTGACGGTCGAGAAGCAACGGGAGGGAAGCGGCCGCATCGTCTCGAAGTCCTCGAAGGACTTGGTCCGTTTCAAGGACTCCGTCCGCGAGCCTTCCTCCCGGATGCCGCCGATGCGGGCCGGTGGCCGCTGGCACTGGCATCCTTCCTACGGCTGGGTCTGGCTCCGCGGCTTCGTCTCGCCGCGAGTGGTTCTAGGCGATGACTTCGTGCTGCCGGAGGAGGTATTGGTCCTGGAGACCGCGGCTCCCCTGATGGTGACTTGTCCTCACTGCGGCCAGCAGTTCCAGGTGATCATAAGGTGACGACTCATGGCCTCCGGTCGGCGGGTTCAATATCCGGTCTCGGTTCAACTGGGCGTTCCGAGATCTCTCGTGTCTCCGCCGGCCGAGGCCTTCCTTGGCCTCTGCGGGAACATCCGTGTTCCGGCCGGGGCCTCCACAACCAACAACGGAAAGCGAGGTGAGCGATGGACCCGATGGTGCCGTTCGTGACCGGCTTCCTGCTGTCCTCGATCCACAAGGACGGCGGCACCGTCTCGATCCGGCGGATAGGTCGGATCGAGCCGGATTACTTCATCGTTACCCTGACCAGCGGTAAGCGGCTCAAAGTGTCGGTGGCCGAGGTCAAAGTGTCGGTGGCCGAGGCACCGTGGGATGAGGCCGACGACATCGTCGAGACTCTCAAGGAGCGTGAAAGGAGGGGTGGGCGATGACGATGATGGAAGACTATCTGATCGGCAAACTGAATATCGCCCTGGAGCTTCTGCAGAAGGATAAGCCGACCCATGCGGAAGCTGTCATCAGGTTGGCTCTTCGCGAGGTCGAAAGATTGACTCTCTACGAGATCCAGCAGCGGATGGGAGTGCCGAAGGATACCTTCGAGGGCAAGCAGGAAGAGGAGAAGCGGCTGGATGCGCCGAAGGACCCGCCTTACGAGGTCGGCATGACGAGCAGCGGCACGCTGTGCCAGCGTTTCAAGGACGGCGTGATAGCTTGCGGCGAGAGGGGTAGCTCCGCCATGAACCAGCCACAGCAATCACCGCCTCGACGTGGCAGGGAGTTTTTATGAACGAACCACAACGCGACAATGAGCTGCTCGATGACCTCCGGCACCGGCTTGGCATCTCGACCGAGCGGAAGAAGATCATCGTCGGCACCTACGGCAAGGACCAGACGCCGGAGGAGCGTGCCCAGGCCGAGTTTGAGTTCCTGTCAAAGGGCGGGGCCGACTACTCCGGCCAGCAGGCGTTCCGCGAAGCGATGAGACGGCTCGGCCGGTGAGTCTTGGCATGTCTAACGAAAGAGACTTATTGACGCTGAACAAAGAGAAGTGAGAAATGGAGCTATTATCGACTCTGATGCACAAGCTTGATGAGGAGCGTCGGCAGCAGTGGCAGAGGATATGGGATGAGAAGGTGCTGCAGCCGTTCCTGGACCGGCTGGTGGCCGAAGGCGTGCTGCCGGAGGGGACTAGGATAGTTCGCGAGGAGGAGGTGAAGCGTGCTCAGTCGTAAGTGGACCCCATTGCCGACAATCCAGCCGGCTCTGGCCGGCACAAGCAGCAGCAGAGGGAGACGACGGTGAGCTGTGACGAGTTCCGCGACTTCATCCTGGCGATGGCCCCCGGCAGCGAGACCGATGATGACATCCGGAGGCTCCGCGACCATCGCCAGTGCTGCGGCTACTGCAACGAGTGGCTCGACCGGAGAGTGATGACCAACCGTCTGCACCTGCGGCCGGAGTGGTGGCAGGCGGCAAGGGCAGCTGGCCTGGAGCGAGGAGAGCGGGTGAAGTGAAGAAGCCATCGATCCTTGACTCATTGACGGAGAAGGAGCGGGCGGTCGCCGAGAAGCTGCTCGACGGCTTCTACATGACCGAGCTGGAGGTGGTGAACTTGTTCCACTTGGCGAAGTTCAATCCGAACCTGCTGCCGCAGGCGATCCTCATGTTCAACCCGCGGGAGAAGGTTCAGGATATGATCGCAGAGAAGGAGCGAGAGGCGAAGCAGAAGAAGAAACCTCCCTTGGCAAGGAAGGGCTTAAGACGCTGATGGCGAGGCAGCGAAGAAGAACACCGACGACCAATTCTGGAGAGCCGCCGGTCGGCAACTCTTCCGGAGAGACGCACGAACAGACTCCGGGTGGAGGCAGTCCCCCCACTGGCAATACCGGGGGCGGCTCACCCCCACCTTCTCCTCCGCCGGATGGAGCCGGCTCTGGCGGAGCATCTCCACCTCCTGAGTGGAGGGGCTTCGGCGGATCATCTCCCCCACCCCCACCTCCACCATTCGGCAATGGCAATGGTCAAAACGGACCTGCCTTCAACGCTCACGGCTTCGATCCGAGTGATCTGCGGCGGACCTTCCAGGGCACGCCACCGACTCGCGAAGACATGGAGCGGTTCATCGCCAACATGGACGGTGTCATCAACCAGGTCGTCACCTCCCGGAGCGAGTTCTTCAACCGCTTCTTCGAGCGGGGTCACATGATCCGCGAGGAGTGCGGCTGGCCGTCGCCGGAGGAGATGACCCCGCAATTCTATCGTTCCCTCTACGACCAGGACGCCATCGCCGCCAGGGTGGTCGAGGTGATGCCCAAGGAGTGCTTCCAGGGTGCTCCGACCATCTACGAGTCTGAGCATTCCGACGAGGCGACCGAGTTTGAGGAGGCATGGGATGACACTGCTAATCAGGTCAATATGTCGGGCAGCTCGTGGCATGCCGAAGAGCAGGGTGCACCGATCTGGGAGCACATCCTTCGAGCGGATATCACTTCAGGCATTGGCCAGTTCGGCATCATCCTCCTCGGTCTCGACGATGGCAAGAATCTGCAGGACCCGGTCGATGGTGTTGAGGTCATCGCCAATACCCGCGTCCAGGTCCGCAACCTCAAGACGAGGCAGCTGGAGTGGGTCTCTTGCCAGGAGGTCCTGCCCGATCATCCACCGTCGGCGGCGGAGCTGGCTGATAATGAGCAGATTGCCATCATCGATAACAGAAAGGTGATCCCGATCTCCACGTGGGAGAACGGCGAGACGAGAGAGATCGGTCAGCTCGATGTCACCGACCGCGAGGACTCGACTTTCAATTATGATCCCTGGGTCGAGGAGCGGGAAGCGGAGAGCTTGAAGCGGGATGGTCTCTGGAAGTGGGACCGTCAGACTCAAGCCTGCGTCCTGACCGACCGCGGCCGCATCATCGTCAACAAGCGAGGAGGACAACTTGTTACCAACCATGAGAACAACGTCAAGATCATCGAGTCCCTTCAGGCCCGACGACGAGTCGCTGGCTCTGATCGAGGTGGGGCTGAAACACTCAGCGGGCGTGTCGAAAACAAAACTACGCCGGATATTGACCCGTATCTTGGTCGGAGTGCGGGATATCCGGGCGATGGTCCGTTCATCCAGGGAACTGACCGACAGTACAGTCAAGGATTCGGCCTCGGCATGCCGGCTCCTATCGGAGAAATTGCTCCTTCTCTCAGTGGAACTGACCAGCAATACTTCGGCGTCCAGTTCGGCCCCTCGGAGAGCTTCGCCGACAAGCCGGCCAAGAAGAAGCGGCGACTCGTCTTCCTCCGCTGTTTCTCAGAAGACCTAGTGCAGGTGGTGAGGTATGAGTGGAACATCCGCAACCCGCGATTCGGTCTGCCTGTTATGTATCGGGTTACCCTTAATGATCCTCGCCAGCCTCATTCTGGTGTGGGTCTACCCCTGGCTACTGTCTACGTGCATTGGTCAAGGGTCATCCACATCGCCGACAACCTCCTCAACTCGGAGATCTTCGGCTTCCCGCGATTGAAGCAGGTCCTACCTGAGGTGCTTGACCGTAGGAAGGTCCGCGGTGCCGGCGCCGAGGGCTACTGGCAAAGCTGCTTCCCGTCTATCAGCCTGGAGACCGCTCCAACTCTGGGCGGCGATGTGCTCATCGACGAGCCGAGCATTCGCCAGATGATGGTCGATTACAAGGCCCGCCTCCAGCGATATCTCGTGCTGATGGGCATGTCGGCCAAGACCCTGCCGCCATCAGTCGTCGATCCGACCCCGCACTTAAATGCCTGCATCGAAGCGATCTGCATCAAGATTGGCTGTCCGATTCGTGTCTTTAAGGGCTCGGAGCGAGGCGAACTGGCCAGCAGCCAGGACGACGAAGCCTGGAACAAGCGGAAGGCCGAGCGGCAGCAGAATTACATCACGCCGAAGATCATCTGCCCTCTCATCGACCGGCTCATCCAGATCGGCGTGTTGCCCGAGCCTAAGGAGAGCCAGAAGGAGCAGGTTCAGAACCTCCTGCGGCAGGGCTTTAAGATCAAGCGACAGGTCATCCGTCGGGATCAGGCGACCGGACGGCTGGTCAAGAACTTCCTGCTGGTCAAGCCTGGCCAGCCAGTACCCGCCTTCAACTATGATGAGGACCAGCCGCGAGATGAAGCCGGCCGCTTCGCCGATGGCGGGGGCACTCACTCAGTTAAACTGCCGAAGAACAAGAGGAAGGCCAACTTGCCGCAGGTTCAGGCAGCACTCAAGCAGATGGGCTACAAGCTCGGTATGGGACAGTCGATACCGCACGAGGGCAAGTGGGTCACCCACTACGAACTGACCGCGCCATCCGGTGAGAAGAAGACCGCGACGGCAGCAGCCATCCGCGACATGGTCTACGAGAAGCAGGCCGCCAGGAACCGCTTCGTCGGAAATCAGGGTGATGATGACGATGATGACAGCGGCAACGGCGGGAACGGGAACGGAAAGGATAATGGCAAGGCGACCAAGGGCACCAAGGACAAGCAGATCGAGGTCGCCACTGGCGGCTACCGCATCGAGTGGCCGGATGTCGACGCCCTGGGCAAGAAGGACAAAGCCGGCATCGCATTTCAGAACGCCCAGACTCTGCAACTCTACGCCGGTCCCGGTGGGATGTCGAACATCATGAGCGAGCAATCGTTCTTCACCAAGATCCTCGGTTGGACCGAGGAAGAGTCGCAGGCGGTCGTTGATGAAGCCACCAAGCGGCAGGAAGAGGAGGAGCAAGAGCGAGCAGACCTGGCGGATGAGCAGGGCTACGTGCCGCAGGCTCCCGAAGGTTACAAGGACCCTTCCAAAGGAGGCGGTGATGGATTCGGCGGCGACACCAATCTCGACGGACAGCAGCAAGGAGGAGAGGGCGGCGGTGATGGCCAAGGCGGCAGGGGGGATGGAGGGCAGCAGTCTCCCGACGCCGAAGCTGGAATGGCAAGGAAGGAAGCTAAAGCCGAGTCGGGTGATGAGGATGAGGGCGAGGCGAAGGAACAAAAGGAGGATGAAGAGGCTGATGAGGACACAGAGAATCGGTACCGAGGCGTCGATAACAGAAGGAGCAACGACGACGACGACGACGACCGGATAGCCGAGGTCGCCGATATGATGGAGGAGGAGATGCAGTGACCATCCGCCCTGCTGAACCCTGCCTTCGCTGCGGCATGATGGCCGAGACCTTCCCGGACATGACCATCTTCCGCAATGGCTTTGAGATCTACCCGGCCCCGATGTGTATCGCTTGCTTCGAGTTGCAGAGGACCAACGTAGCGAGGTGGGCCAACTGCGAGTGGCAGGTCGACAAGGAGTTGGAGCACGGAGGAGATCCGCGATCGTGACTGAGGAGAGCATGGAGGAACTAGGCCGGCAGATGGGTGCTCTGATGGCTGAAAAGGGGTCATCGGCGGCTCTGCACCTCCTGATGTCCAGGGCGACCGCCGAGGGCATCAGCCGCTCCGGTCTATTCCTGGAACTGCCCGAAGACCCCAACGGCGACAAGATCAGCAACTTGCGGAAGATGGTCCGTGGGGCGATTTTGTTTCTTCAAGAAGTGGAGAAGCGGCTCTGATGGCCGACATCGCCAAGTGCGTGCTCTTCAATGCCTGGCTGAAAGAGGTGGAGCGGTGGATGATTCTGTCGGGACTCCACTTTGACCGTGCCGCCTGGATGTCTCTTATCAACTATGTTGAGAGGGTCTGACTGATGAACATTCAACGGAGCAAGGTGATCCCCGGTTCGATGCGCCCCCGCGGCGAACGGTTGAGCCACGCCAAGCCGAAGCGACTGCAGAACAACTTTCCCTCTCTGACCTACCCGAAGAAAGTCTATCGTGGCGGAAGGAGGTCGGCTTCATCATGAGTCGTGTCCTCAGCGATGACATGCAAGTCGCCATCAAGGCGATGGGCCGGGTCCTGAACAAGCGACTCACCCAGCGACAGCTTCCGCCCTATGTCCATAATGAAATTCCGGCTGCGACGCCACCGGACGTGCATGTGCACAATTCGGTCGAGACGCCGGCGGTCATCAACGAAGTAGCTCCGACACCCATCACTATCGAGAACCGGCTCCAAAGTCCGGAAGTCCGGAATGAGTTCTCGCCGACTTTTTCCCCGCAGGTTCAGCCTACCCCAGTGACCATCGAAAACCGGATTGAGCCAACACCGATCCGGAATGAGTTTTCGCCGCAGTTGAACCTGCCATCGCTCCAGCCGACTCCAGTGACTATCGAGAACCGCATCGAACCCACGCCTATCACCAATAAGTTCGCTCCGACCATCATGGCGAGTGAGGTGCCGGTGGAGGTTCTCGTCGATATGACTCCGGTCGCCAATGCTCTGAAGGAATCGCAGACAGCGATGGCGGAAGTCCTATCGGCGATGGCCGGGACCCTGGGTGGTCTGGTCCGGAGTCTTGACCAGCAGCTATCGCAGCTTACTTCCCTCGTCGCTAACCTGGCTCGGCCCCAGCAACCACCGGTCGTCAATAGCCAGTCGTCGCCGGTGACAGTGAATATGCCGGTCGAGGAGCTGGCGGGAGTCATCGTCGGTGAATTACAGCCATCTATCGAGGCCATTGCCAATGTCGCCGAGGAGCTGGCAACTCTGGTCCGACCCAGGGAGAAGACTATCAGCTTCCGCCATGCGGACGGGAGTCGGTCCACTGCGACCATAACTACGGAGACGAACGATGATGATGAGCAGTAGCAGCGACGACGACGATGAAGTGAAGGAAGCCCCGGCCTTGGTGACGGGTCCTGTAGCAGCAGCAGCTCCGGCCCCGGATGTCCAGCGGGGTCACATCCGGATCGACCTGAAGCTGGAGGTTCGTGATCCCTGCCCGATCCATGCCCCACTTGGGAAGGCCTGTACCTGCATGCCGGTCAGGGAGACTCGGGAGATCAGGGGCGACCTGGCGACCAAGCAGTTCATGCAGTTCATCCAGGCCAACATTCTGGTGACCGCCGAGACCATCACCGCCGAGGATTCGTCGACCGCCTCGATAGGCGGAGCGACGCCGACGACTACTTCGGCGGTGACCATCGAAGCGGGCACTACAGGCACGGCCGCGACCGTCCTCGACGTCGCCCTGGGCACCTCCACCGAGACCATCGCAGGAGTCGTCAACGCCTACTCCGGCTCTGGCTCGTCGGGATCGTTCACCGTCACCGGGACAGTCACCGCCGGGGCCAACCGCGCTTACCAGGAGGTCGGCCTGCGGATCACCGCCGGCGGCAAGAACTTCCTGCTCTGCCACGACACTTTCTCAACCTTGAACGTGTCCAGCGGCGGGACGCTGGCCGTCACTTACACCATCACGGGATCGTAGTCATGATCGCGAAGTTCAAGATCACTGACGAGATGGCCGAGGCCAGGGGCCAGGACCTCCTCGACCAACTGGTCAACCTGATGAACGCGAACAATTCCCACAGCGTAGTCCAGAAGATCGTGGCGATGGAGGAGGCGCTCGGCCTAGTAGCGGCGCTTCAGCGCGATGTGCTTGAATGGAACGCCGAGCGGCGCAAGGCTGGGCTGCCGGTCCTTGAATGAAAGCGAGTGAGATATGTCTTTATCCGACCAGTACAACATCAAACACGCACCGAACACGACCTTCGAGCAGAAGTGCCGCTAGCAGAGATGCGACGGCAGTATCCAGAGTTCCTTCGGTATGCCGAGCCCGCTATCGAGCCACGGTTGACCGTCAACACGCGACACAAACCGCCAGGCAGTCTGGTAGTAACTTGCAGGACATGCCGCAAGATGCAGGCAAAAAGAAAGAGGTTTTGGGCGGCTCAAGTTCGGCGAGACACACGGCTCTATCGGGCACGTAAGCGATATTGGGAAGGGTTCTAATCATGCCAACGGAAATGCAGGGTCGGCGTTTGCCAATCGTGGGAGGTCAAGACCCTTATTCGATCTTGAAGGACGCCGGAGATTACTGCGGTCCGGTCAATTGCGCGAGCAACGGAAACCCGTGTGTATTCTTCTTGTTACCGATAGCCCGAGACCCGGATGTGCATGGAGAAGCGAGGTCGATGCATCACGTTCAAAGCCCGCCTCACACGTTCACGGAAGAGGCGGACGGCACGCTGACGATAAGAGACTCTATCGGCGCCGGGCACGGAACGTATTACTGGCATGGTTACTTGACGCACGGTCGATGGCACCTAAGTCTCAGTTGAATTGGAACAGCGTCATGACATCAGTAGAACCGTGCCCGGCCTGCGGAAACGATGGCGGCGATGAGACGCCAAACTGGATGGCGCTGAATCATGAATGTGTTCACTGCGGAGTATCTGTCTGCGACCTGTGCGCCCGGTGCGGGGGCTGCGGAAAGTACGTGTGTTTCGATTGTTGCCAGAGATTCGAGCACTTCAATGGCGGTGGTCACGGAGAGAGATTTTGAAGCTAACCGAACTGGAGCCACGATGGTGATGATCGCAGTGCTCGGAGTGCCCAGAAGCGGTAATAGCCTGATCGCTGGTATCCTTCACCACCTTGGCTATTCCCTGGGTTCGGGGGAGCTGTGGCCTGCGGATAAGGACTGGAATCCCAAGGGGTTCTTTGTCGACGCTCAACTTGCCGCTCTGCACGATGGGTTCATCCGCAAGCCGTTCGCCCCGACTCATCTAGTCGAGGAGAGAGGGACACCGTGGCCGGAGCTGCAGCGGTGGAGGAGTCACCTTCTCTCCAAGGAGGAGCCGTGGGCGATCAATGAGTGGCGCCTGCCCTTCCTCTGGTCGAACTTCCTGCAGCTCTTCCCGGACACGAAGATCATTCGTCCGGTCCGGCCCTTCCATCGCTGCGTCAAGAGCTGGGCCGCGAGAACCCGGACTTCGTGGTGGGAAGCTGCGGAGCAGTTATCCCGGCACTTGATGATGATCGAAGACATTATTGATAACACTCAGCCGAAGCCGAGCCGGGTCCTGGAAGTGCCCTTTGACCAGGTCATCGACTACAAAGCGCTCTCCGTCGCGGAGATTGCTTCCTTCGCTGGAAGACCATTCCAGACCAAGGCGGTTGAGTTCATCGATAGGGACTTGCGAAGGTTCTGAGGAGAGTGTGTAATGCCGGCTATCGTCGAGCAGCGGATCGAAAACGGCGGCATCTATATCCGCGACCGGGAGCGGATTGTGGTCGTCTCGACTGCAGATGTCCAGGCTACCTTTCTGGCCCTGGAAACTGTGGCCATCGGGGGAGGCGAAGACCTCCAGCAGGAGATGGCCCGAAGCCAGCTCATTCATCGCATCGCTTCGGCTCTGGCTCTCGATGATAGGCAGGTGGTCATCGACATCGACTGGGATACCTTCTCGATCGCTCACTTGGAGATAAGGGTCTGACGATGTCCGCGACGACTGTGAACTTCACCGGTGCTGAGACTGGCGACACCAGCGAGTTGTCGACTAGTGCCGGGACGTTCTCTGTCCAGACCTCTGTCGTCCATACCGGGAAGTATGCCTTCCGCTGCAACCCGACCACGACCGGCACGGGCTACTTCTCATTCGGGCTGATCGGCAACAATGGTGTCCTGACTGCGTTCCAGGCCCCGTCGCTGAACAACGTCGGCTACTGGGTCCGCTTCTACTTCCAGTACTTGACCAAGCCGGCAGCTGTTGACGAGATCATCTTCACAACTATCACTGTTCTGAAGGGTCTCCCGCCCGGCTTCCAGATACGGCTCGACCTCAACGGTCACCTCCGGGCTTACAACCATGCCAACACGCTGATGGCGACCGGGACGACTGTGCTCTCTTCCGGGACCTGGTACCGGATCGAGTGCAAGTTCGGCTCCGGGCTCAATACCGCGTGGGAGATCAAGATCAACGGGGTCAGCGAGATCAGCGGCACCGATACCACCACTGAGTCGGTCGGTGACGTGGTCTTCGGGAAGTACGTGAATAAGAACGGGAACACGGTTGACTTCTACTACGATGACTGCAACATCGACTCAGCGGCCTACCCCGGCCCCGGGTTCACCCTGGTCTCCGTACCGACCGGGGCTGGTTTCTACACTGCCTGGTCTGGGAGCTACACCAACCTGACTGAGATACCATTCGACACTTCGACCTATGTGACTAATTCGACTATTAATAATGCAGCGACCTACACCATGCAATCGACCGGGACCATCGGCGCTTCCGGTACTGTCAATGCCGTCAAGAACTTCATCGCTTGCGAGAACTCTGTAGTCGCTTCCGCCGGCTCGGTGAAATCCCGGCTCCGCAGTTCGACTACTGACTCCGACACGACCACTGCCCTGGGTATGAACCCGGCCTTTCAGACCATCCAGAAACTCTTCGTGACTGACCCGGCCACCGGCTCGGCGTGGACCCTGGGCGGGGTTGATGGCGCTCAGGTCGGTGTTCTCTGCACTGCGGCTCCATCGTCCGGGCAGCTCCGGATGACCTGCTCCTATATGCTGATGGAGACTACTGTCACCGGCTTCTCGACCAGTGGGGAAGGGACTATCGGTGCCGCCGCTTCGGTCGTGGCTTCGTCCATCAAGGCGGCTTCGGCGACTGTCCATGCGGTGGCGACGGAAATAGCTTCCTCGCTCGAACACTCCACTGCATCCGCCGGAGCGGCAGCGACTGTGACTGTACCATCGAACCTCATGCCTTCGGCTTCCGGAGGTATCGGTGCTGTGGCGACCGTCGTCGCGACTCAGCCCCAACCGCCCCAGCAACCCGGCCTTCAGGTGGTGGTCCTGGCGACCAGACGGAAGCGTGGGAAGGATGAACTGACCGAGGAAGGTCGGCGACGACAGCAGACTATCAATGAAGCAGAGGCTGCGGCGGTAAGACGTAAGCAGGAACTGGAGATGTGGGGTTCGATCCTGGCCGAGGAGGATGATCTGCCATGACTACGACCGAGCGGGATAACGAGATGTCGTTCGAGGTTCATTGCCCGTGGTGCGATCATGAGTGGTCGCTGACTGTGAAGGACATCACAGTGACTAGCGACAATAAGGGTATAGATATCCAGGGCTATTTGACCTGCCCGAAGTGTGGTGAGAAACAAGACTTGATGGAGTGAACGCTTACCTTATAACCCGAGCAAGGAGTTGACACGATGAAGAGACTCTTGTCGATGGCAGTGATTGTCCTCTGCGGCTTCGTCCCGCTGGCCTTCGTATCGGCGAGGTACTACCAGACGCCGACGCCGCTGGCCTGGGATCACGAGGGCTGCATCTGGGGACCGGACTACGGAGTCGCTCCCGGTCCGGACTGCTCGACGGCTCTGCAGAACCTCATTGCTCAGATGGCTGCTTCGGCAGGCGGCGTCAAGGGCGGCGGCTTCTCCGGTGCGAAGATCCGGCTGGCTCCGGGCATCACGAACGCTTCAGCTTCATGGGATGTATTGCCGGCGGTCCGCATCGTCGGAGCGGGATCGCTGGGGGGACAGGCCGCCTCGGTCTTGACTTCGGCCGATCCAGTCGGCACGGTCCGGAGGGGCACGAGCGGAGGAATCGGCACCGTGCCGGTCGAGATCCGCGACGTGCAGATCACCAACTCGAACAACGCCTCCTCGGCCACCGCTCCGGCTGACGCGGTCTCGATCACCGGCATCTACCTCGGCTCCATCGACCGCTGCTTCTTCTCGACGAGAGCGGGGCGGGGCTGGTACTCGGGGAGGGTCGGCAACCCGCCGCTGCCTAATACCTCGGTCCACTTCGTCGACTGCGGCTTCATCAACTGCAAGACCGCCGGCGTGCAGGGCTGGATGCGGGTGCAGTTCGACAACTGCGTCTACACCGGCTGCGGAGTCGGCCAGGACATCTCCGGCACGGTAGTCGGCAACCTCCAGCGCTTCGAGGAGAACAATGTCGGCCTGCAGACCGGCCTCCTGTCGTCGTGCAACGGGGTCTGGAACGCCGGTACCTTCGAGGCGAATGGCCTGCACCAGAGCGTGCTCAAGAACTCGTCCAACTGCATCTTCAACCAGTTCTCGGTCCTCGGCGACCGCTTCGGCGGGACCGGCTTCGCGACCTGCGGCATCATGAGCTACGGCCAGAACTGCACCTGGAACTCGGCCTCGGTCGGCGGCAACTTCACCACGGCGACCATCTCACTCCAGCCCAACGCCGGCCAGCAGTTCTTCACGCAGACTCAGGCGGGCAACGCTCAGCCGGGCGTGCCGGTCTGGCAGAATCTGATGGTCAATCCTGGCAACCTCTACACCATCCAAACTCCAGTACAGTAGGGGGTCATCAATGAACAATTGCAAGCACATTAGTCGTGACTGCCGCACCATTGGACCGGGATTGTCTCAGTGCGTCTGCGGGCAGAAGTTCGTCTTCATCAGTCGGGCCAACACAGTTGGCCGCTTCAAGAAGATCGAAGATCTCACCGACGAGGATCGCCTGAGCATCGATCCAAAGGGGATGCAGGATTTTGAGGACTTCTTGTCTGGAAAATTGACATGAGTCGATCCGGACGATTCATGAGATTGTTCTGGAGCAGCTGGGTGCCGTGGGTCTGCATCCCGCTTGCCTATCTCTGCCTGCTGGCTCCGTCGCAGGACCGGATCGGTTCGTCGCCGCTGGACGCTCTGACCAACGATCCGGTCCTGACCAAGGACATCAAGGCTCCGGTTCCCCAGGTCCAGCAGCTCGACAGCGACGGCTGCGGGGCGGCCTGTACCCTCTCGGTGACTTCACGCTGGGGAGTCGGCAAGCGGACTTTCGCCGAGGTCGAGCGCGAGGTCCGGACTACCAAGGCGAACGGCACGCTCTACGAGGACATCGTCCACTACTGCAAGTCGCTCGGCCTCCACGTCGAGGTCCACGACGACATCGCCCCGGCTGACTTGCGGTTGATGATCGACAAGGGCCACAACGTCATCTGTTCGATCCAGGCATACGGCAACCCGGCGACCTACGACAAGAACAAGAACGGTCACGACGTGGTCGCCGTCGGCTGGCGGGGCAACTGGTTCTACTTCATGGACCCCAGCATGCCGGGGGCCTGGGGCGAGCTGTTCGAGCGAGATCTGCTCCTGCGGTGGCACGATGACGAAGGCACCCGCAAGCACCCCGACGTCATCAAGCGGTTCGGTCTGGAGATATGGGGCGATGGACAGTCGGGCGTCAGATCGAGGAGGATACCATGAGCAAGAAGATGTATTATCCGGAGATCGTCGAACGGTTGGGAGAGGTCCTGCCCCAGTTCATCGCTGACGTGATGGAGAAGGACGGGGCTCGTAAGCGGGAGATCCGGTTGACGGACCACTACGGCGGCGGCATCGTTCTCTACGTCGTCACCTGGGAGATGGGGCAGAAGCTCGACGAGCTGATCTCGGAGCGGTACAATCACATGTCAGCTGTCAATCAGCCTCTGACGGAGGAGACCTGAGTCATGGATGCATTGTTCGGTTACGGAGTGGTCGGCAAGGCTACCGCGGCGGTCTTCAAGATCCCGCGGGAGAGCTGCTACGACCAGGGTGAGGTGAGCAAGGCCCTGCGGGACATGTCGCGGAAGTCCGACGGTAAGGGCTGGCTCTGGATATGCGTGCCAACGCCGGAGTTCAATCCACCAGCCGAGATTCCCAACGACATCCCGGATGGCGATCCAAGCGCTCGGAGGATCGGGTCCTGCGACACTTCCATCGTCGAACAGATCATCGTCGACTTCAAGCAGTTGAAGATGCCCTTCGTCATCCGCTCGACCGTCATCCCTGGTACGGCGAAGCGGCTGATTGAGCAGCACGGAGTTGACATCGTCTCCTTCCCGGAGTTCCTCTCGGAGCGGACTGCCGAGAAGGACGCCAAGCGGCCCTGGATGGTCGTCGTCGGCGGACGACTGGCAGGGAAGTTTATCCACGACTATCCGAACTTCTTCTCTTGGGCGGCGAAGCATATGTTCTTTGACAATGCCTCGGCGGAGATGGTCAAGTACTCGGTCAACTGCCTCTTCGCCACCCTGACCATCTTCGGCAACCAGATGTACGACGCTTGTCAGAAGGTTGGCATCACGGACTGGGACGGCATCGAGTACGCCCTGGCGAGGATACCCTGGTTCGGCATGCACCACCTCTCCGTGATGAAGGACGGCTACCGCGGCTACAGCGGCCGCTGCCTGCCCAAGGATATCAGAGCATTCATCGCCGAGTACGACTCGCCGCTTTTGAAGGAGGTCGACCGCATCAACGAAGAACTTCTCCGGCAAAGGGAGACTCTGTCATGATGAATCAGGACCGTCGCGGATTCTTGGGCCTGATCGCCAAGTCGAGCCTCATCGGAGCCATCGGCAGCGGGGTGGTCAAGATACTCCCCGCGACCGCGGCAGACATGAGGATGCTGGGAAGTCCGGACTCTCTGGTTCTCCCGCCGCCGGATCGGGGCGACTGGTTCATCGAAGCGGTGACGTATGACTTGGAGCTGTACAATCACTCGCAGCTCTACATTCGGTTCGGAGGCACCGTCGAGGGGCTGGCCGAATTGCAGAAGTTCGCATTCGCCAATATGGGCAAAGTGCATCAGATTCACGAGAGACCCTGATTATGAAAAGACAAGCATTAACTGTGATGCTGGCGTCGTTCGGCATCGTTTGCCTGGTGGTCGAGAGCTTCTTCATCCTCTTCTCCGGCTGCGATGGCAAGGCCACCGAAATCGACTTAACCAACGGCGACCCGAGGAACCTCCAGAAGCAGGAGGTCATCTTCCTCTCACCGACTGCCTGCCAGGGCAACCACGGCGTCTGGCGGTGGGATGCGAAGACCGACGGCGAAGTGCCGCCGGATGCCATCCTCGAAGCCAACCAGGTCACGCCAATCGTCGTCGGTTCCTGGCCGGACCTCCAGGGCCGGGTGACCAAGGCGACTCCCCGCTCCGGTCGCGAGAAGCTCTGGTATCAATTAACCGGCCGGCTGACCGTCGCCAAGGCCGAGGCCGACGGGGACATCCACTTGATGTTGCAGGATGTCTCCGGGTCCGGGCCGGAGGTCGTCGTCGAGATCCCGCTCGGTGAGCCGTGGGACCAGATCCGCACCCGGTTCTTCAATGAGTTCGCTCCCGACCAGAAGTTCCCGTTCACGCTCGGCAAGGACACCAACTGGATCAATCTCAGCCGCAAGCCGATCCTCCGAATCACCGGCAAGGCGTTCTGGGATGGGGAGCACAAGGGACATAACCTCAGCAACCGCCGGGGCGGCGGCGTCGGCAATGTGACCGTCTGGGAGATCCACCCCGTGATGACAATGGATGAAGTGCAGAGCAGCAATAATAAGGAGGAAAAGAAGCGATGAGCAGACACAACCGCGGGAGAAAGCGATACGATCAACAGCCACCGATGGTGCCCTCGATGCGGACCCTCAGCGGCGACCAGCTGGCGGCCGATGGGGCGGCCGTCCTGGCTCCCGACTCGATGCTGGTTGATGCGGTCGACAAGCCGATCCCAAAGAAGACCTTCACGCCCATCAAGGACCTCATCGCTGTCCACTACTTCGAGCAGAAGCGGACGAAGCAGGGCATCGTCCTGCCCGAAGGCTCGAAGGACCGGCCGGCGACGGCCAGGGCACTGGTCATCGCCATCGGCCCGGAGGTCAAGTCGGTCAAGGAGGGTGACATCGTCGTCTTCAGCGGTGAGATCATCGCGGCTCGGGTCCGCCACCTGTGGCAGGAGAGCATCGTCATGCAGGAAATCCAGGTGCTCGGCGTTGAGGACCCCCTCCCCGACTGCCCGACCTGCGGAGCCAAGAATTACCGCTGCAAGCACGCCTATGATCTCGATCTCGGCGAACCGAAGGGAACTGAGGCTGAAGTCAAGACAGAAGAGAAGAAGACTCCTGATGAGTAGCCCAGCATCGCAACAGCATGACCCGTGGGACATCTTCATCACCGGTGTGATGGGGCTGGTGGCTCTCCTCATCTTCGCCATGTGGTACTTCGGGAGCAAGTGACGTCATGAAGATCCGCACTCCGAGCAAGTTCCAGCTGCGGGCAGCGATCAATCGCCGAAAGTCTCCTCATGGCGGCACGGATGCCAGGCGGCGGAAGAGTCCGTCCCGGATCGACCCGTCCCGGACGCTGGCTCTCCGCCGCCAGTTTGCCGCCAAGATCCGCCGGCAGTTCGACCGGCTCAAGGGTCAGATCGTCAAGTTGGTGGTCGACGAGGACGCCTTTGGTCTGAGGGGGTTGAAGGAGACAACGACAGCGAACCTCACCTCGGGGTCGGGGAGCGGCAGGGAAGCCGGGTCTCAGCGGATGGCGACTCCGCCGCTCCCTCTAGCTAACGGCAACCTCCGCATCGCCGTCAACGTCTTCATGCCCCTGCCCGACGGCGTCCCCGACGGCTCCCGCTTCGAGCAGGACTATCCGGGCGGGCCATGTCGCTTCGTCGATGTGGATGGGTTTGCCTACAAAGATTGGTCACCAGAGTTCGTGGATAATGCTTTTTGTGCAACTGGTGAAGGAGGTGAGCACAGGTATTCCTCAACTCAGTTCGACCTGACCGGCGATCCATTGCCGAAGATCCTCGCCCTGCAGGACAGGATCGCCGACGACGACTTGGCCGGGAAGGGCAAAGAGGATGAGATCCACGTGACCGTCCGCTACGGCCTGACCACGAAGGACCCGGAGGAGGTCCGGCGGCTGGTGTCGGGCTTCGGCATCGTCGAGATCGAGCTAGGCAAGACTTCGTTCTTCCCGGCCACCGAGAGCAGCGACGGTGCCGACGTGGTGAAGATCGATGTCGTCAGCTCGGAGCTGGAGAGGCTGAACCGCCTCTTGGCGAGCCTGGACCACGTCGAGACTCACGCCGGATACTCGCCGCACGTCACCTTGGCCTACGTCAAGGCCGGTCTGGGACCGAAGTACACAGGCGACGACTCCGTGGCCAGGATGAAGATGTCGCTGACCGACCTCGTCTTCTCGGACCCGGACGGGGAGAAGACCGTCATCTCGCTGATGCCGGCTCTCAACACCGTCCCTGATGCTCAGCGGACGGTTGGCATCGACTTCGACGGCACCATCACCAATGATCCCGGCGTCCACGACTTCAATCGGATGACTCTGAGGGAAGGAGCGAAGGACGGACTGAAGAAGCTGCGAGCAGCCGGCTTCAAGGTTGTCATCTTCACCGCCAATCCCGACCCGCCGGGAGTCAGGAAGAAGCTCAAAGAGTGGGGCATTGACCATGACGGGGTCAAGAAGAAGATGGAGGCGGTCGCCTATGTTGATGACAAGTCGATCCATGCGACGAGCGACAAGGACTGGGAGGAGGACTTGCTGCCGGAGGTCGTCGAGCAAGTCTATGGCGAGCCGAAGCAGCCGATCTCCGATGCTGACAACTACGACGACCTCAAAGACATGGCCAAGGGAGGACAGGATGAGCTGGAAGGTCTGCTCGCTAAGCTGGGTTATCCGATGGTACGCTACCAGGATCTCGAACTTGGTGACCTGGAGGTTAAGCTGGACAAGCCCGGCGGCCTCGTCGTCCTGGCCCCGCAGAAGGGGGAGGAGAGAGCCGAAGAGAAGGTCAAGAGCGACTACGACGGCGACTGGTCGCGGCTGCTCGATGTCGTCAGGGCGGCGGTCCTGACCGACTCGATGCAGGAGCTGAGGGACGCCGCCGATCAACTCCTCTCTTGGGTCGAGGAGTCCGGCGGCTCTCTCGCTCGCCTACCTAAGGACCGCTTCAAGGAGCCGATGGCCAACGGCTACCGCGACCTGCTGGTTAACTACCGGCTCTCCTCCGGCTTCGTCGTCGAGGTGATCTTCTGCCTCAAGCCGATCTGGATTGCCCGGGAGCGAGACCACAACGCCTACGACGTGGTCCGGGCTATCAAGGCGGCGATGGAGCATGAGGGGCGCGAGGAGATGACCCCCGGCGAGGCTGAGGCGGTCAGGCGGATAAAGGAGGGGTCGAAGACTCTGTACGCCAGGGCGTGGGAGGAGTGCAAGAGAGCGGATGGAGTGCTCAATGCATTCTGTGCAACTGGTGAAGGTGGGGGTGAAGACAACAGCTGCTCTTCGAGGCACGAGATTGTCAAGGATGATGGTCTGCGATATTCCACCAAGTTTGAAGTTGGAGATAGGCAGTTCTTCTTCGACGCAGAACATGGAGGAGGAGGGCACTGGGACATAGGATTCGGACTTGAGTCCAAGCGAGGGTCGTCGGAAGGAACGTCTCTGATGACTCACGATCCGAACACGTCTCCGATCAAGGTGCTCCGAGGAGTGCAGACATCCTTGAGTCAGTTCATCAAGGACAAGCAGCCGAGGTCGATGGAGTTCACTGCCGCGAAGAGCGAGCCGAGTCGAGTGGTGTTCTACGACAGGATCTCCAAGGAGATTGGCAAGTCCTACGGATACTCTGTTGATGTCAGAGATCTTCCTGCGATGAAGGAATATACGCTCACTCGCAACGCCTTCTGTCCCACCGGCGAGGGCGGAGGAGTTGATCCAAGCTGTTCGCCAAAAGTTAGGAGTTCTGGCAAACTGAGAGCTGGGAATGCTAGAGCGAAGAGGTATCTAGAATGGTTGGAAGGGGAAGCCCACGTTCCTATGCACGGAGTGACTGTTCATGTCTTGAAGAACGCATTGCCACAAGCGTTCGGAGATGGCAAAGGTGGAGCTAGAGTAAATCTTCCTCATATACTTTTTACTGATCCAGAACTGAAGGATCAAGCAGGACGGACTTGGCGGCACGAACTGCAACATGCTAGGGATATCACCGATAAAAGAGATGAACTGACGCGAGATCAGATGGAAAAGAGAGCGAGAGATGCCGAACGATCTGAGGTTCGAGTGAAAGCCCAGACTCGCAACGCTTTGATTGACAACACTCGCTGGAAGTTCCACACCACCTCTGAACAGGTCGAGGCGTTCAAGGCGTGGCTCAAGCAGCAGGTCCAGTCGCAGATTCGCGGCCAGACGATGGATCAGCTCTGGCAGCAGTACATCATGCAAGGGTACGCCAAGGGCCAGGGGAGGGCATTCGAGGATGCCACCGCCGCCGAGAAGGCCCTCGGTCAGACGATGGGTGAACCGATGGACTTCTTCGAAGGAACCAAGGCCCAGTTCCTCCGCTCGGCCTTCGCCAACCCAATCTCCATCGACCGCGTCAAGCAATTGGCCGGGAGGGTTTTCACCGAGCTGGATGGAGTCACCCAGCTGATGGCGATCAGGATGTCTCGGACCCTTCTCGACGGGCTGGTCCAGGGGCAGTCTCCGAGAGACATCGGCCGTGACCTCTCCAAGGCGGTCGACGTCGGCCGCGAGAGGGCCCTGACCATCGCCAGAACCGAGATCATCCGTGCCCACGCCGAAGGGCAGCTCGACGGCTTCGACGCCCTGGGCATCGAAGAGGTCGGCGCTGCCGTCGAGTGGTCGACTGCTGACGATGAGGACGTCTGTCCCGATTGTGAACAGCTCGACGGGGTGGTCCTGACGACCGACGAGGCTCGCGGCATGTTGCCCCAGCACCCGAATTGTCGCTGCGCTTGGATTCCGGCCAACGTCGGCGAAGATACCAAGGGTCAGAAGCGGTCGAAGTCGGCCATCAGCACGATACTGAAGGTGGTCGGGGCGGTCACTGGTTCCCCACTTTCGACATCGCGGCCTAAGTCGATCCTCAACATCCGACACTTCGGCACCGATGGAGCCCGGTTGTGGCCGGCGTGCCCGTGGCCGGGGTACACGTGGAACGCTTTCTGTCCAACTGGAAAAGGTGGAGGAGTTGATCCTTCGTGCTCTCATTCGGAGAAGCCAAAGTACGATCCCCCCAGTAAGAAGCTGGTTGAAGATGCTGTTTCGGAAGCTGAAGCAGGTAATGTTCGCAATATCAGAGAACTGAAATGGAAACTGGTGTCTGTTCCTGTTCGTGCTCTAGCTGGGTCTGAGAATCCTATCGGTGACTCACCACCAAGAAAAGACATAGCGAGTATTATCAAGAAAAATCCATCTGGATTGCATCCGCCGGTCATAACCGAGGGCGTTCCGGAGGGGATGGAGGAGAGTAAACACTCGAAATGGTCAGTTGAAGACGGACACCATCGAGTGAACGAATTCAGAAAGGCCGGGCATAAATTCATCTGGGCATTACAGGTCTACAATCCAAAAGGTAAGGAACCACTAACGTATAATGCCTTTTGTCCAACCGGACCTGGGGGAGGTCAGGATAACTCATGTTCGCCCGGAAAGGGTCAGCCCCACCCTCCGGTTGGAGGCACGTTTGAGAAAACGTACAAAGGACAGAAGATCAAAGTTGAAGTCACGCACGATGGCTATAAGATCGGAGACAAAGTTCACAAGAGTCTCACTGCGGCGGCGAAGGCTGTCCGGGGCACTGACACGCCGATAAATGGCTGGGCGTTCTTCGGTCTGACGAAAGCAGCTCCCCAGTCTCTCCTCCCTCTTCCTCCTGCGGTAACCACTCCGTCGCCAACTACCGAACATGGCTTGGGGTCGGTCCTGTCGTCAGTAGCGAAAGATACTGGCTACTCGAAAGAGCAGTTAAAGGCTGGTCTGTCATCGGATATGGAAATGCGAACAAAGGTGACCGGTTCTATCTTTAAGTCTGGTAGTGCTGTCGAGAACGCCGTGACCCAGGTCGTCAGAGGAAATCCGAATCGAGTTGTGGAGATTACGAGTGGACTTGCGGGCGGACCAGTGAAGGAGTTCAGTGATACGCCGAAGTATGACTTGGACGCTCTGACGAAGATCACAGTACATAAGACTGCTCTCGGCGGTGAAGCCCTGGCCAATCTCGGATCACGTCAGATCGAGGTTGGCTCGACGACCAGACCAGGAAGCTACAGGCACGAGCTGGGGCATGTCCTCCGGGGGTCTCTGGGTGGTTCGTCTTACAGCAACAAAAACACTATGACCGAAGCCATCAGCGATGAGTACAAGAAAGTCATGGACCGGGTAAAAGCAGACCCGGCCGGACTCAAGACTAAGATGCCTCACGAATGGTACGAGGAAAAGTACGGTGTGGCCGGTCGTCGTAGTCTGGACAACTGGGAAGAGAATTTCGCTGAGCATTATCGTCTCTACCACCGCGAGATATACCGAGATAAGTATGAGGGTGGAGACGGAAAGTTCCTTGAGGGCTATCGCAAGCGACATCCAGGGATGGCGAAGATCTTCGATGCTCATTACACGACTGCACTGCTGAAGGAGCACCTCGGTGGGTGAGACATTAGCAGCTCTTCGCGGACACGTATCCGGGCCAGTCATCTCGGAGCAGGAGTTTGACCTTGATGAGAGCGATCCTCTCTTCTGGATGGAGTGGGAGGATCAGCAGGACGACCCGGTGATAAATGCGTTCTGTCCAACCGGCCCCGGCGGGGGCGTCGATCCAAGCTGCTCTCCTGGCGGCGTCGGTGCTGCAGCTGTTTCTGGTCAGGTTCTGCCTCCTGTGGGTGGATCGTTCGAGAAGGTCTACAAAGGACAGACATTCAAGGTAGAGGTGGTACACGGTGGCTTCAAGATCGGTGATAAGACATATGGCAGCCTGACATCCGCAGCCAAGGCGGTGAAGGGATCGGATACCGCTGTCAATGGCTGGGCATTCTTTGGAGTATCGAAACCAGGCACGATATTGACAACGCCTGTCGCTCCTCCCGCTCTGCCTGTCGCTCCTCTGAGCACGCCTCATCCTGTTTATTTCCCACCGGACTATGTGCCGCCAGTGGAGGGTATGAAATACATCAAGGATCTGCCTGGAACTACTGGCCCGAAGTTGATGGAAGACGAGGCTGGTAATCGCTGGGTCGTGAAGAGCAGTCCAGCCAAGCAATTACAACTGGCCAACGAGGTGGATGCTGACAACGCTTACCGCGCTCTTGGAGTCAAAGTCCCGAAGTCCGGCATTGCTCCCGCTGCTGGAACGACGGGAATCGCCAAGGTCAGCGAATACCATGAGGGAGTTCAAACTCTCGCAGAATACGAGAGCTCTCATAGTCCCGCCGACATTGCCAAGATGCATGAGCAGATCGGCAAGCACTTTGTAGCTGATTCTCTACTTGCTAATTGGGATGTGGCAGGGCTGACGAAGGACAACATTCTCATCACCAAAGACGGAACTGCCTTGCGGGCCGACAATGGAGGAGCGTTGCTGTACAGGGCGCAAGGGGCGGCGAAGGGGCACAAGTTTGGGTCTGAAGTTGGCGAACTAAGTACACTTCGCAATTCGAGTCTGAATCCGAGTGCTGCGAGTGTGTTCGGGCATATCGGGGATAAAGAGATCAAAGAACAGATCAAGGAGATCCTGCCGAAGAAAATGGACGTGCTGAAAGCGATCAAGAACCCGGAGACGCGTGCCATCGTCGACAAGCGGTTTGATAGCTTGCAGAACTGGTTGAAGGAGAAAGAAGGAACAGGTATTCCCAAGCCGGCTCCGGCTCCGACGTACACTCCGACACAGTCGCAGACGTATCCGCAGGCGTCGACAGAGCATCAACTCCATTCTGCCAACGGATTGGTCAAGCATCTGTTTCAGAACAAGGGAACGGTCCAATTCACGCACATGCAGCTGGCAAAGATTAGCGCTTTGAATCCACAAGGGATCAAGAACGGCGTGATCAAGGTGCCGATGTTCTCCGGTGATAAGGGAGCCAATGCCAAGAAGATAGAGGACCTCGGGAAGGTTCTGCCGGCCGGAACGGTGATCAAGAAGAGTTCGATCACCCCTGGGAAGCTCGCCGCCAAGGGCATCTCAGTTCCGAAGTACTCGAAGGTCCATCACGAATCGGAGCTGGACTTCGGTGCCGCTGGAGTTGAGGTCGGTAAGCCATCGGCGACAGTCAAACCGATGACACAGGCAGAGATCGCCGCCGGTACTACCGACGGCGCAACTCACCATTTGACATCGTCGAGCATGACGGCCGAACAAGAGAAGCAGCACGAGAAATGGGCAGCAAGTCTCAGTTCATCCGAAAGATCTGCCATTGCCCATTGGAAAGGCGGCAGTCAGAGTTCGATGCGAAATCAGGTCACCACGGGCACGCAGAGCGAGTCGACGAAGAACTTTCTTAGTGCGGTATATAAGTCTCCTCCGTATGCAGGAACTGTATATCGAGGCATCCACGGAGCGTACTCGGACGAATTGATCAAGAAGCTTGAGGATCAGGGCGTCGGCGGGACATATGTGGATACTGCCCCACATGGGACGAGTCTGTCACCGTCGACGAGCTATGGATTTTCTTATGGTAAACTACTGCTACGGATCAAGACCAAGGGAGTTCATCCCATCATTTCGTCTGATGGGTTCAAGTCTGAGAAGGAGCTGATCGGTAGGCACGGAACGGTTTACATAGTCAAAGGTATTCACAAGAACGCCAACATTCACAATCAGGGGAAGGTGCGGCTTTTTGTGGATCTGGAGGAGTCGTGAGATGGACAACCAAGATAAGACGTATCAGCCATTCAAGTTTGAGTTGAGCGAAGCAGAGATCGCCGAAGGTCTGACCGAGGAGCAAGCGAAGAAGCGTCGTGACTCTGCCGCTGATTGTTTCGGTGTTATCGTCGGGCCACCTCTGCTGCCAGGTGAGGAGATCCTTGGCATCGCGACCGGAGAGAAGTACAATCCATAATTAGGATCTCGCGAACGGAGTCCACCTTCAATGGCAACGAGGCGACTCTACACCTTGACCCAGGAGCGGATGCTGAAGATCCTCTCCGACGGCTTGCCGCACACGAAGCAGGAGCTGCACTCCTGTCTCTATGACGATCAGGGTCCGGTCAACAACGTCCAAATGCACATATCCAACCTCCGGGATCGCATCCAGCGGAACGGTTTCGATATCGTCTGCTGCCGGAACAACGGCGACTCCTGGTATCGGATGGTCCGTCATCTCGCTTCTGCCTACGACGGTCGCAAATAGGTCAGTTAGCCACTTCTTTAGTCACTAAATCTATTTAGTCTTTAGGACTATTTAGCGAGGAAATCTTTCCTCGATTCACGTTTTCAACTCTCTTCTACTCCTTTAGAATTTCGGCATCATGGATGCTGCCGAGATCTTCGACCGCCGTCAGATCCTCGTCCTGAACTTCGGCGTCAAAGTCACCAAGGCTCGCCGGGCCATCCGCAATGGCCGTGAGTACCTGGTTGCTCCCGCCACCATCATCGTCCCTCAAGTCCTTGAAGGCTCCAAGGGCAAGCTGTTCTACCCGGCAGAAGAGTGTCGCAACTCGACTCCGGACTGGAACGGGATGCCCCTGGTCCTCTTCCACCCCCTCGCCGGCGACGGTTCCAACGTCTCGGCTCACAAATCCGACGGTTCTCTCGATCCGAATGTCTGGAATAACCAAGGTCTAGGCTTCATCGCCGAGTCCTCGATGAACGGCAAGCTCGGAGCGAACGCCTGGTTTGACCTCGCCCTGCTCCGGGACCCCCTCCGTCCTTATCGAGAAGAGCGGGAGCAGATCTACCACAACCTGACCAACGGCATCCCGACCGAGCTGTCAACCGGCCTCTACACGGATAACGAACGAGCCCTGCCGGGAGCGAATTACAAGGGGCAGGCGTTCGACTACATCGCTCGCAACTATCGACCCGACCATCTGGCTGTCCTCATCGGTCAGATCGGGGCCTGCTCGGTGAATGATGGTTGTGGAATCGGCGTCGTAGCGAATCGAAAGGTCGGGAGTAATGGTTGTACTTGCAACGGCAAGAAGCCCAAGTGTCCGACCTGACCGAAGGACGGCCGGGCGGCAGTTGCCGCTGCAGTGGTCAATGCTGAGTGGGAGGAAGAAGACCATCCGCGAGATGAGGCAGGGCGGTTCTCATCCGAAGGGGGAGGTGGGGCAAGTCCGGTCCACGTCGCGGCTGGTCATGGGGCTGAACACTCTTCTCACCCGGTCGGAGCGGAGGTCGGACACCTCGGTCACTCGGTCGAGACGGTCGGCGAGATCGCCGGTCACGGCCTGGAACATCTCGAAGGATTCCACACCCTGCCTCATGGGATGGAAGCGTTCGGCTCTCCCCTGTCATCGGTCGGCTCGGCCCTGGCTGCGGCGAAGCTGGTCGGCGGCAAGCCGCGAGAGTATGCTCAGGCGATGGAGCACGCGGCCTCGACCTGGGTCAAGGATAAGCTGGAGGCCGCGGTCTCGAAGTTGCCCAAGCCGATGCAGGGTCCGGTTCGTGCCTCCTTCTTCGCCGGCAGAGTTGTCAAAGACACTCTCTTCTCGACCTATCACGCAGGGCAGAACCTGGCTGAGAAGGTGGCCGTCGCTCGCGGTCGGACTCCGGAGGAGGCGAAGGCTCTAAAGAACACGCTGGCGACCTGGGATACCATGCTGGCCAAGCCCGTCGCCATCGCCGGCCACGGAGCGGGTCCGGCCGGCACCCTGGCCAGCCTGGCTCCGGCCGCCTCATCATCCTACATCCTCTACTCCGCTGCCCGTAATCCAATCAAGACCTATCGAGCCGCCAAGGACGCCATTAAGGAGAGCATCTCTCGGTCGAAAGAAGCAGCCAAAGGTCTCTCGTCGGCCGCCGGAGTTAAAGAGGGTCTTCACAAACTGCGAGAGTCGGCAACTGGCTTTCGGTTCGCCACGAACGCCATTGACCGAGCCAAGCTGCTCGACGACGCCTTAAGTGCTCACGACTATGAGGACTGGTATCAGGCCCTCCTCTTCAACGCGATGGAAGAGCATGCTGGTGGTGACCTCCGCGATGCCATTGATCTAGCAAATCGAGCTTATTCCGAGCATTCAAAGGAGGGGAGCAAGATGACAAAGAACGAAGGCAGTGGCGATGACGATCAATCCCTCCGCATCCAGGTCAAGAAGGGAGCCGGTCACAAGGCCGACTCGGCGATCCTCTCGGGCACGTCTCCCGGCGACACCGATCTGGTGGTCAACCCTGATGACGAGGAAGAGCACCATCCTTCGACCCTCTTCTCGGGCCGGCCCTTCACCGCTGCTCCGCCTCAGCCCCGGCATCATGATGGCTCCTGGCAGGGCAAGCCCCACAACGCGGCGGTCAGGGGTCATGGCGAGATCCACACGGACTTCGAGAAGCATTCGTATGCGAAGAACGCCGAACAGGAACGAGATGAACGAGGCCGTTTCGCTTCTACTGGCGGGGCCGGCAAAACCGTCACGGTGAAGAGACCGATCCCGTCGAATGAGCTGTCAGACCGTGAGCTGGTACAAAGAGTCAAGAGCTACACGCGAGATCGGCAGGCTGGTTATGGGCAGTACGTCAAAGAACGTGGCCTGAAGCCGAGCATTGATGCCAAGGAGTTCTACCAGCATTGGGACTCGTCCCACGCCGATCCACATGTCGAAACGACCGAGGTGGACTTCAAGCCGACGCATCACGACAGCGTTACTGGCAAAGATGTGATGGCGACGGAACAACCCGGAGGGCACCATCATCTTGTCTGGGAGAACGGGATGACGGGAGGCGAGCCTTCAGGATCGTTCCCAGGAACGAGATACAAGAAGTTGACTGCCAACGTGACTCCCGCTCCCGCCGAGACCTACGCGACCAAGGATCAGCGAGTACGAGCCAAGGCCCGCGACCTGCACGAAGCAGCAGGACGGCAGAGCGAGACCGCCAAGGGCAAGAGCGATTTCGGCGACGCCATCAAGGCCCATCTCGGAGCTGCCAAGATGCACGAAGACGCCGCCAAGGCTTACAATGAGGTCGGCCAGGAGCACATCGCCCGCAGCCATGAGAACTCGATGATGCGGGAGCGGGCTGCCGCCGACATCCTGCGGAAGTCGTGGAGTGGCACCAAGCGAGAACCTTACGAGAAGGGAGGAGACACCAACATGGGCAGCGAGACCGATCCGGGCACCTACGACGTGCCGAGGAAGACGCCGGCGGCTCCGGTCAAGGATCTGAGGGGAGCAGAGCAGCTGACGGGGAACACTTGGACGGAAGAGGCTCGACAAGCAGCCATCGAGGCACGTAAAAGTGCTAGAACTGGTAAGAGCAAGCTTGAGTGGTCAACTCATGCGGGTGGAACCGGAGCCGCTGAAGGCAAGTATGGTTACACAACTAGGACAGAGCACGGCGAGTATCACGTTTCACCGACCACGACTTCGAGTGGCCGGCATGCGGGATACTTGGTCCATTTCGCCAACACACAAAGCAAAGTCGGAGGTGGTCTCTGGCACCATCTGGGAACGGCTCGCTCGCCGGCTGAAGCCAAGACGATGGCCGCAGCTCATTATGATCTCTTGAGTGGTGGAGGAACGCACAACCAGCAGACCAGTCTCTTTGAGAAGACCGTCGACCTCCTCTCCCTCGCCGCCAACAAGGTCACCGCCGGACTCTGGCCCGGCAGAGACGTGGCTGACGTGAACGTTACCGAGAACGTGTGGACCGATGAAGCGAGACAAGCAGCACAGGCGGCGAGAGCGGCCAGCGTCAAGGCCAAGGGACATACGGATTCTGTGAAGGGAAGTAGGGCGGGGAGATCGTTCACGGACCATTCTGACGACGCAGCGAGATTGAGCCGGAACGCGGAATCCGCTGAGGATCACAAGAAAGCTGCTGGCGCGCACTTAGACGCCGCTAATGCTCACATGGAAGCTGGACAACATCCAAGAATGGAGAGTTATGTGCGCGGTGCTCATGGCGACGCCTTTTCGGCTCACTTGGATGCCGCCAAGTCTCACATGAGGGCCGCTGGACTGAAGGCTCCAACGAGCAATGTGATCACTCCGGGTCTCTGGCCTGGCAAGGAGCGAGGCTCCGGTCCTCACCCCGCCTTCGAGCCCCCGTCCGAGGAGCTGGACGAGAACGACGCCGCAGCCGAGCTGGTCGGCAGGCAGATGACCCCCGACGGCCGCATCATCGAGACCGTGCAGAGAGTTGGTCAGGAGGGACTGGCCGGAGCTGGCGACGAGGACAGCCACGCTCCGGAACAATATTTCCGCGGTACCTATTCCGGCACCAAGTCCATCCCGGAGACCAAGTCCTCGATCAAGACGGGCTACTCGGTCGCTGCCGTGCAGACGAACCAGAAGAGGGCTATGGATGCAGAGTATGGCGGGGTTGGTGGGGGTCCCCTTGGGCGGAGTGAGCGAATCAGTAACGTGTGGACTGAGGAAGCCCGTCAGGCCGCAGAAGAGTCCAAACAGGCTCACGCTGCGACCGGAGCGGCTGGCAGTCAGAATCCCCACTCCGGCCGGGCGATGTCCCTGGCTGAGAGCGGCGACCACGCCGGTGCGGCCGAGGCCCACGACAACGCAGCGAGAATGCACAACTCAGCTGCCATGCGGGGCGGCGAGGGGATGAAGGCCCACCAGGAGGCAGCTGCCGCCCATTCGGGCGCGGCGATGGCTCACCGTGCATTGGTGCACAACGAACTGACTGAGAATGCTTGGTCCGAAGAGGCAAGAGAAGCGGCAAAGGAAGCTAGAGCAGCTTCAGCAAAAGCCCACAAATCATCCACTTACGCGGGAGGAAAAGGCAAAGAGTTTTCCAACGTGGCTGCAAGTCATGCTCGTGCCGGCAGTGACCTTACCACAAAAGGACACAAAGACGTGGCAGAAGCACACGGACAAGCGGCGGTTGCTCATGAACAGGCTGGCAGGGAATCGAGCAGTGAAGCAGTTCGTCAAGCACACAGGACAGCTGAGGCAGATCATAGGTATGCTCAACGGCAACATACCGGAGCAGCTCGGCTTAAATCTGAGACACATAACTCAGCTTCCCTTGCCAAGGGAGTCCCCGAGGATCAGATACTCCTGCCCGTGACCAACGCTGATGGCTCGACCGGCTTCGTCATCAACCCAGCAGTCTCCGAGGCCCAGCGGAAGTATCTCAATTATGCGTTCGGGCACGATTGGGTCAAGGAGCATGGCTTCGACAACAAGGGATCATTGCCTGAATACAAGGACTGGGAAGAAGACGAAGAGGACGATGCCAAGAACTCAACTTCAGCGACTCTCAATCCAAGTCGTAATTCAACCTATCAGACACTAGCCGAGATGGCTCCAGGAGGTACTATGGGCGGACCAGACGATGCACATGCAGCGACCAAGCAGGCAGCCGGTGCCTCGCTGCTCACCGAACACAACAGGGCCTTCGGCCATGCCAAGAACGCTCTGGAGTGTTCTTCGGCTGACGACTGTGCCGGGGCGGCCGCGGCTCATCTCAAGGCCGCTTCGATGCACGAGACGGCGGCGACCAAGGAGCGGAAGAGCGGCAATGCCGACGGAGCGACCGAGCACGATAATGCCGCCGCTCTCCATCGCAAGGCCGCCTCGATGCACAAGGCGACCATGAACTCGGCACAGCTCGTCCTTGATGAGATGCCGAAGGACATCACTGGCGAAGACCTGGTCGAGGTGACCGTCAACGCCGAGACCAATAAGCAACAATTCCGACTCACTGGACCTTCCGCGTGGAAGATGTCCTATAAACCAGGGTCCCATTCTCGCAAAGGAGAATCAGACATGCCATTGACCCGGCGACAAATTCGAGAGCTGGCCGAGAACTGCTCCTGCGAGCGGACCCGGCAAGCCCTCCTGGCCAACGCCAAGGATGACGATGACGATGACGACGACGATGACGACGATGTCGAGAACGACGAGGGCGACAGGACCGTCGGCAAGAACAAGGGCGAAGCTACCCACTCCTTTGACATGAAGCCGGGTGAGCAGCGGGCCGACTCCGGGCCGACTCAGGCCGGCGGCAAGGGCGTCAAGGAGGAGTATGAACTCTCCGGCAACCGCCGCACTCTTGACTGGCTCCAGAAGACGAACGCTCCGGAAGAGGTTCGCTCGGCAGTCGTCAATGCGATGGCTATCGACAAACACGAGCGGGCTGCGATGGTCCGGGAGATCGTTTCAAATATCGCCGATCCCAAGCAGCAGAAGATCCTCTTCAACAAGTACATGAAGAAGTCCCGTGAGGAACTTCGTGAGATGCTATCGCTGGTACAGCGACCGGTGCTGGTCAATCGAGGGAGCGGCCTCGGCGGCGATGAGGAAGAGGATGAGTACTCAAAGTATATGGGCACCAACTACCTCGGTGCGGCCGGCGGTGGCGTTGCCAACTTCTCCTACTCCGGCGGCGGACAGCGGCTGACCGAGAACGAGCGGAAGGACCAGTCGATGGCTCCGCAGGAGGTTGACTGGGTCAGGGACTTCGGTGGCGTCAACGTCCACGAGAAGGCGGCCGCTCAGCAACGGCGTGACTAGCTCCCCCGCAGATTAAAGTTCTCCCCTTGGCATCGGCGAAATTAGACTCTTAAACCTTAAACATAGTGGAGAACTGAACAATGCATGGATCTACCATCGGACCCCTGAACACTCCTCCGAAGGGGGTCTTCGACGAGTGCAACATGGGTGACAACAGTCTCCCTGGCACGATCATGGAACTCGACCCGAGCGTGGGAATGCTCAACGGTCGATTTCAGATGAAGGCATCTTCCCGTGCGAACGGCAAGATGCGCCAGCAAGCGGTGCTCCTGGAGGACACCCTCCAGGGCTTCCCGGTCGGCACCGCTTACGTTTCCGGCACCCGCGGCAGGATTTATACTCCCGTCCCCGGCGAGGAGTGCAACGTCTTCGTCGAGGTCCCCGGCACCGGCACCGGTTCCCACGGTGGCGTCCACTTCGGGACTTACTTGATCAATGACACCCTGGGCAAGCTGACTCCAGAGACGGGTTCACCGGAAGAAACGCCCTGGATCGCCTTGGAGAACGTCGCCGACGTGAACCCGCCGGTGGCTCAGCTGACTTGGTGCCGATACATCGGCTAGTCTTTCTGTCTCCCTTGGCTTGGCACTTACTTCACGACTTTCATCCAAACACTAAGACAAAAGGAGATGGTAAAGATGTTCGCAAGTGCTTCTTACCTCCTCGACGGACGTGGCTACGGCCCCATCGGCGATGGGATCGCTGCGACCGGACATGACGGGATCGTCTGGGATTCCGGTTTGCTCCGGCCGTTCCGGGATGAGCGGGGTCGTCCCTGCTGCATGGTCAACAAGGGTCCACGCCTGGTCCGCAACCGCGACTCGGGCAAGATGGAGCGGCGGATCGAGTATGAAAACGTCCGCATCCAGGACCTCCGAGCCAACGGTATCGACCATCCGGTCTTCAATGCCGCAACGCTTCGCAAGGAAGAGTGGATCATGCTCGACGCCGTGGTTCTCCGTGCCGCTCGCTTTCGTCTGCGGGCTTGGGCCGATCTGGCTGCCAGTAACAGCTTCGGCGGCTTCAACGGCATGGCCAAGATGATCCTTGAGCACGAGACCATGAGCGATCCCGGCGAGGCCATCGTCGACATGGACGCCCTGACCGAAGGCCGCACCGACCAGCCATTATTCCAGCTCCAGGGCTTGCCACTCCCCATCACGCACAGCGACTTCTGGTTCTCGGCCCGCAAGCTGGCGATCTCCCGCAACACCGGCACCCCGCTCGACGTGACGATGGGTGAAGCAGCCGGCCGTCGTGTGGCGGAAAAAATAGAGAAGACGACCATCGGTGTCAGCACTGGCGTGACCTACGGCGGCGCCTCGACCTACGCCGGCGGCTACGGTCGCAACAGCACGGTCTATGGGTACATCAACTTCCCGAACCGCATCGCTCTGACCACGAACTACAAGCCGACCGGCAACGGCCGAACCGGCTCCGGCTGGACGCCGCTCGACACGCTGAAAGATGTTCTCGCCATGCGAGATCAGCTTTATCTCAATAAGTTCTATGGTCCCTTTATGTTGTACCACAGCAATGATTGGGACCAGTACATGGACTCCGACTACATCGTGGTCGGCGGCATCGGTGGCGTAGCTGGCGTGGCGACCCAGACCCTCCGGGAGCGTCTCAAGTCCATCGAGGGCATCACCGATGTCCGGCGTCTCGACTTCTTGTTTGGTTCGATCCCGGCCACTGGTGCCGGCTCGGCCTCTCGCGGCCCCGGCACCGACGTGGACATCGCTCTCTCACCGTTCCGGCTCATCATGGTGCAGATGACACCTGATGTGGCGAGGGCGGTCAATGGCATGGATATCACCACCGTGCAGTGGGAGTCGATAGGTGGAATGAGACTCAACTTCAAGGTGATGTGCATCCAAGTTCCCCAGCTCAGAGCAGATTTCTACGGAAACTGTGGAATTTTGGATGCAATTGCTACTAGGTAGGTCGTTTCAGCGGCATTGGCAAAAGAGGTGCCGATTCTCGCTGGGGCATCGCCACCCCGGTAGACCGACTCAGGCCGGAGGGAGGCAACCATCATGCATGTGCACTTCACCGATGACGTCTCTCTGGGAGTCGCCCTGCATCTCATCGGACTCGTGATCACGATTCTGTGGCTGGCCAGGGTCTTCCTGGCCAGGCTGCAGAAGATCGAAGGCAAGCAAGATGCTCTGCTAGCGGAGATGAAGGATGGAGACTCTGGTAGTGGTGGTGGTGGTGGAGAAGGTGCTGGGGGCGGTGGAACCGGTAGTCAGTCTGGGTGATATCGTCACCCTGGTGGTAACAGTCATGTCTGTCCTCTCCGGTGCCGGCGTGGTGCTGATGCGGCTCAGCAAGATGGACATGAAGCTGTCACTGCTCTGGAACTGGTATCGCCGGCAGCACAACATCGACTCAGCCGGTGACAGCCGTCTGGAGCAGTTCATGACCCGGGGCGAGATCGAGCATCTAGCTGACGAGTTGAGGGAGCTGACGGTTCATTCCGTCAGCGAGTTGAAAGAGAACTTGCTCAACGCCCTCAAGGAGCACCGCAGCTACGTTCACAACTCCATCCACGCCACGCAGACCGGTATGCAGCTGCTGGCCAATCGCCAGCACATCATCTGGGCATCGATGGGCAAGCCCACTGACCAGATGCCCCGGCTTGGCCGAGACGCCTTCAAACCAGAGGAGCAACAAAAGAAGAATGACGACATCTGATCGCTGAAAGTCTCACAATAACCTTCCTTCATGGATGAGCAGAAGAAAGGACCCCTTGGCAATGTTCACTGCATCTTTCTCTGTGCTGACGACGCTCACTATCATGGCCCAGAACTGGGAACGAAACCAGGTCAGAACTGACCGGAACCTCGCTGTGAACCTGGCACATTCACACCTGAAGTCCCTCTCACCGGCCGAACGGCTGGTCACTCGCTACGTCTGGCGGAAGAAGGTGCCGGCTCTGACGCTGAAGTTCCCCAATGGCATCCCCGATCTCCGCTCTCTGCGCACGATATTCCTGACCATGAACTTCAATTCGCAGGGTGACTTCATCTACCGGCCCCGCATCCTGAACGACGGCTGGCTGGTCTGCGTCAACCTGCTTCCCTACGATCCGAAGTTCGAGACCTGGCGGAAGGTCTGGGAGGAGCTGTCCTACTGCCCCGACTTCGCTCTCCTCTTCACCCGCGACTTCATCAAGTTCAACGCCGGCTTCATCAACCGCATGGGCTTGACGTCAACCGAAGTCCGGGACCGCGAGTGGGTCGAGAAGAAGAACATCACCTGGAAGGGCGGGGTCTACAAGTGGCCCGAAGGCACCTTCGGCCTCGAAGATCCATCGAACCCATCCTCCCGTGAGATCTCAGAAAGGGAGCTGGAAGCCGGCGAGTGGGAAGTCAACATTCACCATCGAGTCCGGGCCGGAGGAGCCGCTCCCTCGGTCAACGCCGACTGGATCAGCCGCAAGTTCGACGCCGACAAGGTGGACGTGGTCCGCCTCAACGCCCTGGACTTCGACCAGGCCAAGTTCACCGAGATGCAGCAGATGACCGGGTCGCTGGCTCCCATTGTCTCGGACGATTATCTCAAGGTCCGCATGCTCAACTCCATTGAGGAGGATGGGCTCTTCAAGGCGGTCTTCAGCGGTCTCTACTTCCGCTTCCGCGGAGTTAGCGACGATCTCGACGGCTTCTTTGCCGCTCTTGGCGTCGGCTGCAAGGGGGAGACCTTCGAGCAGGTCCTGGCCAGGACCCGCTCCGATATGTGGGCGGGGATGAAGAAGTCCAACGTCTCCGGGAAGAAGCGAGCCTTCTTCCAGGCCAACGCCCAGACCGCCGAGGCTGACTCCAAGGTCTTCGTCACCCTCGACGTGAGGGACAAGGACGTGGACCTCTTCCAGAATTTCATGGCGAATATACAGCGTCCGTTCGAGGTGGTCCAGGCTTACGAGGTCATCGCCAAGGGCAACAACAAGCTGCCCGTCGTCGGCCTGTTCAACGCCCAGAAGAAGCGGCAGGACGAGGCCCCTTCCGGTCAGGGTGGGGTGGTCGACAATCACAAGATGCCCTTCCCGCAGACTCATCGCCTCTTCGCCATCGGCAGCTGCATATTCTGTCACGGCGTCGACACGATGTCAGTCGGCGACCAGACCGTCGACACGAACTTCTACCAGCCGATCCATAACGACGTCGCCAACCTCTACGCCAACGACTTTGACCTCAATCGCTTCCCGCCGCTGATAGCCGATGATCCTCGCCTGCGACTGATCGGTCAGTGGACCCGGAACTTCGAGAAGCACCTCAACCTCTCCCGGCTTGACTATGCCGACGCCGTCCGCGAGTGCGTCGAACTGGCACCGGGATCGGTGTGGGAGGACATATCCGGTCAGGGACTGAAGCATGTCGCCCGGCTGGCGTCTCAGTACCTGGCCGACGAGTACAACCACCGGATGTATGCTCTGGTCACTGCCGAGGATGCTCTCCGCGATGTCGGCTATGATCTGCCCGATCTCGACGGTGAGACCTCCGAGCAGCGTGCCCTGAGGGCAGCTCGTGAGTTCGACCGCTTAATCCCGGTGACGATCCTCTCCTCGGTGGCCGGCATCATCACTGAAGATCCCCGCATCAAGTGCTTTCGACCGAACCAGAAGCAGCCGACCGGCTCGTCAGAGCCGTGGACCGACTGGGCACTGGTTCGTTCTTTCGTTGCGGCAAGCGTTCGCTGGAATCTAGTGCCCGCCTCGAAAAAGGCTGTCAGGGGTGATGCTCCTGACGCCAAGAAGAAGGCGGCTTGACAAACACAGGAGGCAGAACGATGAAGTTTCGGTTTCTCTTGGCGACGACCTTCCTTCTCCTTGGCTTCAGTGTCTCTTCTCTCCTCCGTGCCGACGACGAGATCGGCTCGGTCAATGAAGACGGCTTCACCCTCGCTGAAGACAACTACTATACCAAGTCCGGCGAGCTGTATTCCCGCGAGTGGGTCGAGGGTCAGTGGTATCAGCAGCAGGTGTGGGTGCCCTGCTGCGGCTGGAAGTGGCAGTGGTTCAAGACGGCCGGTCAGTACAACTATACGAAGGTGATCTCCAAGACGGCGATCAACCGGTGGGCGCTCCTGGCCAAGTTCAAGGCTCAGATCGAGGACAACCGCCTCTTCTCGCAGGCCCTCCAGGCATCCTTCCCGACGCCACCACAAACTTCCATCGCCAGCAACGCCTACTCTCATCAGTCGCAGTCGTTCGCCGGTGGCAATCAAGTCATTCAGGTGAACACGCCGCCCTACGGCGGCATCAATGCCAACCAGGCGCTCCAGGACCTCTTCTCGGCCATCGGTCTGATCCCGCCGGTATTGGACCGGGCCATCGAGGGAGGCACTTCGGTCGTCCAGACAGTCGTCGACGGCAACAGCCAGGCGGCTCTGATGCAGACCAAAGCCAACTTCGCCTTGACCGTCCTGCCAGCCCTGCTGAAGCAGCTGGAGACCTCACAGCAGATCACCACCACGACGGCGACCGCTCAGACCGATGGTCAGGGAGTCGGCACCTCGACCACCACGACGACTATCCCGGCAGCTCAGGCCGTCGACACCAGCTCCTTCGAGCGGTTCAACGCCACGGTCCTCCAGCCCCGCTGCGCTCAATGTCATGCCAATGCCCAGGGAGCCGGCTGGAAGAAGTTCAACTTGCCGGCCTATGCGGCGATGTCCTATCAGGACCGGATGAGCAAGGTCGTGCCCTATCTCAACTTCCCGAACAATCCGTACCTGACCAAGGACCCCTCCGCACCGTTGATGCCGAAGGACCATCCAGCCCTGACCGTCAACGAGTTCTTCGGCTTCCTCAAGACCTGGAACGGCGGCGGTGGGCAAGGGAATACTAGACGACAATGACAGATCGAAACTCAACACCTTTTCAAAGGAGGTTCACTCATGAAGGACGCAAAGAACATCTTGGTTGGAGTCCTGGTTCTCCTCTCGCTTCTCTGCCTGATGCCGGCGAATAGGGCTGACGCCTGCCCACAGGCTTTCTCGTTCGCCTTCCAGAGCCAGTTCAGCACCAGCAGCTTCAACAGCGGCTGCGGCTGCAACCAGGGCTTCACGACCCTGCCGGCCTTCGTCGGCTTCCAGTCGACTCCGTTCGTCATTAACAACAACATCATTCGCGAGCGGGTCAACGTCCGGCAGCGAGCACCCAGGGTGAGAGAGCGATCCGTCACCAGGACTCGAATCAGGGGATGAGAGCAGTGACTTCTCTGGCAGATTCTGATGTGCAGCCTTCGGGCTAGTTCACTGCAACAGGGGGCCGGGTGCGTTGCCCGGCCCTTCTAGACACGCAAGACTTCGTAGCCTCGGAGAAGGGGCTCCTCGCAGCTGGTTCCTTTCTTCCGCTGACTGCGGCTTGACTGCGGGGAGTCCTCTTTCTAAGGGAGCGAAAGACATCATGACGACGAGCAGCTTAGCCAGGCATCGGGCACGCAGGGTCGGCCGGCCGAGATTCCACAACTACGCCTACGCTCCGCTGCATGCCAGCGGCGGCTTCTCGCCTTATGAGATGGCCACTCTTTACGGACTGCCGAAGCTCTACGAACAGGGCATCCAATTTTCTCCGCAGACCATCGCTCTGATTGAGCTGGGAGGCGGTTATGACCCGGCGAAGATCAACGCCTTCTGCGATCAGTACGGCATTCCTCACCCAGCTTTCACGGACCTCGGCGTTGACGGAGCGAAGAACTCCTACACGGGTGACCCCAACTCGGCTGATGTGGAGGTCGAACTCGACATCTGCTGTGGGCTGGTCTGGAGCTACTGCACGAACACGCCGACCAAGTTCCTGATGGTCTTCTGCCCGAACTCGGACACCGGCTTCGAGCATGGTATCCAGCAAGCTCCGCAGCATTCGTCTCGACCCTCCGCTTGCGGCATCTCGTGGGGCCAGAACGAGAACCAGACCTCCGGCTCTTCCTACATCCAGACGATGGATAGCAACTTTCAAGCGGGAAACCAAGCCGGCCTGACGTGGTGTGTGGCCTCCGGAGATGCCGGCGATTCCGACGGCGGCACCGGCAAGAATTGCGACTTCCCGTCCTCCTCCCCCTACGTGGTCGGCTGCGGAGCTACCACCATCGTCGTCAACAACGGAGCGATCTCCAATGAGAGTCCTTGGAATGCTAGCGGCGGAGCTACTGGTGGCGGTTACTCTGACATTGAGCCTGTTCCTTCTTATCAGTCTGGCATTGCTGCTGCTACCGGCCGTGGCGTTCCTGACGTGTGCGCTGCTGGCGATCCAGCTACTGGATGGCAGACTCCATTCGGAGTCGTCGGTGGAACTTCAGCTGTCGCCCCCTTCATGGCCGCCTACTTCGCCGTCGTCAACGCCGTTCGCGAGGCGGTAGGGCTGCCCCGACTAGGTCTGGTCAATCCGCTGCTCTACCAGCACCCGGAGGACTGGTTCGACATCACCAGCGGCAACAACACCCTGGCACGTGGACTGATCACTCCGCACTTCCCGGCCACCCAGGGCTGGGACCCGGCCTCTGGCCTCGGTGCCTTGCGGGGAGCACTCTCCTTCCAGCGGCTCTCCGGTGCTCAGGTCCAGCCACCACCACCGCTCAAGTACTCCTGCGTCAATGGTATCTGCGTGGTCGATCCCAACGGTCAGTACGCGACCCTCGCCGCCTGCCAGGCGGTCTGCGGCGGCGGGACCGCTCCTCCTCCTCCACCACCGACGCAGCAGAGCCTGACCGATCAGTTCGATCAGGCCTTCCGCGGCCTGGAAGCGATAGAGACCAACTCCGGGCAGAAGAAGGTGGACGCCATGCTCAATCGTTACATTGACACCCGTATTCTCCAACTACAAGGACACCCGTAATGGCATTGACAGTCATCACGCAGAAAGCCCAGGCTATTGTCGACAACGTAGTTGCCAGCGAAGGCGGCAGCACCGGACCGCAGGCTACTGGCATCGGCGGGCCGATCCTGCAGACGATCATCACGATAATCCTCCAGCTCTTAGGTTCCGGCGGGCTGGGCTTCTGCAAGCCCCCGGCGGCGAGAGTCTACCAGATCGTCACCAGCCCCAACCGCCGACACCGGCGGATCAGAGACGATGTCATCGAGCAGAACCTGGCTGACTCACCGGCTCTGGTCATCCCGGTGAAGGATGCCTTCGACAGCGTCACCTCGACTCTGACCGAAGCCGACACAACTCAGATGTACCAGGAAGCGAACCCTTGATTTCCATCATCACCTTTACCCCTTGAAAGGGAGACAAAAACCATGCCTCTGATGCAACTCGTCTTGAAACTCTTCACTGACGCCGAAGCGAAGGACTGGCTGGCCGTCGCTCGTGACGTGGCAGCCATCATCACCGCCGTGACAGGCGGATCTTCGCCGGCAGAGATCAAGGCCGCTAAAGAGCATCTGGCCAAAGCGGCCTGATGAGGGCGACCTGGCGGTCTCGGCCTGTGAAGCGGGAACACTTTAGGAGAAAAAAGGGGGCCTGCTTCCAACTTGCCAAGGGGGGCCGGGGCCGCCATTTCAGACTTTACCATCCCCCCTGGCCCAGAACGAAAGAAGGAGAACTGACGTGGCACTTTTCCGAATACTGACCGGCACCTACGTAGCGACCGATCCGCGAGTCGAGCGAAAGATGGTTCCGGTCATCAACCCGGAGACCAATGAGCCGTTCCTCGACGACAAAGGCGATCCGAAGACGAAGCTGGAGACCCCGGAGCAGTGGGCCAGGCGGGCCATCCGGCTCTATGCAGCTCGTGGCATGCATGCGGCTGCCGTCCATCGCGGTGATGACAATCCCCAACTGGAGACGGCCCTCCGCGAGGCAACTGACATCATCGAGAGTGAACATGATCTGTGCCTGCTCTTCAACTCCCGTGATACGAACGCCTTGCCGAAGTTCGAGCGGGTACTCGGCGATGGAGCCGGCTCGGCAGTCGTTCCTCCGGGTCAGCTCTACCAGCTGCCCGGCGAGAGCCTTGATGACTTCCTGAAGCGGGTTCAGGAGGAGGCTAGGCGGTTGTCGCCGGCGGCGGAAGCGGCGAAGGAGGGCTTCGACACTCACAAGACTGATGTTGGGCGGTATCCCAAGCCGGTCGACTACGAAGACACTTACGATGAAATGACCGTTGATGAGCTGAAGGCTCACGCGGCTTCGGAGGAGATCCCGCTCGGCTCGGCCAAGTCGAAGAAGGACATCATCGCCATCCTCCGACAGCACGTGCCGGCCGGCTGAGAGAGGGCAACGACGTGAGTAGAGGGGTCTCTCGCGTCAGGGGCCGGTCGGGGACTGGGCACTCCGCCGGCCCCATCATAAGTAGCGGACGGAAAGCGAGGTTGAGCTATGCGAACCACCGCCGGACAGGTGCAGGCGACTCTGCAGCGGGATTACGATACTAAGCGGAAACCGAACTTGATTCCATACATCAAGCGGGCATCCCTGGTTGTTGACCGGGTTGTTACCTGTGCTGCTTCCAGGGTGCCGCCGGTCGTCATGACCGACGACGAGCTGACTGACATCGAGACGCTGTTGGCCTGTCACTTCTACCAGACGATGGACCGGGGCTTCCAGCAGAAGTCGACCGACAACGCTTCAGGGTCCTTTCTCGGTCAGACCGGCAAGGGCTTCGAGGGTTCTTGGTACGGCCAGGATGCCTTGCGGCTCGATTACTCCGGCTGCCTGGAGGCCATCGACAAGCGTAAGGTGGCAAGGGGATTCTGGGGTGGCACTCCTCATCCCTGCCCCTCGAACGGCTTCTCGACCGGCCAGGGTGTGACCGGCGTCTTCGGAGACAATCCATGAGGCAGTGGCTTAGACTGTTCTGGCTGACTCCAGTCCTGCTGGCGGGACTCTTCGGGGTCGCCTTCTCGCGACCGACGAACTCCACTGCCACAGTTGCTGCCACGGCTACTCAAGCGGCGGCTCAGCGGCAGTTCTGCGATCAGCTGGTCGTCAATAATGGTCTCATCGTCCAGCCGCCGCGGTTCGTCAAGCTGGTCGCCTCCGACCTGCCAGCGGGACTCGGTCAGCCCGGCCCTCCCGGTCCCGTCGGTCCGCAGGGACCTCCCGGTGCCGGTGCTCTGCCGCCGGGTCTCGTCGATGCCAGTGCCAACGGAGTGACCGGCGGGGGCACCGACGTCCACGTCGCCTTTCAGACGCTGGTCAACACCGTCAGCCCCGGAGTGACTATCGTTCTGCCGCCGGGGAACGTCTACCTCGGCACTGGCAACTCGGCGACCGGCCTCGTCGACTTGACCTCGATGTGGAGCGGGTCGAAGTTCTCAATCGTCAGCTTCTCGAACACCACCATCTCCGGTCAGAACGACGGCGGACCGCTCCTAGGTTGCAATGCCAGCGGGGCGAACATCACGCGGGGAGGATTCCTCCAGGGCTGCACGGTCAAGAACACTTCGACCAACGCTCTCGCCTGCGGTCTCCAGTGCGAGCAGATGCAGGGGTTGACCATCCGCGACTGCGGCGGGCAGGGTCAGAATCCCTACGTGGTCGGCAAGCTGATGCCGACCAACCTCGGCGTCCTCTTCGACAATGTCCTGCTGACCGGCAACTTGACGACCTGGCCCAACTCGGTCGGCATCGCCGCCAACGGGCAAGGCCGGCTCTCGATCCCCTGGAATGCGACTCAGTGGCATTTCGCCGTGCGGCTCTCGAACCAGTGGGACATCGCCTCGATCCAGTTCCAGACCAACGACACCGGCCTCCAGATCGGCATCAAGCCGGACGGGACCAGCGGCAAGTTCTACGGACGGATCGGCTATCTCTCATCGGAAGCGGACCTGACTGCGGTCGACTGTCAGAGTCCCGACCTGTTGACCATCGACGCCATGAACATCAACGGCCATAATCGCAGCACGCCGGTCGATCCTGGCGGCGGTACGGCCACCAACTATGGCCTCAAGGTGCAGAAGGGCGGAGCACTCCACTGCCGCTCGTCATCCATTGCCGGCGGCTTCACGGTTGCCGGCGTCTGGGTCAACCCGGCCATCGGCAGCAAAAGCTGCCGATTCGAGAACGTCACTAGCGGAGCGACCATCGGCTCACCGTGGATCGTGGCCGGCACTTCGACGCGGACCTCGGACACCAACTCTGGCCTCGATGGAGGCGGTTATTGATCGACGAACTATGAGAAAGGGCAAGGGAAAGAAAGGATGGTGGCATCGTGATCTCGATTGAGACTATCGTAATGGCTCTTTTGTACCTGATTGTCGGCGGCATAATCTTCTGGCTGCTCTACTGGGCTCTCGGCAGGATCAACCCGCCGGAGCCGTTCAAGAAGGTCGCCGAGATCATCCTGGTTGTCGGTGCGGTCTTCGTCTGCATCGCGGTGCTCCTGGCTCTGGCCGGGCACCCCATTGTTAGGTGGTGAGGGAGAAGATCTATGCCGGCCTATCCCGGACTGCCGTCGGACCACAAGGAAGGCATCGCCGCCATCGTCGAGATGAACAAGCTCATCGCCAAGCTGCAAGGACTGGCGGTGAAGGCGTCGAAGGAGAAGCGAGTGTCGGTCGCAGTCGGCTATACCCAGTCCTACGCTATCTACGTGCACGAGAATCTCCAGGCCCAGCACAAGGAGGGCAAGCAGGCGAAGTACCTGGAAGAGCCGTTTCGGCGGCTGGCCAGCGAGGGCACTCTGGCTGGGATCATCGCGGCCGCCTGGGAAGCTGGTAAGACGGTCGCTCAGGCGATGCTCCTGGCCGGTCTGCGGGTTCAGCGGGAGAGCATGAAGGTCGTGCCCATCGACACCGGGGCACTCAAGAACTCGGCCTTCACCTCCCTGGAAGTGGGTAATACGGCGGAGGTGGTTCAGAACACGCCGCCATGACCAAGAAAAAGAAGAGGAGGACAGGGATGTGCGTGCCTCCGTTATCGCCAAGAAGAAGGAATGCAGACGTAAGAAAAAGATCAGACCACCGCCCACGCGAGGGGTCACCGGTGGAAGAGCCCGGCAGCTCTGGAAGCAACAAGCCGGGGAGAGAGCCGCCATCCTCGAAGAGAACATCAAGAAGCTCGACTGGCTGATCCAGGTCGCCGAGAATGATCTCAAGGTGCTGAGACAGGAGAGGCAGCTGAACATTGAAGGGCTGGCTCATTGCCAAAGACGGATCGAAGGATATCACGATTATGCCGCCGCTGGAAACTTCTGACCTCTATCAGGACGCAGTACTCTGGCCGTTCGCCGGGGCTGACAGGTACGGTCAGTTCACCGTCTCGACGCCGGTACCGCTTCTGGTCCGCTGGGTCTGGAAGCAAACCGAGATGCTCGATCCGCAGAACAACACCATCGCCGTTGATGCTACGGCGGTGGTCGATCTGGACATCCGGGTCGGCTCGATCATGTGGGCTGGCTGTCTCGATGACTTGAACCTCGTCGGTACAGGTCCGCCGCCGGTCGCTTCTTCGCCGCCGGATCTCTACGAGGTCAAGGCGTTTAACAAGACCTACGACCTCCGCGGCCGGGATGTCCGGCGAACTCTGGGCCTGATGAAGTACCGCAACAAGTTGCCAACGGTAGTGCCGGTGGCAACGACGACGGTACTGACGACTTCCGGCAGTCCGGTCGCCTTCGGCACGATTCTGACTCTGACCGCGACCGTCGCTCCTCCGGCCAGCTCGCCGACCATCGTCCCCGGCGGTCTCTGCTACTTCTTCGACGGGGCGGTCCTACTGGGCAACTCACCGGTCGTCAACGGTGTGGCAACCTTTGCGATCTCGACTCTGGGTCGGGGTGCTCACTCGCTGATCGGTCAGTACCAGGGCGATCAGAAGTGTGCGGCCTCGGTCTCGGCGATCCTCTCGCAGCAGGTGGTGTAACGATGAGACTCTATCGGTGGCTTCTCCTCTCGGTGCTGGCGATCCTCCTGGCCGGGGCGTTCTCCCTGTCCCTGGCCGCCCCCAATCAATCTCTCTACCCCATCATGATTGGCTGGCAGTCGCAGTCAGTAGCCGGTTCGACCTGGGCACCGCAAGCCCAGACCCTCAACGCGGCAGCGACCTGGATCGCCTTTTCGGTCCGCATCCCTCCGGGCGGCAAGACCATCAACTCCTTCCGCATTTACTGCAAGCTGATAACCGGGGCGGTCGGGGCCAGCGACGTGCAGGCAACCCTCTACGACGCCGGGGCTTCTTCGACGCTCGGCGTGCCCGGCTCGCCCATCGCTGCGAACGGTCCCTTCAACCCGGTCCAGGCTCCGGCCAATACAACCTGGCTCGATTACACCGGCTTTTCCCATGCGGCTCCGGGCAGCACCATGCGGTGGGTGGTCATCAAGAACGTGAACGGCTCGCCGACCACGATCTTTCCCAACATTGGCTACGGCGGC